TGGTTTGGGTTTCACTGGCTCAGGCTTCACTGCTTCTGGCTTGGGTTTCACTGGCTCAGGCTTCACTGCTTCTGGCTTGGGTTTCACTGGCTCAGGCTTCACTGCTTCTGGCTTGGCTTTGGGCTCTTCGGGTTTCACCGGCTCAGGCTTGGCTGCTTCTGGTTTGGGCGCTTCGGCAACTGGTTTAATTGTTTTTTTGGCTGCTTCGTCAAGTTGTTTAGCTACCGCTAATTGTTTTTCAGCTGCTTCTAATTGTTTTTCAGCAGCCACTCGATTTGTTTCTGCTATTTTGGCACGATCTGCTGCTTCTTGTAATTTTTTCTTTTCTGCATCCAAATCAGCTTGAGACGCTTTGCCAGCCTTGACTGCTTTTTCAAGCAGTGCAGTTTTTTCCATCTCTTCTCTTAGAGATTTTTTTGCCAAAGCTTCAGCTTCACTTGCTTGAGTCTTAGACTCGTTTGCCTGAGCTTTTTCCAGTTGTGCTTTTTTTAGATCAGTATCTGTTGATACAATTTGGTCTGTTGGTGTTTTGCCAGCATTGCGAACATCCAATTTAAAATATGGATTGTTTTGTAAGTAATCAATTATTTCTTTTGTGATTCCTTTCTGTATGTCAACCACAGTATCTGCTGACAATTTTATTTTGGTACCATCACTGAGATTGATAGTTATACCTTTGTTGACCAATGATTGCAATGCTATCATTATTTGTTGTTGATCTTTGAGCAGTGCTGCGTACTGTAACAATCTTGGATCGCCGCCAGCTGCTGGTGGTTTGCCATCTTCGGATGTTAATTTTTTTCGATCATCTAGGATCTTTTGCATTTCTGTATTGAAATCTTTTTCAAGAAATTGTCTGGCCTGTTGAGTTTCTGCAAATTTTATTAAGAAATTTTCTCCTGTGCCTGCTTGATAGGCCATGTTGAATTTTTCACTAGTCTTGGCCAGAGCTTGCAATGAACTGTATGCTGCTTCGCCGCCTGATTTGAGTCCTGAAATGACATCCTGAGTGTCTTTTACAATCTGCCCTTGTGTGCTGGTATTGGCTTTTTGTGCTGCTTCAGTATTAATCATCCCTGTGGTCAAGTCACGAAAACCTTGTGCCAGTTCAGGAGATACTTTGGCCAAAATTAAATTTTGTTTTTCAAGTTCGTCAGCAGCCGCAATTTGTTGAGCATCTCCGCTGGCTCTCATGGCTGCTATTTTGGCACCAAATCTTTGTTCACTCAGTGCTGCTTCTCTTGCAGATTGCTGTTCTTTTCGACTCATACCCAACAGTTTGGCCAATGCATCTTGTTCATAGATGTATTTGCGTGTGCCAGCAATCAATTCATCATTGGTCATTTTTTGTGATCGCCCAGCAAGATTTTGCAATCTGATATAGCCCATCATGCTTTCATTCACTTGGTCTTGTGTCATGCCCAGGGCAAAAAGATTTTGTCTGTCTTTTTCAAGTGCCTGGCCCAAATTTTCAAATTTTCTACGACCATCAAACGCACTTCTACCAAACGCTGCCAGTTCTTTGCTGTTTTGATTGACCAGGCCTATATACTCATCCATTTTGAGAATATTGAGACCTAATTTTGAAGCACTTTCACCGACTCCTGTCATGCCGTTGCTGGCAGCGGCACCAGTGTCGGCCAATTTGCTGTAGGCATCATATTGTCGGTCTGCCATATTGCTGGCCAAATCATACAAAGTTGCAGCAACTCTAGCAGTGCCGCCTGACAGCTTGGCCAGGCCTGACAGGAAACTTGCAAACAATGGACTATTTCCTAACGCACCAGCAGCTTTTGATATGGTATTTGTAAAGTTTGCAACTGACTCTGCTGTGGCTGCGGTCGACGTACTGAACGCCTGCATGCCACGACGTCCTTCATACAAGGAGCTACCAAGTGATCCAGATGCTTTTTGTAAACTGTATAACGAATCTGACGCTGATCTTGATGCCGCTGATTGTGCTCGTTGTACGGCTGACAGTTCTCTTGAAGAATCTGCTGCACTTGACGTCAGTCTGGAATACCGATCAAACTCGGAACTGAGTCTACTGAGATTTGCGGTAACCGCATTTACTTCGTCATTTAAGTCAGCCATGTATTTTACACCTATAAGTAGTATATATTTATAGGTGATTTATGACCCAATTTGCTAACCCGTTGAAACAATATTTTCGGCAACCTGCAATCTACATGCGCTTGCCCACAGGAGGAAAATATTGGCCTGCAGGAACCATTGACTTGCCGCCAAACGGTGAAATACCAGTTTACCCAATGACTGCCATTGACGAAATAACATATCGTACTCCTGATGCGCTGTTCAACGGACAAGCAGTGATCAGTGTGATACAAAGTTGCATGCCCAATATTAAAAATGCCTGGGCAGCACCAGCAGCAGATGTCAACAGCATGCTGGTGGCCATAAGATTGGCCAGTTACGGTCATGAATTGGAAATCTCTAGCACTTGCCCTGCTTGTAACACTGCCGAAGACTATGCTGTGGATCTGCGGCAAATACTAGATCAATTAAAATTGCCTGATTTTGAAACAACATTGCAGCATGGCGATTTAGAAATTGCATTTGCACCAGTCAGCTATGAACAGCAAAACAAAAGCAATCAATCGCAATTTGAAGAACAACAAACGATACGAAGCATAACTGAATCTGACATGTCTGAAGAAGAAAAACTTAAAAAACTTAATGAAGCCATGCAACGCATCACTGAGCTTACGATAGAAGCACTCAAATGGAGTATTTCTGGCATACGTACTCCCAGTGCTATTGTGAGCGAACAAGAATACATACAAGAATTTTTAATCAATTGCGATAGAAAATTGTTCAATGCCATACGTGACCGTGTGATTGGTCTTAGAGAAATCAGTGAGTTGAAGCCACTGGATATCAAGTGTGGCAATTGTTCACATGAATATCACCAAACAATCACCCTGGATATGACAAGTTTTTTCGGAGCCGCCTCCTGAATTCCACCGCCGACGAAATTTCAAAAATGGTAGACGATATGGAACAGGAGGCTGATGAGTTGCGTCGGCAAAGTTTAAAAATGAGTTGGTACATGCGCGGCGGCTTGTCATATGATGATGTACTGAGTCTGAGCTATCGTGAACGCGGCATGGTCAGCAAGATAATCAAAGAAAATCTTGAAACTACCAAAACTAGCAAACTGCCTTTCTTCTAATGGACATTATCACAGTCACTCGAGACATACTCACCTGGTCAGAAACTTTTGTAGAAGTTCCGCATCCAGCCCTGGGTGGTTGGCCACCTTGCCCATTTGCACGGCAAGCACGGCTGAAAGGAACTGTGGGCATATTCATTGGCCAGGATCCATATTTTGATCTTGAATCACGTGCTGCATTAGGCATGCAACAGTACGAAGTGATAGTGTATGCTTATGATCCTACGGAATGGACTTATGATATTTTTTCGCCAAGGTTACAAGCAGCCAATGAAGATTTTTTGTTAGCGGCAGACTTGATTGTGCTAGAAGATCATCCTACCGACGTTGAAGATGTCAACGGAGTGATCATGAATCAAGGCAAATATGCATTGAGCCTGGTTCAAAGTCTGAGTGACCTTGACCGTCGTGCTCAGCAGATGGCTGACAAAGATTTTTATCATTCTTGGCCTGAAGAGTATCTAACCGGCTTATTTGAACATAGGAAAGATCCAAGGAAATCATAATGTATAGTGTGCATCAGCCCTGGGATCCGCTGCGAGTTTGTGTGGTAGGTAAAAGTTATCCACCAGAGTTTTATAGCTTTATAAAAAATCCACGACTGCGAAATTTATTTGAACGCATTGCTGCCGAAACAGAAGAAGATTTTCTCAACCTTGTTGCATTACTTGAAAAGTTCAATGTGAAAATTGTCAGACCAGACGTGCCCACAGTGCATCTAGACCGACTGCTGACACAGAATCGTCGCATACCCGGACCTGTTAGTATGATCCCAAGAGATCAGATGATCATGATTGGATCTGATTTTTTTGTTTTTCCGTACGATAAGATCAGCATAAAATCTTCTGGAAACAGTATTACGCTGACCAACTGGACTGAAAAAAATTACAACAATTTCAAAGGACCCGATTGGCCACAAGAATTCACACCATTTGATCAACTTCCGGCATGGATACGTGAAGAATGCAAAACTTTGTTGAAATTTAATTTTACCCCGGGAGAAGATCCTGATGAGATCACATCTAAATCTGGCGAGTTTGAATGGTGGAGTCCAATTACAGATCTTGTGAAGTCTGCGGGTAATCCAATAATTGAAAATCAATATCATGACATTCTGAATCAAATTCCAACCAATGGAATCACCCGCATTGGAAAAGATTTATTTTTTGGAATATCAGAATCTGCTGAGATTGATAAAATTAAAAAAATAACCGAGCATTTTTTTCCTGACTACAGAAATCACATTGTGACCACAGGCGGTCACATTGATGGTTGTTTTACTCCTGTCAAACCAGGTCTCATTGTCAGCATAAAAGACATGCCCACTTATTCACAAACATTTCCTGATTGGGAAGTTGTTTATTTGCCCGGAGAGAGTTGGGACAAAGTACAATCGTTTTTAGATCTAAAACAAAAAAATAAAGGACATTGGTGGATCAAGGGCAGCGAATATGACGACGAACTGATTGAATATGTAGAAACATGGTTACAAGACTGGGTAGGATATGTTGAAGAAAGTGTGTTTGATGTGAATATTCTTGTGATTGATCAACAAAACGTGATTGTAAACAGCTATAATAAAAAAGCATTTGATGCGTTTGAGCGCCACGGTGTAACTCCACACATTTGCCCGTTGAGACATAGATATTTCTGGGACGGCGGCGTGCATTGTGTCACCCTGGATCTAGATCGAGACGGCACACAACAAGATTGGTTTCCGGGACGAAGCGCATGAGTTATCAGTTTGCTAGAATAGATCTCAGTCGGACTGACTATGAACCCACTGTAGAGTGGCAGTTCATCACAAGTCGTGAGCCCGATGTGTTGGCCAAGTTAGATGCTATCTACAAAACCTATTGCACCTACAAACACTTTGCAAGTGTAATGCCCATGTTTCATAGTAGATACTGCGACCCAATGGCCGATGTCATAGGATACTATGATTCTGGAAAACTGGTAGCATGGAGCCTGATACGTAAATTTGATCCACACAATGCATTGTGCGACCAGTTTGCCTGGACTTATCATCGGCCCAAACTACGCATGGGAATAGAAACTATGAAAACAGAGTGTGCTATCTACAAACAACTGGGATTTAAATACTTGTATCTAGAACAAGCACACCTGTACAAGTCAGAAATTGACGGATTTGAAATATTAGGACCACTGGAGTAACACATGGATTTATACACAATTTGGGCAGACAAACAAGGAGACATCTCAGACCTTGACTGGGTCACAGGAATGAAAAGTTTCTTTGATCATTTGGTAAATGAAGACCGTATGGTCACATATCGTATCACAAGATGCAAGATGGGATTCCGCAGTATTCCAGACATGCCTGAGTGGATGATCATCATGGAGTTCCGTGACATGGGACAAATGGATTCAGCATTCAAACGAGTGGCGCCGCTCAAGGGTGAGCTTGAGGATAAACATCGCAGCTTCAATCAGTTTGTGTCAGGCAATATACAACATGCATTGTTTAGAGATTGGCCAGATACCAATCTCTAAAGTTTGATTCAGCTTAGATATTCGCACCATTCGGAAAAAATATTTTTCCAGTTCTGGTCAGGATCATACCACTCTAAGAAATTCTTCAGCATCAAGTGATTGCTAGTATCAACTGCCACGTCTTTGACCAAGTTGATCAGATTGTCAGACGATGAAATTTGATTGACTTTGGCCAATCTGGTATAACACTCGGTGCGTATTTTTTCAGGAATAGCTGCAACTGACATGCATTCTGGTGTAGTTAGCAAGAAAAATTTCAATGGAATATTGCGCTGTGCAGTCCACGATATCAATGTATCCAGGTGCAATAGTGTCAGTGCTTGAACTGTACATTGAATACTCATACTACAAGATTCAGGCATTTGATTGCAAAATTGATCTAGATTGGCTTTGATACTGTTCCAATTGCTGCCTTTGCGTACCCAGTCTTGAACATCTCCAATGCCTTCAAGACTGACACAAAAATGCACGTGATCAAAATTACCCAGTTGTTTGATTGTGTCCAACAATGAGACACTTGCATTGGTCACAATGGTCAAGGCTGTTTTTTGTTTTTGTTGATCAGGAATAGCTGATAGCATTTTTAGCATCTCTGTGTCCAGCAACGGTTCGCCACCTAATAACTTGATGTTGGGAGTGTGTTTGTCGATTACAAATTTTAACAATTGGTAATTGTTTTTCTCCACAAATGCGTTTCGAACTTGATTTAGATACGCAGGGTTTTTGGATAGATTATGCACCACCCAGCCAGAGTCTTTGGTTTGTTGCCAATGAGCATATATTTTGCTGCTGTCAGCTGGATTGCACATGGAGCAGGCAAAATTGCAAACATTTGTCAGCTTGATATCTGCTGCCAGTAGCAGATCATTTTTGTAATCTGTTTTATTTTTGAGATAGAGTTTGACCCAGGATTGATCAATCGTGTGACCATGATTCTTGGTAACTGTGTCATTGGATGCTTGACGCAAACTGACTTCACCATGCTTTTCTCTTTGCCAGCACTTGTTGCATTCTTTTATTTGATTGCCTTGTGAGAGTTGTTGTCTCACATACTGGATGTAATTACTGTTTAACCATTGATCAGCTGATGAATCAGGATATTTATAATTCACAGTTCCGGTAAACTCAGTGCTGTCCAGATCCATGTCACAACATGCACAAAAATTTCCAGTATTATCAGTTCTAATTTGAAACCATGGTGCAGCACAAAAAGTTGATTTGTCTATGTCCATGATCTATTTAAGAACTTCTAGCGAAGTTCTGTTAATTTCGCTGCGCTCATTAACACTTGTTTGAATTAGAGCGAAGCGAACAAGTTTTCATGTAGATTGTTTTAGTCAGACGGAACCGTTTTGCACGGTTCCATCTTTTGTCCTCATGTGAGTTGTCACAGCCAAGACATTGGAAATAGGTGTTTTTACCGTGATGCTAATGGGCTCTGATCTTTCCCTACCTACATCGACTCGCTGGCAACAGCGTCTTAGACCTCGTTCCTAGTGTCTAAGTGTTTATAGCACGGTTTTTCGTATGCTAACATTCATACTATATCAATGCGTCGGGCGTATGGTTCTACCCTCAGACTCACTTCCGATTTTTCAGGATAGTCAGATCTACTGACGGGAGTGCATCAATATGTCACGTGTCCGGTTATTCCCCGGTTTTTCCACAGCGGTATTATAAACTGGCCCGCCAACCTTAGGTGTTAGATAAAATATAGCCTTTGGGAATCCATGCAACAAACATACTTTTACCTTTTTTATTTTTGCAGGTGTTGCACACCACTTTTCCTGCATGTGGTCCAGTAGGTTCATTTATGATTTCCCAATCGTGTTCTTTGTGGATGCCTAGATTTTGCTTGAGATTTTGTCTTTGATCGTGCCATGCCTTGTCAAAACCAGATGTTGGATTGGTCCAATACGGGGTATTTAAAAACGCAGTGTCACTTTTGTTGCTTTTATTGTAGTCGAGCCTGGTCATATTCGATTTAAGATTTGGCGGCCATGTACCCTTACCTGTATATGGCCATTGTAATAATCTTGTGATTCCAATACCCGTCTACTGAACTGCTCGCGTGCCTCAATGTATGAGCATTCACTCTTGCTTGCACAGTAGAAAAGTATTTCTCTGGTGAAATTGTCGGTGCCTAGTTTTTCGATGTCTGCGGATAGTTCTGTACTGGATCCATAATATTGTTGCCAATCTGAATCAATTTTGCTTCGTATACGCTTTTTCTTTTTGATGCCGTTCTTTTGTTTGACTACTCGGTAAGTTGTTTTGGAGAACTTTGCCAGTTTTTTGCCTATGTATTTGCGACCAGATAGATTATTTGTGATCAAGTAAACAAAACCCACACATGAGTCGGGCAATGTCTCCACTGGGGTGTTTTGATAAAGCCATGTCATGTTGCAGGTTGATTACTTGAGTCATATAGTTATGCCTTTTACCATGAAGTTGCGTATTTTTTGTCGACCGCAGCACTGGCGCACTTAGATTGGCATTCATACCAACGATAAGTTTCTAATTCTGTTGTCCAAAAAGTATCTGCCAGTACGTGTTCTAATGTGTGATTGTGTAGATTGAATTTTTCTGCCTGTTGTTGCCATTCTTGATTGTGTGAGTATCTGTTTGCTACCCAGCAGCAGGGGAATAGTCTGCCACGGGCATCTATATATAACCCCTTGTTGCCTATTTTACACAACGGAGTAACTCCGTTTTTTGATTGTGTTTCTTGGAATAATTTAATGTTTTTTAAACTGATTGGTGTTGGTAATTTTTCAGTAAAATTCATGATCTCACGTTCAAATCTATGTGTGCTGCTTACAAAACGATCACTGGGTTGCAAAGGATCATCTACTCCGTAAGACGGATACACACTACCAAATTTGGTGCTGAGTGTGAGTTGGAATCGATCAACACCTAGTTGTTTTGCAAACTCTTGCATAAAGTCTAGTTTATGTTCGTTAAATTTGAAAGCAATAGCAGCCCACACAATTTGACAGCGACTTGTAGTTCTAAGTGTTTGCAACCCTGCAATGATGCTATCGTAATTGCTATTGACTCGATAGAGGTTGTTGCTGGCATTGTCATATCCGTCAATGCTAAAATGTACACTGTCGTTTTGATCTAGTGTTTTTCCCAGTTCTGTCCACCAGGCAAGTTTTTTGTGACTGCCGTTGGTAACAATCACAATCTCTAAAGGTCGAATGCTCTTTAGATATTGAATAATTGGCACAAGATCATGAGCATAGATAGGGTCGCCATCATCTCCACAGAATGTAATTTTCTCTACATTTGCTAACACAAACTCAGGAGTAAAGTTTTGTTTAAAAAATTCTAAATCTAGTTCGGTGTTGATAACACCGTCAGGAACTTCTTGACGAGAACATCGTGGACAAGCCAGAGTACATTTACTGGATACCTCAATGTGAAAATGCCAAGTCGCTAAAGTCATACCAGTTCGATGTCAGTATTGTAGGATGTAAATCCGTTTTCTTTTACAACTTTGAGTATGTTTTCTACCCGGCTGGTCAATTCATCTCTGTGACTGACCAACCAAATACTTTTGTGACGTTCACGACTCATCTTTTTCAACAATGCTAGAGCGTTCTCCACACCTTGTGTGTCCAGACCAGAGTCAATCATCTCGTCGATGAACAAGATGTTGATGGGTTGATACAAACTCTCCCACACATCGCGGAATGCCCAACTCATACTCAAGATCAATCTGTTACGTTCACCGCGACTTAAATTATCAAAGTCCAGTTCGCGACCCAGCTCTTCGATGCTCACAGTGAGATCGTTCTGGAACTTCACAGTATGCGGCAAGCCAATGCGATCAAGATAGTGTGTGAGTCTGCTGTTGAGATAACTCAAGTTCTGATCAATGATTTTCTTACGCACAAACGAGTCTTTGCTGGTCAGCAGTTTGAGCAAAAACTCTTGATGTTCCTGTATCCTGGTGTATTCGTTTAGCGTTTCATACGAAACTGCCTGCAGGGCTTGGTTCTGCATGTCCGTGATTTGTTCGCTGTATGGATCATTTTCTGCAGATCTTGTTGCAAAATCCTTGCTTAGTGTATCCACAGTGTTCTTGTGATTTAATGCCTGTTCTAAACTGTCATAGAACACTTTGGGCGCTGTGCCCAGATTACCAAGTTCTAACAGTTGCTCCTGATGTTCCATGCGTTGTGAATCATTGGCCAGCAGTTGCAATGCAAGTTCTTGTAGAGTCTTTTCACGCTGTGCTTTCACAGTGTCAAGACTGTTGTCGTGTATTTCTGTACCGCAAGCAAAACACTTGTGGCTGGCAATTTGTGTGAGATCTTTTTTGATTTGATCAAGTTGTTTTTGTAATTTTGTATCGTCTGCATCAATCTGCCGGATCCAACGATTGGCTTCGTCGATGGCTTTTTTACTTGCATTGTATGTGTCAAGATTTCTGTGTGCTTGTACTTCGATTGCAATATCGATGTGTTCAAGATCAGCAATACCTTGTGCTAGTGCGTTGACATCTTCGGACTGTTTGCGTAGCCATAGTGTGCGGCGTTTTTCCAAGCTGGCAATCTGTTCTTCGATACGTTTGTTGGCTTCTTGAACAGCACGGATTCGTAGTTCTTCTGATTGTATGGAGTCTTTGGTGTCTCGGTTGAGCTCTTTGATCCGATCAGCACGTTCGCTCAATAACGTTATGCCCAGCAGTTGTTCAATGATGGTGCGTTGTTCGTTGGCTTTGAGACTCAAGAACGGCGGTGTATATGTGTTCAAGGCCACGATGTGTTGGAACATGTCGTGACTCATACCTAGCACACGTTCAATGGCTTCTTGTGTTTCTCTTGAATCGCCTTGCGCTTCGTCCTGTGCTGCTTGATGTTCGTCATTGACATAGAACTTGAGCACATTGGGTTTACGACCGCGTTCAATCCTGTAACTTTGTCCGCCCACTGAGAAATCAAGACTGACCATCATGTGTTTGGCATTGGTCTTGTTCACAAGGTTGTCTTTGCGGATGTTTGATAGTGCCTGACCGTACAATGCATAGCTTAGTGCATTGATGATGGTGGTCTTGCCTGTTCCGTTACGAGAGCCATCACCGCCCAGATCTAAGTTTTCGCCCAGTACCAGGGTGAGATCAGATCGATCAAAATCAATAGCTTGTGTGGCATTGCCCACACTCATAAAGTTTTTTACTGTGAGGGTTTTAAGATTTATCAAACTTTACTCCGTGATGCTGTAGCATTGTAACAATTTCTTTGGTATTTGTAAACCAATCTGAATATGTATTGTGCGGAACTTCCACACCAAACTCCACCCAGATGTAGTAGTAGATCACTGCTTGTGTGAAGAGATCATCAATATCATTGATATCAATGCTATTATGTAAATTTTTCCAAACATATTGTGCTTTTAAGAAAAATTCAAAATGATTCAAATTAGTTTGATACCATGAAGAATAGAATGCTTCAAAATTGTTTATTTCAAATTGCTGACCTAATAATTTACTCAATGATTGGTAATTTAGCACATGATCAACCGGTATATTCAGTGTTGAATGATTTGATCTCCAACTATATCTATAGGCGTGATCTCTGAGGTATAAAAAAAACTTTTCTCGTACAGCCCAGTTTTGTGTTGGGTCGTCCCACTTGTTATCATCAGGCATGATCCATTCACCTATGGTTTGCTCACTGTGAGTCACAGCAGCCATGCATCTGGTATAAAACAATTTTGATAATAATGGCCATGACCAATCATCATAAACAACTCTAATAGACATATCAGGATGTATGACAGTGCGGAATTCATCTGAATCGTTGTTGATTCCAGAGTCAATCAAAATAGTCGCAAACTCGGTTTTATCTTGGTCCAGCTGCTGTTTGAGTTGTTGGTACTGTACAACGTCAAATTCTGTCATTCCAAAGTATGTAGGCAATGATTCGGGATAGGAATGACTATCTCCGCCTATGCCAAATTCATAGTCAATTATTTGTCCATTGAATTTTTTACAGTATGCTGATAAAATAACATGAATAAAATGTCCAAATCCTCCTGACGGATACTGTATTGAAACAACTTTTGTCATAAATTCTGATAAATTTTCAATAGCAGTCGGTTGTCGTAGAATTCAGATTCAATGTTGGTGATTTGATCTGTCACAATCTGATCCACTGATTCAAATTTGATCTCACCTGGAGCCATGTCTGTGTCTACCGAACTATTCTTGTTGGGTATCAAGGCCATCTCTCTGAGACTGTAGTCTTTGATGTATGTTTCTTTGATAACGTTGGCTTCTTCGTATGAAATCTCAATGTCCAAGTTTACACGAACATGCATCTTGGGTGCAAGCAATGCGGCTGCATTGTCAATGATGTTGGCTAGTCCTAACACACGATATCTAGGTTGATCGGGCCAGGCATGATACACAGGATCCTGTCCCCATTCTAAAATTGTAAGTCCTCGTTCGTCGTCGCCGGCATCAGCATAGTTGTGCGGAAAAGCATTACCAATATAAGTGATGTTTTTTTTGGTCTGACGTTTGTGAAAATGACCGGTAAACACATGCTCAAAGTTGTTGAAGTCTTCTCGTCGCACCTCGCCGTGGTCCGGCATCTCTACCATGGCATTCATCAAGTAACCAGGCAGTTCAAAGTGCCCAAACATGTACTTGCCCTTTAGCTTGGGTATGCGTTTGTGATCATCTCCACAGAGCCAAGGAGCAATCACAACATCGCCGCTGCTAAACCAATCATTGCAGATTTCCACATTGGGCAGATGTCTGGCCCACTCTACACTTTGGATATCACGCTTGTCGCGATAATACAAGTCGTGATTGCCTGGAATAAACAGCACTCGGTCAAAATTTGCATTCATGTGCTCCAGTGCCTGTAGACTGTAATGTAACGTGACAATATTTAAGCTGGCACGATTGTTGTGCCAGTCACCTAGGAACATACAGGTCTCGCAGCCTTCTGCCAGGGCCTTGGCAGTGGCCCACTTGACAAAGTTTAGGCAGTCTTCATTGTGAGTGGTGCTGTTGCTTTTGAGACCAAAATGGATGTCTGTGAAAATTGCAGCTTTGCGAAATAGATTAGTCATCCTTGTAGTATACTACTCATCCAAGGTACTTACAACCGGACCGGACATGGCTTGCATGCTGTGTTTGCCAGAATTCTGTCGAGTCCACGACGGATTCAAGCCGTTCATTTCCAGAATGTCATCACGGATGTTTTGATTTTTCTTTTCTATGTTTAGGATCCTAGTGAAGCTATTGGTGATAGCAGCGGTGTAGTAGGCGAAAGGATTCTGTGATTTGGATTCATCAAATTGCAATCCAATCTGACTCAGCTGTAGTAATGCTTGACCGCGCATTTCTTCATTGTAGGTGTATCCGCGCCAGTTTGATCGTGTGGCATATCTTTCACACAGTTTCATGAACATGGTGGCCAGCTTGCGAGTCATTTCTCCGTGATCTTTTGAAAATTCTCCAGTTTCCAATGTGCCACGCCAATGACTGCGCCCCACAATAAATGGAATTTTTTCATTGTCTATGCGATAGTGTTCAAATGGTGGAAAGTTCAGTCGCACATGGTTCAAACTCAACACTGGCACGTCTAATAGATCCGCCAATGGATCTTCGTCTTCCACGGCGTCATCTAGATCCAAGATGTCTTCCAGACGGCGACGTTTGGCTTTGGCTTCTGCTTTGGTAATTTTCTTGGGAGCCATGGGCACATGATCCCACATGGTAATGCGAAACACAATGTCTGTGTTGGGGATTTTTTTAGGATCTATGATTTCACCAGTTTCACGTTTGATGCGATCTGCTCTGTTGCGTCGTGCTTCGGCAGTGGTTCGTTGATTGATCTTGTCAAGACTGGGCAAAATAATATCAAATTGATGATCCAGCCCACGATCACGATACCAACAATAGTTGTTTTTGCTTAGATGTATTTCTTTGAGTATATCTCTGTTGTTGAGATAGTTGACACGGGGTGCAGACTTTGGCAATAAAGACATGAATTCTCCTGATATGTATTTATTGTAACAGATTTAGTCAAGTTGTCAACCTTTATATAAACTATGCCGTTTTTGCACCTGCTAAATAAGATACAGGAACACAAATGGCCAATTACAATCCCAACGACGCAGCAGCATTCAACAAAGCTCTTCAAAGTGGTCTCAGCACAGCTGACGCGGCCAAACAGGCTGGCATTACTCCTGCGGCTGCTGCTCAGTATGCACTTGGCAGCAACAACAATCTTGGCAGCCAGAATCCCGGAATCGCTGCCACTCCAGCAACTGAACAATCTACTTTTGCCACTCAGGCAATTCCTCAAACAGCTTCTGGACAACCAGCCCAGGGCGTGCAATTGGCAGCGGCTGCAACTCCACTTCGTATAGAAGGAATCGTGGAGAGAAACGGTACCATTACTTTTATACCACAAGATGCTCCTGTTGGTACTACGCCTGGCGCCGGAAATGGCCAAGCTACAACATCCGGTCCTGCTAATAAAACTCCCGTTGCCCCGACGGACGGTGGTCGAGGTACTGGCAACATTGAACGGCCAATCGAACAAGCGCCACCATTGCCCAACAACACCGTGACACCTGTTATTGCTAATGGTCAACCCCCTGCAGCAGCACCTGCAACAACACCTGCAACAAATGTTCCAGTACCAGTGTTCAACACACCAGGTGCTGCACAAAACGGTCAAGGCGGCACAGTTCCTATCGTTGCGCCTGCACCAGTGTTCAGCACACCAGGTGCTGCTCAAGATGGTCAGGGTGGCACTGCGCCCACTGCTGAACCAGCACCAGTGGTCACAGGGCCACGCCCTGGCACTGGATTTGGCGACGGCAATGCTGAAGACCTGGCCTTGTTCCCCACAACTGGCCCGACACCAGTGGTCACAGGGCCACGCCCTGGCACTGGATTTGGCGACGGCAATGCTGAAGACCTGGCCTTGTTCCCCACAACTGGCCCGACACCAGTGGATGAAGAATCAGCATACCCGCCAAATCCTGTAAATTTGCCCAATGACCGCAGAATGAATGATGCTGACTACATCAATTCTTTAGAAACAGCATCCAACAAATTCAACACTGTTCAGCAGGCCTCGATAAACTCAACTTACAAACAGCCTGGCAATGGTGATTGGCGATTCCGTATCAGTCTTGCTGAAGGTGCTGATTATCTTTATAAGGTACCAAATAACTCAGGCAGCGGACCAAATATACTAGCACCATTGGCAACCACCAATGGAGTGGTATTTCCCTACACACCATCAGTCACCACCAGTTATCAGGCCAAATACAACACATATGATTTGGTTCATTCAAACTATCGTGGAGTTTTTTATCAAGGCAGCGGCGTAAGTGAAATCAGTGTGCGAGGAGTATTCACTGCACAAGACACCAAAGAAGCTGAATACATGCTGGCAGTGATACACTTTTTCCGATCAGTTACCAAGATGTTCTATGGTAAAGACGAACAACGCGGAGCACCGCCGCCATTGGTGTATCTTACAGGATTAGGCGACTATCAATTCAACGCACATCCTGCTGTGGTCACAAATTTTGAATATTCTTTACCCAGCGATGTAGACTACATACGAGCCAACAACCCCAATAATTTTGGTACAGACCTATTGAATCGCCGAGCAGGAGTATTGAACCCGCCTTCCAACCCATTGAGTGCCATTGCCACTAGACTGGGGCTGTCTGGGTTATTTCCAAATGCTGTGGCGTCTCCACCAGTCTACGGTCCCGTTACCAATTCGGTGACCAACACAGCAAAAGCCACATACGTGCCTACCAAAATAGATATCAACATAAGTCTATTGCCGGTGCAAACAAGAGATCAAGTCAGCAAACAGTTCAGTCTTAAAGAATTTGCCACTGGCAAATTGATACAAGGAGGATTCTGGTAATGGCCACCTATGATGCAACCAGTCCCTATTACAACACACCCTATGCCCAGTTCTATCTGGACAAAATGGTCAACAGACCCATACCAGCTGGCAATGACGATTTGACTTTTACTATCAATCTTACCTATCAGTATCGTCCTGATCTGTTGGCCTATGACTTGTACGGCAATGCCGGACTGTGGTGGGTATTTTATCAGCGCAATCCAAACACACTGACAAAACCACCGTTTGACTTTACAGCCAACACTTTTATATATTTGCCAAACGGTAACACATTGAAATCAGCGTTGGGGTACTAAAACATGGCTGACAATCTAGCACCTGCTGACGCCGCAACACCACAATCGTATACCGATTCCACGTTGTTCCAAGCATTGATTGAGCCGCAGCCCAATGTGCTGGATAAATTTGCCAGCTATACATATCAGGCATCAGTGTATCTCATGACTGCAGACCAATATCGAAATTTATTAAGCAGCGCCAACAAAACTATTCCTGACAGCCAATTGTTGTTTCAAAGCGGCGGCAAAACTGTTGGTAACAAATTTTTTGACAATGATTTTTACATAGACAACATCACATTAGAAACTCAATTGGCTGGAAAACAAACCCAAGGGGCCCACATGGTCACTGATTTAAAATTCACTGTGACTGAGCCAATGGGAATAACTCTATTAGATCGACTGTACAATGCGGTGGCAGATTCAGCGCCGCTGGATGCTGCAGGAAATGTAAATTTCAGCGCAGTACAATATCTGATGGCCATAAGATTTTTTGGATACGATCAAAATGGCAATTTATCAGCGCCAGGGATACCTGCAGCAGTTGGAAAAACTGCCAACCCCAAAGCGGTAGTTATAAAATATATTCCTTTCCTTATAAAAAATATCAAGTGGACTGTGGGAACCAAGTTGGTCAGTTACGAAATTGAAGGAGGCCCGGTGGGCCAAATCACCGGCGGCAGCACCTCTCGTGGTACTGTGCCATTTGACATTGAACTCAGTGCAAAAACTGTGGGAGAAATTTTGTCTGGGTCTGCCACCTATGCTGCACCCAAGGTTGATGATAGAGATAACAGAGTTGCACGACAAGGAAATGCAGCCACCGGTGCAGCGGCACCAACTAGAACTGGTGGCCCTGCCAATGGAGGCAGTCCGTCAGCACCACCAAACGCTGGTGCCAGTCCTGGTACTATTACATCTGGGTTGATGGATGCAATGAACAAGTTCCAACAAGATTTAGTTCAGAGGAAAGTTTACAACATTGCTGACGAATACGAACTTGTGTTTGTTGATGCTGATGAAATAAAACAAGCACAATTAAAAGGACCCCAAAAAGATGTTGATAAAAAAACTGCATCTATGGCGCCGGGTGCTAATGCTGATCCAAAAAGTTTAGACTCCAGCAAAATACCAGCAAACACCACTCAACGAAACAAACCTATTCCAGCTGGTCAATCAATTACACAAGTGATTGACCTTATTATTAGAAATAGTTCTTACATAACCAACCAAGAAAGAGTAATCAACAATCCTGATGGATCCACAGAGGATGGATCCACAGCAATTCAAAAACCCATGTCATGGTTTTTGATCACATATTCGGCCACCCCCATTGGCGACAAAATTGATACCCAACGCAATGATTTTGCTTACAAAATAAAATACACCATAACAAAATATGCAGTACCAAATTTTGACAGCAAGTATTTTCCAATTACCACTTTTCCTGGACTGCACAAACAATACAACTATTGGTTTACTGGGCAAAACACATCAGTATTGGATTATTCAGCAAGTTATGATGCACTATACAATATCACAGTGAATGGCAGCAAAGTTGGCGACTCAGCATACGAACAGCGCAAGAAATTACTGACCAGCAGCGGCAATGACCTGCCCAAGTACGCTTACAATCCGCGAAGCACTCAAGGCGTTGGCTATGGCGACGGCAAAAGCAACGAGGCCAGCGCCAATGCTGCTGAATATCTTTACAGTCCAGATACATTGAGCAGTTCCAGGCTGCGAATTGTTGGTGATCCTGCTTGGATACAACAAGGCAGCTTGTTCAAACCCATTGATGTTGAAACCTACAAAGCCGAATCCAAACTGGGGTTTTTGCCCGACGGTACTATTTCGTTTGACAGTTCTCAGGTGCTGTACGAAATTGCCTGGCAACGTCCAGAAGATTATGATCTCAAAAGTGGACTAGCAGATCCTTATGCTAAAACCAGTCTGAAATATGGCCAACGTCTGCCATTGCAAAGCAACATCTACAATGCTCTGAAAGTAACAAGTGAATTCCGCGCTGGGCAATTTGAACAAACGCTAGAAGGCACATTGTATTTTTACAACAAGCCCAAAGCAACAACTACTCCTGCTGCTGCTGCCAATGCCACCGATGGCAGCGACAATAGACTTGCACGACAAGGAACTCCAACACCCGACGGCAGCGACAATAGATTTGCACGACAAGGAACTCCAGCATTGACATCAGCTGCACAAGGTCAAACAGGTACAACGTTGGCACCCATTGGAGATCTTGCAAATCAAGCAGGAATCAGAGATCCACAACAGCTGAGTCAGCTGGCACAACAAGTGCCTAACATTGTACCATCACAACCAGCAAGCATCCCAACCAGCGGCGGACAACCAGTGGGAACCGCTGCCCCCAATGGACAATCAGACACAAACAGTTCGCCGCCGGTGGCGGCACCTGGGAGAACAACACTGGATTCTTTACAATCAAATCCAACCAACACTCCACCTTATTTGACAACTAGAGACGCATAATGGCACAAAACAACGCACGCAGCAGGGGAAAACCACGCAATTATAAATTTGATCGCGGTGGCATACCAGCAGAATTTGGTCCGTTTACTGGTGTGGTAAAATCCACTGCAGACCCCACACGGTCGGGACGATTGAAAGTTTACATTGAAGCATTTGCTGATGGCGGACAATCAGGGGAAGATGATCCCAACAAGTGGACCACGGTCAGTTACATGCAACAATTTGGTGGATCTACTCCGCCGCAGCCCGCCGGCGGCACCACCAGTGCTGTTGGCACGTATCCCGGCAATGAAAACAGTTATGGCATGTGGTTTACTCCACCCGACGTGGGCATCACAGTGCTGTGTGTGTTTGTTGATGGTCAACGAGATCAAGGTTATTATATTGGAACTGTTCCTGAACAAGGCTTAGGCAGCATGTTGCCAGCCATTGGTGCCACCAGCAATTATTCTATTGACAAAACAAATGTCAATCAACAAAAATATTTTGCCAAATCACCAATACTTCCAGTGACAGAAATCAATGTCAACAACGATGAAATTTTTAACAGTCCTACATTTTTCTCACAACGCAAACCAGTACATAGCTATGTGGCAGGAATCATGTTTCAACAAGGACTTATTGATGACACCCAACGTGGTCCTATAAACAGTACCAGCCAACGAGAAACTCCAAGCAGTGTGTTTGGTATAAGCACTCCAGGATCTCCTATCTATCAAGGCGGTATGAAGCCCAATGACATTCGTAAAAAAATCAATGATGGATCTATCACACCGGGGCAGGCACAGGTGATAGGGCGTGTGGGCGGCCATACACTGGTCATGGATGATGGAGATCTTGAAGATAAAAATGCTTTGTTCCGTCTAAGAAGCAGCAAAGGTCATCAGATTACCATGAGCGACAGCGGCAACTTTTTTTACATCACTCATGCCAATGGACAAACGTGGCTGGAATTTGGATCTGAAGGTACTGTAGATGTGTACTCTACCAATTCTATCAACATGCGTACTGCAGGAGATATAAATTTTCACGCTGACAGAGATATCAATATGTTTGCTGGTAGAGATGTGCAAATCAAAAGCACCAGACGCATGCAGTTGGAAAGCATGGAAACCATGATTCTAGATGCTCAAAAAGACATAACTGTGTATAGCAAAAATACCATTGGGGTAAAAGCAGACGGTGTACTGACCATCAACAGTGCATCTGGCAGCTGGGGCAGCGGCAGCGAATTAATAGTCAAAGCAACTCAGATTGAACTCAATGGACCAGCAGCCGGAAGTGTTTCTACACCCAACCCCATAACCAAAACACTGTTTGATGAAGTGAAATTCAACACCAGCGCAGGTTGGGAAACCAAAACTGACGGATTGACCAGTATCTGTAGTCGAACAACCACTCACGAACCGTATCCCTATCACAACAAAGGTGTAGATGTGCCAGTAGCATTTGAAAGTGGCTATGCAGTGCCACCGGGTGCTCCTGATGTTCCGCCAGGTGTGGCAATTTCAGCAAACTGATATGGCAAAATTTACATATTCATTACCAAACGGCAAGTCATTCAACGTTGACGGTGACGGATTGAATGCTGATCAAGCCAAAGCAATAATTGATCAACAATCCAGTGCAGGTTCTTTGATTGGCCTTAAACCTGGCGCTATCTTGAGTGCAGCCACGCAATCAGTCAGTGGGTTGCCTTCTGCACAAGGTGCAGTAAATCAAGCATTGAGTGGAGTAACTGGTGCATTAGGAGCAGGAGTCCCAAGTGCTACTGGCATCTTGGGAAGTGTCTCAAAGAATTTATCAACAGCAGGCGGAGCATTAAGCGGTAGCCTAGCCCCGGGTATATCAGGGTTGACAGGAGCAATAGGTCCAGCAGTTACTAATTTGTCGGGTGAAATTACAAATAAATTAGGTGCAGTCAGCTTGGCTGGCAGTGTTGGGTCATTGGCTACCACAGCCATTGGTACTATCAATAGAACCATCGGGTCCACCGCAGTAACATCTCCAATTAACACAGCTGATTTTGTCAAACAGATTCCTGCTCTAGGCCCCATTGGCAGTATGAGCCCCAGTGATGTCAGTGGTGTACTGGCACAATCTAAGAACATAGTAAATCAAGGTGTTAGTATCCTCAGCAATACAAACGGTGCAGGATCATTTGGGTTGAATGTTCCTCAACTGGAAACAGCAGGAATTTTAAAACCAGGAACCGCAGCATTGGCTGTTGCTTCAGGGGCTTCGTTGTCATCGGTGCTCAAAAGTCCAGCGGTGTTTACCGGAGTCAATGGTATTAAAAACATAGATTCACTGTTGGCCAATGCTCCTTTGCAATCTACAGTGCAGCAAGACCTCATGGCCAAAGGCACTGCGGCATTGGGTGCAGTTGGCATTCCAGTGGCAAGCCTAAGCGCACAAGGTCTGGCAGGTGTGTCGCTAAGTGCAGCCAAAAGTGTGCCCGATACTGAAGCACTGCTGAAAGGATTGCCGTCATCTGCAGATGCCAAAGCACAATTTAATACTTTGGTCAAAGACGGTTCTTTTGCGGTGAACCTTGCACAAAGCAAAGTGGAGCCAGTATTCAAAGCAGAAACTACTCCGGTTCCAGCGTCAGACACAGTGGATCGCAGTACCCTAACTAGTGCTACCAACCGGGTATTGGGCAATGACAAGATTCCTGCACCCAACTTTGCTACTGCAACTCCTGATGTTGGCGCTATATCACAAACAATACAATCAGGATTCACTGACTTTGGTTCTGCTGTTCAAAGCATAATACCAACGTGGAACACAATCAATGAAAAATTAAAAACATTAGAGAATCAACAAGTTATATCTCAACAAGAGTGGATATCTATTGCCGGCCAACAACAAGCAGCAAATCAATCTTACTTAGATAGTTTATCAAAATACTATGTGCCTGCATCAGCTGTTTATGACAGTGCTCCTGCTGAAATACAAAAAGAATTTAAACCACTCAAAGACAAAATATTTGATTCTACTGGTGAGTTAACAGGGCTGGCATTTCCAATTATCAAACGTATTAAACAGTTGGCCAGCAAAATTTCAACCAATGTAAGTGCCTAATTTTTCTTGGTAAATACTGCATGGCTCAAACATTCATAGGGTTCAACACCGTTAATCAAGTTAAAAAATTTACCTTGACTGATTTTCCACTGATCAAACAAGATCTCCTGAATGCTTTTAATATCCGCCAAGGTGAATTGCCGGGCAGACCCGAATATGGCACCATATTGTGGAACTTCTTGTTTGAACCCCAACTTGAAGAATTGCAAAACAGCATGGTTGCAGAAATACAACGTGTGGCTGGGGGAGATCCTAGAGTTTATATTTCTGACATACAAATTTTTCCGCAAAACAACGGCATACTGATACAGTTGGAATTGACAATAACTCCATCAACAGACGCTCAACGACTGGCAATATTTTTTGATATTACATCCAGACGAGCCAGTTATATTTAGGTATAAACTACGCAGTTTTTTGTGTCCATAAATAAACGATAAGGCACAAAAGGTCAAAATCAATGGCAACAACCACTAGACAAACAGCAATATTCGGAGTCGAAGACTGGAAACAAATTTACCAGACCTACCGTGAAGCTGATTTTCAAAGCTACGACTTTGAAACTCTACGCAAAAGTTTTGTTGACTATCTACGCCTGTACTATCCTGAAACATTCAACGATTACATTGAAAGCAGTGAATTTATTGCTTTACTAGATGTAATGGCATTCATGGGACAAGCACTGGCATTCCGTACAGATCTCAACACAAGAGAAAACTACATAGACACAGCTGAGCGCAGAGATTCAGTAGTTCAACTGGCAAATTTGGTCAGCTACACAGCCAAACGCAACACAGAATCACAGGGTCTACTCAAAGTGTTTTCAGTTGTGACCACAGAAAATGTCACCGACTACAACGGAATAAATCTCAGCAACGTCACAGTGGACTGGGCAGATCCTACCAATCCTGCCTGGCAAGAACAATTTACGGCCATTATCAATGCCAGCTTAGTAGATTCACAACGTGTGGGCCGCCCAGGCAATCGTCAGACCATCTTGGGTGTGCGTACAGATGAATATGGCATTAATTTGGTTCCAGGTTACTTGCCAGTGATCCCGTACAATGCTACAGTAGATGGCATCTCCATGCCATTTGAAGCAATGTCCAGTACTTCAATGGGTGAAAATTATCTTTATGAACCCAGTCCTAGAATAAATCAAACATTTAATATATTGTTCCGCAATGATCAACTGGGATTCAACAGCAACAACACTGGATATTTTTTCATGTTCAAACAAGGTGTATTGCAGAATCAAGATTTTAATTTACCTGAGCGTATTGCCAACCGCACTGTGAATATCAACATTGAAGGGGTCAATCAAGAAGACCGTTGGTTGTTCCAACTTGACACAGTGGGTACAGTCAACAGAGAATGGCAGTTTACAGAAAACGTATACTCAGCAGCGGCTGAACAAATTGGTACCAGTCTACGCCCTATATTTTCTGTGACCAGCAGAGCCAATGACCAAATTACACTGGTGTTTGGAGACGGAGTTTTTAGCGAAATACCAGTGGGGACTTTTCGTTGCTATGTTCGTGCATCCAATGGATTGCAATACATCATCAATCCTGAAGAAATGCAAGCAGTCAGTTTGCCCATCAGTTACATCAGTCGTACTGGGAATCTTGAAACCATAACATTCACATGTGGTATCACACAACCTGTGAGCAACAGTCAAACACGTGAACCAATTGCAGAGATCAAACAACGTGCTCCAGCACAATATTACACACAGAACAGAATGGTCAATGGAGAAGACTACAATTTATTTCCATACACCCAGTACAACTCTATTCTCAAAAGCAAAGCCCTAAACCGTGCCAGCATTGGAACCAGTCGTTATCTTGACTTGGTGGACAACACTGGCAAATACAGTAGCACCAACACATTTGGCAGCGATGGCGGCCTGTGGGAACAGAACATATTGCCTACAATATTGTTTACCTGGAACACCAGGAATGAAATTGCAGATGTCATAACAAATCAAGTTCAGCCGCAATTGCTTGCGCCTATTGTAAAACAATTTTACTATGCAAATTTTCCAAGACAGTCAGTCAACACCGGTGCTACAGCAGCAAGCACCTGGCAACAAAGCACTACACTGGCCAATCAGACCACAGGCTTCTTTCGCAACAGCACAGTCAGCAGCACCTGGCCCAGCGGCACTCCTATACCAGTGGGCAACGTTGTAGGCATTACCAATCCTTTTTACTTTGTCACACCGGGTGCGTTGATCAAATTTGTTTCGCCCACTGGATACTACTTTGACCGCAACAATCGACTGGTGCAAGGATCTCCTTCACGGTCGGATGAAAAACTAGAAATCTGGGCCAGTCCACTGCAAGTGATTGGTGACGGGTACAATGGTGGGCTGGGCAATTTGCCGTCAGGTGCAGGCCCTGTGTCCTTGAACAACTTTGTGCCCACAGGTGCTATTGTTGACACAATTATTCCGTTGTTTGTGACTGATTTGCCACTGGATCTAGAAGCAGCCATCAGCGAGCAAATTATTTTGTATCGAAATTTTGGACTGGGCTACGACAATGACGGCTCAGTAACAGGAACACCATATGCTTGGTACTTGATTACCAGCACCAATTTGGACCAAAATTCTGCATGGAGCCAGACTGTTCCGGGTATTGCCGGTAACAAAGACGGAGTGAACTCAGACGCCAGCTGGTTAATACAATTTGTCACAGTGAATCAAAGCTACACTATCACATTCCGTGGGCTGCAATACAATTTTGGATCTGTGTTGCAAACAAGATTTTTCTTCTATGAAGGGCAGAAAATTTACGACAGCCGCACAGGCACAGTGATCAAAGACTACATCAACATGCTGGCAGTCAATACTCAGCCAGATTCTACTGATCATTTGCCCGGCGATGTTCCTGTTACCATCATTGGACAACCTGTGGAAAGTGACGGGTATGTTGATGATTTCCAAGTGTTGGTCAGCTACAGAGATGCCGACAGTGACGGCATTCCTGACAACCCAGACTTTTTTACAGAAATTGTAGCACCCACTGTCAACGCCAATCAGAAATTTGTATTCCTACAACAGACCGTAGATTTTGATAATTTACAACGTTATCTATTGGTTGAGCAAGGTCGTGTGAATTCTGATTATGCAACCATAGACGACATTGAATTGGCCAAGAGCGAATGGAGTCCAGGTCAGGTATTTTATGCATACGATCAGGATGCATTTTATGAACTCAGTGTATCAGTGACCGGAGTACGTACTTTGGTATCTGTTTCTGGATGGATTGCTCGAGTTGGTCGACAAAGTTTGTATTATCAGTATCGTCACAACTCCCCATTGACCAACAGAATAGATCCTGGAACTACCAACATCATTGACCTTTATGTGGTACCACAGTCTTATTATACTGCCTACCAGAATTGGATTAGAGACACCACAGGCACTGTGCCCAAACCAAATGTTCCTACTATTGATGAACTCAACACTGCATATCAAGGATTGCAAAACTACAAAATGATCAGCGATAATATTATTTTAAATCCTGTGACTTTCAAACCATTGTTTGGCATGAAAGCAGCGTCTGAATTACGTGCCACTATCAAAGTGATACGTGCGTCTAATTCCACTGCCAGCGTTAGCGAAATCAAAAGTTCTGTAGTGGCAGAAACAAACAACTATTTTAGCATTGACAAATGGAATTTTGGAGATACTTTTTACTTCTCTGAATTGGCAGCATACTTGCATCGCGTGCTGGGAACTATCATCAGTTCAGTGGTGTTGGTGCCATTGAACTCACAAAAATATTTTGGTGACTTGTATGAAGTAAGATCAGCACCAAATGAATTATTTGTTAATGCAGCTACTATAGATAATATTGAAGTGATTGATGCACTTACCAGTACCAATCTACGTACAGCACCAGGCAGTGGAGTAATTTAATGGCAACCGCACGATCAGTAGATTTTCTCCCACAAATATTTCAAACTGAAACCAACAAACAGTTTTTGGCTGCCACACTGGATCAACTCACACAGGAACCCAAGTTTAAAAAAACACAAGGATTCATCGGACGTACTGTGGGTTCGGGTGTCAACCCCAATGACAAGTATGTGGTAGAACCAACCGCAGTCAGAAGAGATTATCAACTGGAACCTGGTGTGATCAGCCTAGTGCCTGACACAAACACTATTAAAAATGCCATCACTTATCCGGGAATCAATGATGCTGTGTCATTCAGTGGCGGGGATGGTGGTCGTCCAGATCGATTGTACGAAAGCGAATATTACAGTTGGGATCCTTTTGTAGATTTTGATTCATTTGTAAATTTCAGTCAATATTTTTGGTTGCCAACAGGACCAGATGCTGTGGATGTGGCAGCTTCTACCATTTCCACCAGTGACAATTTTGTCGTCACTCGAGAAAATGGAATTTATACATTCTCAGGAGTAGCAGGCAGTAATCCTGTTATTGATCTAGTACGCGGCGGTAACTATACTTTTCAAATAGCACAGAACAACAAAGAAACTGCAAATTATCGTGTGACTAATTCAGGGATTTCTGCTTATCTACTAGATGGATTACGAAATCCAACCCTCACACTGGCACGTGGCAACACCTATGTGTTTAATTTGGTTCTCAACGGCGACTTTCCTTTCTGGATCAAGACTGCACCAGTCACCGGACTTGAAGATGTGTACAGCACTGGCGTCACGAGAAACGGTGCTCGTACTGGTTTGGTTACATTTACCGTGCCTCAAGACGCTCCGGATATTTTATATTACGCCAGCCAAACTCAGCTCAACATGCAAGGTACGTTGAATATTGTCAACGGCACTGAAGGAACTGGTCCAGGATTTTGGATACAAGCATTTCCAGGAGTAAGTGGAAAAGATCCAAGCCAACCAAATATCAGTTCGAGAGATGTGCTGGGCGTATCTAACAATGGCACTGATCTTGGCACTGTGACATTTAATGTTCCTCAAAAAACTGCACAAAATTTTTATTATTCATTAACACCATTTGGTGTAAATTCCAGCGGCGCATTGACTACTCCAGTTGATATGATATGCGATCTTTCATTCAATCAAGTTGACAATCAACTGGTGGACGTGTTCCTGGCCACATATGGCGGCATAGATGGTACAAAAAATCTCAATGGTCGAACTCTGGTATTCACACAGTCACTAACTGATGCTGAAGCAAGTCTGTGGCAAATCAAATATGTGACCATAGATCTACTGACCTACATCAGTCTATCCAAGCTGGCTGATATTCCAGTACTGAATAAATTCAAAGCAAGATACGGAATCAACTACAGCAACACCGAATGGTACAAAAAAGCCAACGGAACATTTGAAAGAATTCCTTTGTTGACCGCTGCACAGGATATATTGTATTACCAAGATGGCACAGATCCAGAAATTTTTGGGCGCATCAGATTGATAGAACAAACTGCTGATACCACGCTGTATATTGATGCTATATTAGGTAAAAAATCTTATACCAGTGCCAATGGTGTGGTATTCAGCAATGGACTCAAAGTAAAATTTGTCGGCGATGTGTTCCCAACATCGTATGCATCAGGAACACTTGATCTGACCATTACTGCTGCACAATCAGGCAGTAACTATCTAACTACTGAATCTACTGCAAATTTATATGTTGGTGAAAAAATCATATTCATTGACAGCATTGGCGGGGTATCGCCAGGAACATATTATGTTCAAAGTTTAGCAGCCAACGGAACACAATTCAGTATCAGCACACAAAAAGGCGGCGGCGCATATCCATTGCAAGCAGGCTCGGCCAATGCCCGTGCTATTGCAGTCAGCGATTTAGAATATTATGTGAGCGGTGTAGGAACTGCTATTGAATTATTGCCAGTTGAAAATTTTTCTACCCCTGAATTGTACGTGGTTGATGCCAACGACAGCACCATTTATGTAGAACCCGATACAACAGATTATTTAACTATCAATCGTGCCAGTCGAGACCGCAATGCCTGGAGTCGAAGCAATCGCTGGTTTCACTCTGATGTTATCAATGCCACAGCAAAGTACAATAACACCACAGCAGTTTTTGATAACAATTATCGAGCCAAGCGTCCAATCATACAATTCCGTCCCAACATTAGATTGTGGAACATGGGTACCGACGGTAAAAATCCAGTTGATATCATTGATTTTTCACAGACTGATGCTTTTAGTAATGTGGAAGGATCTACAGGATATTCAGTTGACGGATACACATTGATTGATGGTAGCCGTGTGATATTTGCTGCCGATCAAGATCAAAATGTCAAAAATAAAATTTATGTAGTGTCATTCATTGTTCCTGACACAGTAGCACCACTGATTGCACAACCTATAATTTCGTTAACGCCGGCGCAAGATAGTGAAGTATTGATTGATCAATGTACAGTATGTCTGTATGGCACAACATCGCCGGGAGTAACGTTTTGGTTTGATGGTACCACCTGGACTGAAGCACAGCAAAAAATATCTGTGCAGCAGGCCCCGTTGTTTAATATCTACGACACCAATGGATACAGCTTTGGTGATCAAACAAAATATCAAAGTTCCACATTTGTCGGTAGCAAGTTGTTTAGCTATGCAGTAGGCGACACCAGCATAATTGACCCAATATTGCAATTTCCGTTGCAGTACCTCAATATCAATAATGTAGGCGACATTGTGTTTGTCAACAACTTGTACAAGGATACTTTTTTATACGTGGCAGATAATGCCAGTGTGACATTGGATATCAGTTCAGGATCAGTCAAAGAGTACATAACTCGTGCCAGTTATCAACGATTGATAGGCTGGCAAACTGCTGCCACACCAAGTCAATGTTACCAACAATTTAAATTTACCTATACTGGAACCACGCTCAAATTAGATGTCAAAGTTGATGATCCAGTCAACAATACTCCAGCAATCAAAATATATGTAGGATCGGTATTTCAAGCACCCAGCACATACAGTTATCTTACCACAGCAACTACCACAACAATCACATTGAATAACACGTATGTTCCTGATGATATCATTGAAGTATTGGCACTGAGCAGTCAGACCAGTAGTTCAGCATTTTATCAGGTGCCTATCAATTTAGAAAACAATCCATTGAATGGTAACAGTCCGGAATTCACACTTGGAACCATACGCACACACTATGAAAGCATTTGTGAAAATGTTCTCACTGTTGTTGGGCCAGTGAATGGTTCCAACAACACAAGAGATCTTGGTAATTTAGTTCCGTATGGATTGACCATCTTACAACAAAGTTCGCCATTGACATTGGCGGGATATTTTCTAAGATCTCCAGACTATAATATTTTTGCATCATTGAGTTTTGCCGACAGAGAGTACAACAAATACAAATATCAATTGTTAGATGCAGTAACAAATCAAACCATTGGATTTGACACAATTGGTCAAGTGTTAGACACAGCTATTCAAAGTATTACTTTGGGCCGGGTTGAATCACAACCGTTCTATTGGTCAGACATGTTGCCATCTGGAGCAGTATACACAACTACCACATACACCATTGGCTATACCAATACCAGTAGTTTTGATACTGTGCAAGTTTACAATTACCAATCAGCCAATTACTTGGGTATGAATGTTTATCTCAACGAGGTGTTACTGGTTAGAGATCGTGATTATGTTGTGGCCACTGACGGACCACGAATCAGAATACTAGTTGACCTGGCCATTGGCAGCACATTGGTGTTACAAGAATACAGCGCCACATATGGTAGCTTTGCTCCTAATACTCCTACCAAATTGGGATTGTACCCAGCGTTTGTGCCTCAAGTGATTACTCAACGAACCAGCAATGGCAACGTACAGGTCACACAAGGGCATGACGGATCAATTACTCCGTTGTTCAATGACATACGAGATCAAGTGCTGCTAGAATTTGAAACTAGAATTTATAACAATCTCAAATTAGATGGAAATCCAGTTCCGTTAACAATCGACGATGTGTTGCCAGGACAATTTCGCAGTACAGGATTCAGCTATTCAGAAATTACTGAAATATTAAATCAAGATTTTTTAAGATATGTAGGAGCAAACAAACTTGATTATCGAACACAAGATTTTCGTGCCACAAACGAATTCACCTGGAATTACAGTAGTACCAAGAACAAACTTGACAACAGTCAAAACTTATTAGGCGCCTGGCGCGGCATAAATCGATATTTCTATGACACTGAACAACCACAATACACTCCTTGGGAGATGTTGGGATTTAGTAAAAAACCATTATGGTGGGAAGATGTATATGGCCCTGCTCCGTACACCGGCGATAACTTGGTGTTGTGGGATGATCTAGCAGCCGGCTATGTGGCTGATCCAGTGGCACCGTATTTTCGCCCCAAATATGCACGTCCGGCCAGCACTGGCTCGATTGCTGAACCTCAACGCGGCGGCATCTGGGGTGCAGGACCATACCCTTCGCTGTTCCCAATCATACCCACCGGAGACGAAGGACAATTACTCAGCCCGTTCAACAGTGTAATGGGCGTGTACAGCAATGCACAATTTAAGAAAAGTTGGGCACCCGGTGATGGAGGACCAGTAGAAGCTTCGTGGTGGAACAGTTCTAGTTATCCATTTGCAGTGATGCATGTGCTGGCAGTTACCAAACCAGCCAAATTTTTTGCATTGTTTGCTGACCGTGACTTGTATCGTTACAATGAAGAATTTGGTCAATACTTGTTGAATGATCGTTATCGTTTGGATGCCAACGGCATTGAAGTTTACGGCAATGGTGTCAGTAAAGCCAGTTACATTGATTGGATAGTTGACTATAATCGTCAATCTGGTATTAACTCCACTGACGAACTCACTGCCGATCTGGCCAATCTTGACGTGAGATTGTGTTACAGAATGGCCAGTTTTTCTGACAAACAATACATCAAATTATATACTGAAAAATCTAGTCCTAATTCTACCAATACTACATTGATGATTCCCGACGAAAGTTACAATCTATTACTTTACAAAAATCAACCATTTGATCGCACTGATTATTCTGCAGTAGTTGTACAAAATGTTCCAGGTGGATATGCAGTGTTTGGCTACAGCACATCTTTGCCTTATTTCAAAGTGCTGGCCAGTAAATCTACCGGTCAGCTACGCACTATTTCATCTGGCGGCGCCACTGTACGTGTGCCTACTTTTTACACCAACACAGAGGTCCGCGTACCATATGGATTTATATTTGCCAATGAAACCAGTGTGTGCGATTTTTTACTCAGCTACGGCGAATTATCAAAACAACAAGGTATAACATTTACCAATCGTGCCAATGGTTACGTATTGGATTGGAATCAAATGTGCCAGGAATTCTTGTATTGGAGCCAACAAGGATGGGGAGAAAATGCTTTATTAAATTTAAATCCATTGGCTGCTAAACTCACGGTCACACGTGACCAAGCAGTAGTGGACAGCATAGTTGTACAAGCAGCAGATAATGTGTTGCTGGATCAAAACAATAGAGAATTACCCACACGCAATCTCAATATCACACGTATCGACAATACATTTACTTGTGAACCATTGACCACACAAACGTTGAGTTTCATTGATCTAAAGTACACCACCTATGAACACATGATTGTGTTGAATAATCAAAGTGTATTTGGAGATTTAATTTATCAACCTATCACTGGTGCTCGGCAAAATCGTTTGATCTTGGTGGCTTCTAATACAGCTGACTGGACTGGACAAATTAACACACCGGGATTTATTCTCAATCTAGATAACGTAGAAGAATGGGTTGGGTACAAAAGATATACCAAAGGTCAAATAGTAAAATACAAAAATGTGTATTGGAGCGCTCTAAACATTGTACAACCCAGCGAAAAATTCAATTTCAACGAATGGGTACAAAGCGATTACACACAGATTGAATTGGGACTGTTGCCTAACTTGGCAAACAAAGCCAATCAGTTGTCCAACAGTTACAATATCAATTCTGCTAATCTTGAAAAAGACAATGACTTACTGAGCTACGGTCTGATCGGATTTCGTCCACGCCAATACATGGCTGCATTGAATCTTGACGACGTCAGCCAACTCAATGTGTACAGACAGTTCCTTGGATCCAAAGGCACAATCCTCAGTGCAGAATTATTTTCCAATGCCAACCTTGGCAAAGAAGCTGCTGATTACAGCATATATGAAAATTGGGCAGTGTTACGGTCTGTCTATGGTGCCAATGCTAATCGCAGTTTTGTTGAATTAAGATTGGACCGTACGTATCTCAGCAGCAATCCTAGTCTAGTACAAGTGGTGTTACCGCAGCAAGTGAGTTCAGCAGATCAGCAAATATTGCTTAGTAATGTGTGGAAACAAAGTTATAAATTAACTTCACCAGATTTTCTACCAACAACCACAATCACACCCACTGACATAGCATTGCCCACAGCAGGATATGTAAATTTGAATGACGCTGATATCACAGTATTTGATATCAATGATTTGGCCAATATTTCTGCTAATCTTGATGCCATTGCAGTGGGAACGTCAATTTGGATAGCAAAAATAAATGACTACGATTGGAATATATATCGTGCTCAATCAGTGCCCGGCACTGTACAACATGTATGCGACAATCTAGACGGAACCAGTCGGGTGATATTCAGTCAATCACATGGTTTGTCTGCTGGTGACACATTGATAATTAAATTCTTTGATACAGAAGTCAATGGAGTATATCAAGTGTTGAGTGTGAGTAATTTAACCACAGTAAATATTGCATTTCAGTTTGTTCAGAAACGTACTGTGGCCAATGGACTTGGCCTGGGATTCACGTTGCAGACCATGCGTGTGGCACAGGCGTCAGACGTGATCAATTTGCCATATGCAAATGATGTTGTACCTGGCGCTAAAGTTTGGGTAGATAACAACGGTGATGATCTATGGGAAGTGATACAAAAACAACAAGTGTTTGTTGACTCATCACAAATTAGTCCGTTACTGCTGGATGCAGGTGAACAATTTGGAGTTGCTGTTGCACAGGCCACAGCAAGATTGGCTTTGTTTGTTGGCAGCCCAAAATACGGGTTTGGCGGCAGCGCCCAAAAAGGTGCAGTGTATGTTTATGTTAAAAACTCACAAGATCAATATGCTCCAGTGAGTCCGATAATCGACGCAGATGGCATACTCACACTGGACCGAACTGGAGTGCGCGGTTACGGAAATGCTGTGGATTTTGGCAATCAAACTTGGGCGGTGGCAGGTGCCAGCAAGAGCCTAGGGCCCAACAGCGAAGTCAACAATGGGTACGCGTCGGTGATCTATCGAGATCCAGCACTGGGCCAACCGGGTGTGAATCCGTTTACCAATTGGCAGTTGTTGACTCTACCAGGAACCACAACATCAACTACTCCGGGTGCAGGAGAGTTTGGATATTCTGTCACAATGAGTCTCGATGAACGTTGGATGTATATCGGTGCACCGGGCCTGAACACAGTGTATGCATACGGTCGTGTGGACTGGCAAGATCAGTTTGTAACCATACTTGGCACCGGAACAACCACTCAATACACCATTTCCAGCACAATACAAATAAACAACAGCAGTCAACTGAAAGTGCTAATAGATGGGCAACTGCAAACCACCGGTTATTCAATAGATGCAGCATTTGACAAAGTCACGTTCACTACAGCACCCAATTTGGGTGCCTTGATAAAATTTCAACGCATCAATACTCAACAGCTAGATGCACAAACTTACTATGATGTGTCACAAACATCCACCAGCGGCAGCGGAACCGGTGCCAAGTTTACCATAACTCGTGTTCGCGGGGAAGTGGGACAGCCTGGCGCTACTCTCGGCGGAGTAGGTGCTACTTCTGTTGGAACAGGTTACGCAGTAGGCAATACCATAACCATCGCTGGCGCTAGTTTTGGTGGCACAAACAATATTGTACTAACAATAACATCCATTGGCACAGGTGGCACACTTGATGGTTTTAATATTGCATATACTCCCCCTGCTTTGGCCACAGTATTTTCATTGAATGAATATTTCTTTACAGCCACCAATATCTATAGTTTTAGTATTGCAGTCGACGGAGTTCTTTACAGACCCAATATTGACTATACGTTTGATACTGTCACACAAGATTTAACATTTACCGGTGCTGGCCCTGCAGCAGGCACTATAATTATTGCACGAGCACAAAGTTACTTTACCTATGTTAATTCTATCACTGCCAGTGGTCTCAGCGCAAGTGATAGATTTGGACATTCAATTGCATGTACCACAGATGGTCGACAAGTTGTAATTGGAACACCGTATAGCACACAAGACAGCAATGCTGAAGCAGGCTCTGTATACGTATTTGATCGCAATGTACAACGATTTATCTACGGCAGTGACGGATCAACTGTGACGTTTACCTTGCTAGGAACTCCAGCAGCGCCAATCAGTGTCATTGTGAACAATGTATTCTTGACCAATCAAACTGACAGCGTGATTGGTGCGCCAAATACTTTTTATTGGAACGGTGCCAATACTGTAACAGTCAATGCTGATTTACAATACGGTGATGTGGTCGAAATTGAAACCAATCAATTTGCTCAGATACAAAAAATCACTCAGAACTCAGTGGCTAATTTTTCAAACTTTGGACAAAGTGTAGACATCTGCAGTTACAATTGCAGTTTGTATGTGGGTGTACCTCAAAGCAGCGTGCAAATTTACAAAGGTGGCGTGGTTGAACGCGATGTAAATCAAAGCCGTATATATGGTACTACAACATCAACCGTGGCTAATGCTGCATTAACTGCTGGCAATACTGTGCGTGTGAACAACATGGATGTTGTGGTGCCGGCAGCATGGAGCAACTTAAATTCGTATTATAAAAATGATGTAGTTTATAATTTGTCTGGCAGCACCTATACTATCTATGTTGCATTACAAGATGTCCCAGTAGCCACAGTATTGACCAATGTTAGTTATTGGTCTCCAGTCACAACAACCACAGTGGCGGCCAGCGTCTATGTACGTGCATTGGCTGCACAGATAAACAGCACAGTGCCCAATGTGATTGCCACCGTTGATGTCAGTGGATATTTAACTGTGTCAGTTAAAAATAATAATTCAGCTCAGGCCTTTAACAAATTACAAGTGGCACCAGGATCAATTGGCACAGCATTTGCCACACTGGCATTCACTACATTTGCATTTACACAAACCATAGTCAGTCCTTATCCTGTAAAATATTCTGCTTTTGGTTCAAGTATAAACATTGCAGATTCGGCCACTACCCTGGTAGTGGGTGCGCCAAACGGCACTTTGTATTTGATAACTGTGTTTGATGATGGCAATACAGACTTTGATGCTGACAGTACTACATTTATTACTACGGTAATCAATAGTGGTGCAGTGTACACATATGACTATTTGCCAAGTGCAAGTATGAGTATATCAAATCCAGGCAAGTTCTTGTTTGGCCAACAGATCAACAACAGTGAAGTAAATGCATTAGATACATTTGGATCAACTGTCAGCTATGTTGATGGGATTTTGGTTGCTGGTGCTCCAAACAATGATGTAGGCGATAGTACGGCAAATTATGGGCGAATTTTCTTGTTTGAAAATCCCACCCGCACTCCCGCCTGGACAGTGATACGACAACAGCAACCAGTGGTAGATGTCAGTTTACTCAATGGAGTATTCACGTACGATCGTATTACCAGTGCTACCACACAGTTCTTTGACTTTTTTGATCCTCTTCAAGGCAAAATATTAGGTGCTGCACGGCAAAATATTGATTATATCAGCGGCATAGATCCTGCCAACTACAACATTGGCCCCAGCGGTATCAATGGTGCCACCTGGTGGGCTGGACATGTTGGTGAAGTATGGTGGGATACCAGCACAGTGCGTTTTATTGATCCCAATCAAGACGACATAACTTATGCCAGTCGACGATGGGGGCAAAATTTTCCTGGAAGTTCAATAGATATATATCAATGGATTTTGAGCACAGTGCCTCCAGCCAGTTATACTGGTCCAGGTGTGCCGTACAGCACTTCAAGTTACAGCATCAATACTAGACTCAACCGAGACGGTATATTTGCCACTGAATACTATTTCTGGGTGCGTGGGATCACAACCACTGCTGTGCAAGAAGGAAAAACACTCAGCGTGGCCACTGTGGCACAGTACATAGAAAATCCACGTGCCAGTGGGATAACTTACATGGCACCAATCAATGCCAGCACCGTTGCTCTTTACAATGCTGCTGAATACATAGTGGCATCGGACACAGTGCTCAACATATCATTTGACAGAGAAGCTACGGAAAGCAACGTACATACCGAATATGAACTGATTGCCGAAGGAAAACCAGACGCATTTTTGAGCACAAACCTCTATCGCAAATTGCAAGACAGTTTCTGCGGAGTTGATACATTTGGTAACAATGTGCCAGACGCTAATCTCAGTCCAGCAGAACGTTATGGTGTGCAATTTAGACCACGGCAAAGCATGTTTGTGGATAGATTTGATGCTCTTAAAAATTATCTCACAAGAGTAAATGATGTACTGGCAAGATTTACAATTTCTGAAAGTCGCAGTTTCAATCTTCTCAATAGTGCAGAACCTGAGCCAAGTGCAGCCTCAGGTCAATGGAATTTGCGTGTGGCAAATTTAGAGATATTGGGATTCCAAAATATCTATACAGTCCCAATGGGATATCGCTATTTGGTGGTAACTGACAGTAATAATCGTGGCCTGTGGACCATCTATACTGTGACAGCCAGCGATCAAGTGTCAGGCGAACGTCTATTACGATTGTCATTTGTTCAAGGATATAACACTGCTGATTATTGGAGTTATATTGATTGGTATCTTCCAGGATACAATTCCAGCACCAAGGTACTGGCAGAAGTTGCCAACAAAGCTGGACTAAGAACTTTGGAGTTGGCAGTGGGCAGCAGCGCTCAAGTTACTGCAAATTCTCAAGGTAAATGGGAAATATACTTGCTAACTGACACAGGGTGGGAACGTGTTGGATTACAAGATGGAACAATTGCATTCTCTGCAGAGTTATGGGATTACCAATTGGGTAGATTTGGTTTTGATATTGAAGTGTTTGATGCTCAATACTATGATCAAGAACCTGTAAAAGAAACACGAAAAATTATTCAAGCCATCAATGAAGAATTATTAATTAATGATCTGCTAATAGAACGTAATCTTGCTTTGACGTTGATGTTTAACTATGTGTTAAGCGAATTTGCTGCACCCGAATGGTTGGTCAAAACCAGTCTAATTGATGTGGATCATAGAATACGTGATCTAGTACCATATCAAAACTATCGCCGCGACAATCAAGAATTTGTAATTGATTATATCAAAGAAGTCAAACCTTATCATGTGCAACTACGTGAATTTAATCTACGTTATAACGGCGCAGATCAGTATCTAGGAAGTCTAACTGACTTTGATGTTCCAGCATATTATAATACTTCATTGACTGTGCCACAATACACCAGTCCTATATTGTTACCGTATGAGCATGGCTCGTCAGACGTTGCTAATTTTTCAAGCGATTTACCATCCAATAGCACGGTATGGTCTGCGTTCCCGTACAATCAATGGTATAACAATTATTTGTTGACATTGACTGCTGTAAATATTGTTGACAACGGCACAGGTTATACAGAACCGCCATTGGTAATCATTGGCAATGTGTGGACCGCCAATACAGCAGTGTCTATAAATCAACAACTGTTTTATGTTGATGGTAATGTGACCAATTTGTATACTGTGGTAGCAAATGGAACTACAGGCATAATACCTCCGACATTTACAACCAGCGGAACTCAGACTGACGGCACCGCTATGTTGGCGTATGCAGGTCTTGCTGCTACTGCAACAGCAGTAATCAACAGCTTGGGTCAGGTAGTGGCAATAAATGTAACCAGTTCAGACGCAGTATATCGGTCAACTCCTGCTATATCATTTGCTGGCGGCGGCGGAGTTGGGCGAGATGCTAGAGCCTATGCAATTATAAAACCAGGCCTTGCACGAAGTTTTAAAACTACTATCAAATATGATAGATTCCAATATTTCAGTGATGTTCAAGATTGGAGTTCCAGCGGAACTTATCAAGATGGCCAATTGGTAAGATACGATGATCGTGTATGGCAAGCTGCCAGTGCAGATTCTACCGCAGTGGTAGGTCCTGATTTTAGTCTTGAAGATTGGACACCAATTCCGGCTCAAGATTTAACTGGTGTAAATCGCACAATGGGATTGTATGTGCCTGGAGTAAATCAACCAGGATTGGATTTGCCTTTGCTAATTGATGGGGTTGATTATCCAGGAGTTCAAGTATATGGCAATTATTTCTTAGGAACTGCTCTCACCGATGCCACTTATGCAAGCTCGTTTACAGATGCCACATTAGGCGACACTTTTTCCAGTATCAATGTTGATGGCGGCGAATTTATAGGATTGTACGAAGGGCATGCTCCTGAAGAACTGGTCAATGGTGCAGAATTTGACACACTCGATCTGCGTGTGTACACACGACCAGGCGCAGATTGGAACAGAGATGGTCATGGTTTCCAAATGGCAGATCGACGTTATCTGTATGAAGCAGCAATTACCAACACAGTTAGTTGGGCGGGCCTAGTTGAAAATCCAGTGAACATTTCTGTAGTCAATACCACTACCAATTTACCATTGAGTTTGAACGTTGACTACACTGTGGATTGGGTATTACAGACTCTCACAGTGTTGACTGTGGCCGATGGGGATATCTTAAGCATCACTGCTTACGAACTTGGCGGCGGCAGTCAATTGTATCGTGACAATTTTGCAGGCACAGGTTTGCAAACTGTGATAATTCCAGTAAATGCCGCTGAAATTATAAGTTTAGCAATATTTGTCAATGGAACATTAACAAGTGGCGCTACCTGGACGCCATATGTTGCAAGTGTGGACTGGAATCAGCTGTCTAGTTATTCGTTCAAAGACGTGGTCAATATCAATGACGGTAGTTCTGCAGAAACTTATTATCGAGCAATAAAAAATGTACCAGCCGGCGTTGAAATTACCAACGTTGCATACTGGTTGGAATTTGTACCTACGTTCGAATCAATTGTTAATTTTGGGACAGTATACAACACCACTGACGAAATTGCACTGACTGCATTTGGCGTGTCAACCATTGATGCTGGCTATTTTGTAATTGGTAGACAGTACACAATTACTCAAGTTGGAACCACTGATTTCGTAGCCATTGGAGCCGGAGCAAACACAGTAGGCACAGTGTTCACGGCCAATGGTGTAGGATCGGGCACAGGTCAAGCATCTACAACATACAGTTGGAGTGCTCCACAAACTCAATACATTGTGGCTGACGCAAATTTTGTCACATTCAAAACCACTACTTTGACCAATTCTGTTCAAGGCAGTAATCTTGCCAACATGATTGTCACACGCAATGGATTGAGATTGCAGCCGCCCGAAGGAAGAGAATGGATCAGCGATGGAAGTTCATTGTCATTTGGTCTTCCGACTCGCGGCGGCTACAGCCAGAGTATTATAAATGCCACCACAGATGTCATAGTCTGGGTTGACGAAATATTACAACAACAAAGCATAGGTGGTGTTCCGGGCACATATAGCGTGACTCCATACGTGGCTGCCAATGACCGTGAGGTGGTGTTCAATGTGGCACCGCCAGCAGGAGCTAGAATATTGATCACAGTGACTACTCAAGCTGGATATGATTTAGTCGGCAACAGTCTACAAATTGTGGGAGGTGTGAATCTCAACGATTTATTCGCAGTGACAACTTTCAATGACACTTCGCAACTGAATCCATTGACATTGGTGTTCAATGGGCCAGTGATTACAGGTGTGGAAGTTGCGGATCCGTTTGACCCGCTGCCAAACGATCCAGCGTATAATAGTCAACCGGGCAGTTTTGATTACGCTACAGTTAACAATACACAATGGAGTTTTTCATACAGCAAAGGTGCGGCTGTGTATGACAATCAATTCTGGTTAGAACGTGCCAATGTCAGCCCATCTAGACTTTGGGTCACATTGGACGGATATGCATTGACCAACAGCATAGATTACACAGTAGAAGGTGAATATCTAATACTAACATCGGGTGCAATCAAACCTGATCAGATAATGGTCATAACAGAAATTACCAATAGCATTGTGCCAGATGCAATAGCATTCCGTATATTTCAAGACATGCGCGGCGTGCAGGCCACATATCGTATGACCACTGCCACTACCACAGTATTGACACAGCCACTCAGTGCCACAGACAACATAATGTATGTGGAAAATGTATCAGCACTGGGTCATCCCAATCTTGAACTGGGTGTGTTTGGAGTATGTACAGTGGATGGTGAACGCATCATGTACAGAGATATTGATGCAGCAACCAATACCATTGCGGGACTCATGAGAGGTACTGCTGGTACAGCCGCAGCTGACCATTTGGTAAATGCTGCTGTGTACAATCTCAGCCGCGGTAATTTATTACAAAGCAGCTATCAAGATTACATTGTGTCAGACACCAGCACTGGAGATGGGTCTACCACGGTGTTTTATGCACCAAGTATAAATGTCAATGATTTTGTTGACAGCAGCAGTGAAGCTCCTGCAATTGAAGTATATGTTGGCGGCACACGACAATATGCTTACAGTGACACAACTGCCACCAGCCAATACCGTTGGTTTGTGACAGATTTTGACCCATTGGCAGTGGATTTTGTTGTAGATAACACTGTGTATCCTCCACTATTTGCCCCGGCTCCCAATGTAGAAGTCACAATATTGGTACGCCAGGGAGTGACCTGGTATCAACGCGGAGTTACCACACCCAGTGACGGAATTGCTCTGCAAGATACTGACACTGTTGCTGCAAGGTTTTTACGTGGTTTATAAACAAGGTAAATAAAATATCATGCCAACTACAATGCCAAACAAACCAGCTGCACCAGTACCAGCACCCAGAGTAAACAAACCCAACGAAAGTGGGTCAATTTCGGTACAAGCACACATGAGGATTTATGATCCCAAAACACAAAAAACCTATGTGGAGGGACGAGCATGATCACTCCTGGACTGTGCAAAATTGAAGGATTTGTCAAAATTCTTGACCCAAATTCAGGCGAAGTTCTAGTAGATAAAAAGAATGCCATCCATTATGAAAACATTTCTATTGCCATGGCACAGACCTTGAGCAACAGAGACTTAGGTTATATCTATTTGATGGCATTCGGCAACGGTGGCAGTAGTGTTGATCCTACTGGGGTGATCACGTACCTGCCCCCAAATACCACAGGACAAAATGCCGATCTTTACAACCAAACTTACCAAAAAGTGGTAGATGATAATTCCGCAGCAGACACTGATCCTGAAAACAACAAGATGACAGTGTTACACACATCTGGAAATCTATACACTGATATTTTGGTAAGTTGTTTGTTGGACTACGGCGAACCTCCAACTCAGCAGGCCTTTGATAACTCAACCAACTTTAACGGTGAATATGTGTTTGATGAGTTGGGCCTCAAATCTTGGAACGGCTCAACAGACAATCTTCGACTGATTACCCATGTGATTTTTCATCCAGTGCAAAAAAGTCTAAATCGTCAAATTCAGATAGACTACACGCTGAGAATTCAGACATTGAGTAATATCAATGCTGTATAAATATTGATAACAGGAACAGGTAATTCAAATGGCATATACAATTAATTTAACTAACGGTACAATTTTTGCTACTGTCAATGATGGCACCGTTAATAACGCTAGTAGCATGACGCTGGTGGGCAAAAACTATGCTGGGTATGGTGAATTTTTAGACGAAAACTTTATTCACCTGCTGGAAAATAGCGCAAATACCACAGCCCCAGGGTCACCACTCACAGGACAATTATGGTGGGACAGCACCAATGCATTGATGAAAGTATATAACGGTACTGCTTTCAAAGTCATGACTGGATCTACCAGCGCAGCCAGCGCACCCAGCAATGTAATCACTGGCGATTTATGGTGGGACACAACCAATTCACAATTGAAAATTTACAACGGAGCATCTTGGATCGTGGTTGGCCCAGCTTATACTTCTGCTGAAGGCACAGCCGGTGCCATTCCTGAAACAATCACTGACTCAGGAGCCACTCCGCACTATGTGACCAGTCTGTATGTGAACAACACCCGAGTGGCCATTGTGAGTAAAGACGCTAATTTTACTCCATCTGCTCCTACTGTTACCACATTCCCTACCATATACAATGGTATCACTTTGTACAATACCAGTTCTCCAGTTTATGCAGGAACAGCAACCAATGCACAATTACTAGACAGCCTAGACAGCACTGATTTCATGCGAGCCACGGCCAACACATCAACCACTGGTACATTGGCAGTTTTGAACAATTTTGGATTTACTGTGGGCAGTGCCAATGTCTTTTCGGTAACTACAACTACCACCGATGCCAACATTAGAAGCAACATTTCTAATGGTAATCTGGTAATGCAGGCCAACGTATCTGGTAATATATACAACGTAGCAAGAATAGTGGGCAGCACTGGTGTATTTGCAGTGTCAAATGCCATGACTGCCGGTACCACTGTGTCGGCTGTGGGCAATGTGACTGGTGGCAATATTGCCACAGCAGGGCAAGTCACTGCCACTGCCAACATCACTGGTGGCAACATTATTTCGTCTGCTGCGGTATCAGGTGTTTCTTTGGTTTCTTCGGGCAACGTTGACAGTGGTAATCTGCGTACCGGAGGACAAATCAGTGCAGCAGGCAATATTACTTCAGCAGCCAACGTAGCAGGTACGTATTTTATTGGCAATGGTTCAGCATTGACAGGTTTGAGTTTGGGCGTGAGTGTTACCAAGTTTGTGAACGGTACCAGTGAAGGTAATGTTGGCACGTCGGGCGGCAATATAAACTTCAACGTGGGTGGTGTGAGCAATGTGGTTGTGATTGATACCACCACTTTGTACGCCAATGTGCTCAGCGCACAGAGCATTACCAAATCAGGAACCAATGCCATTGGTAATATTGGATCCAGCTCCAGCTTCTTTAACACTGTGTTTGGTAACATTTACAACGGTACTGTGGTCAGTGTAGCAGGCAATGTCACTGGTGCTAATATCAATACTGGTGGGTTGGTCAGTGTTGGAACAACTGTAAATGCCACAGGCAACATCACTGGTGGTAATTTAATCACTGCTGGTTTGGTCAGTACTGCCAGCATTACCAAAACTGGTAGCAATGCAGTGGGCAATATTGGTAGTTCCAGCAACTATTTCAATCAGGTGTTTGCCACAGCTACCACTGCACTGTACGCCGACGTTGCTGAACGTTTTGCAGCTGATGAAGTACTAGAACCAGGAACTGTGGTTGAACTGGGCGGATCACAAGAAATTACTCGCGCTGTAACTGACCTAAGTGAAAATGTGTTTGGGGTTATCAGTACCAGGCCAGCTTACACAATGAATGGTGGCGCCGGAGAAGATTCAACTCATCCAAAAGTTGCCATGACAGGTCGCGTTCCGGTCAACGTTGTTGGTATAATACGCAAAGGCGATCGGCTAGTAGCCGCAGGAGCAGGCCTAGCAAGAGCAGCTCAGCTGGGCGAAGCCACAGCATTCAACGTGATTGGACGCAGTTTGGTAGATAAAAATACCACAGAACAAGGTACAGTTGAAGCCATTGTGACCATCAAAAACTAAACAGGAATAGACAATGACTTATTCATCAGGCAGCTTGATACAATCAGCAGACTACAACGGGTTTGTTGGTCCCACTGCCAGCGGCGGAACAGCCAACGCAAATGTCAACGATATTTGGGGTGCAGGATCAGGAGATAAAGGTTATGGGCAAACTGCTGTGTCTAACTCTAGTGTGGCTGGCACCATTACCGCTACACAATGGGCCAGCTTGGTCAACACCTTGAGCAGTTTGGGCAGCAAAACCAATACTACTATTACCACAAGAACAGCACCCACTGCTGGCGGCACAATTGGCATCTTGGCAGCACTCAACACTGATCTTACTGCGGTCACCACCAATAGAAACAATGCAGTAAGTGTTGGCTCAACGTATTCATCTTGGACTGGCACCAATAGCAAAACTGCTGCCACATCGGGAGCAACTTGGACTATCACAATTACCAACACTGTGACATTCGCTGATTCAGCCTCAGCTCGTTATTTTTTCAACGGCGGCGGCCTTATTTCTTTACTGAATGGTAAATCCAGTACAGGTGCAACAGGAGATCCTCCATGGAACGCACTGGCCGCAGCCTGTGGTACCATTGTTTTTAGTGGAGCAGCAGCCAGTCATACCATTGCAGGTGTTGCATATACTGGAACTACCAAAATTGGCGGATCAGGAACCCCTACCACACTGAGCACCGCCACAGGATATTACGCATTGACCGCAGGCGCCGCTGCCACAATTATTTTCAAACAATTTTCGGCAACTGCTCCTTACACTTCTAATTTCATACAGCACAGCGTGGCATTAAATGCTGGCGCAAACATACTGACATTTACCACACTATGGTCAGCCAGTGACGGTGATCCTATATCAGGAGGAACGGCTCCTACCGGTATTACCCCCGGCACTGCACCTTGCACTATTTGTTATTATGTTCCTCCTGCCACAACCTACTTGCCCACTGCAAGTTGGGGAACTCCCACAGTGGCAGCCACCACAGCTTAACCAAAAGGGCCAATTGGCCCTTTACTTTTGATTGCGTATTGTGTATAATACACACATGAACCCAGAAGATTTAATTGCTCATGCTCGCTCTAGATTCAATCACGAATCAGCTAAACGGTTACTCAAAGAAAAATATCAAGCCCGAATGCTGTTTGCTCATGCTGGAGGCATGTGGCGTGCTGGTCCTGAACTAGTAGTGTTGCTGGCCACAGTACCTCCGGGCAATGCAGTGATACTGGACTTGTACGACAATCCCATCCAGGTCAATCCTGAACAACTTCGCACCCTGGCTGTGCAATGCTGGCAAGAACAGATGAATGCCTGGTTACTAGAACACGAACAAGTGAACAAGCAACGATGACAACCGGTGCATTGATATTTGCATTTAACAATGAAAAAACAGACTATGTGGCTCTGGCAGCTTGGTCAGCTGCCAACATACATAGACATCTTGACATTCCGGTAGCAGTGGTCACAGATAACGAACATCATCCTGCACTCGCAGCGTTTGATCAAGTGATCTTTGCAGAGCCATCATCGGGTGGAACCAGGAACTTTGAAGACTACGGTGCCACTGTGACCTGGCACAATGCCGGCCGGCCTGATGCATACAATCTCACACCGTGGCATAATACCTTGCTTTTAGATGCAGACTATATAGTGGCCAGTGATCAATTGAAACACATTTGTACCAATGGTAGAGATTTACAAGCCTACACAAGATCGACAGACATACATAACAATCAAAATTTAGATCAGTTTGGCAATCCTGCCATGAGCATGCATTGGGCCACAGTAGTACAATTTCGTAAATGCACACAGGCCCGCTACACGTTTGATTGTATGAACATGATCAAACAAAATTGGCAGCATTACAGAGACATCTATCATATTCACAGCAGTACATACCGCAACGACTACTCGCTAAGTATAGCAATAAACTTATTGAATGGGCATGTACCACATATCAGCAACAACTCAATTGCCGGCGCATTGGTAAATGTGTACCCCAGCGATACGCTAACACAACTACATGAAGATTGTTATCGTGTGGCCTGGACTGATTCAAATAGAAAAAAACATCATGTGGATCTAGCAAACCAAGATTTACATGCCATGGGCAAAAGAGATTTAGAGGTCATAGTTGAAAATTACACAAGAGCAAGGCTACTTAATAACAGCCTGGAACTCAGCCACAGTTGATTACGTAGACTGCGCGAGATCATTGGTTCAAACATTAAAACATTGGCATCCAGATGCCAAAGTGTGCTTGGTCACGGATACAGATGTGTCTGATCGGTTGTTTGATCATGTGCAAGTAATCACACGTACCAATTTTGCCAATCCCTATGCTGATGACTGGCAGGTGTTCTATCGATCACCATTTCGTGAAACTATTAAACTGGAAGCAGACATGTGGATTACCAGTTCAATCGATCACTGGTGGAATCTGTTTCGCAAACGTGATTTAGTGATCAGCACAGGTTGCAGAAACTGGCAAGATCAACACAGCACAGCAAGGCATTATCGTAAAATATTTGATGCAAATCATTTGCCTGATGTGTACAATGCTGTCACTTACTGGAGATTGAGTACCACAGCAAAAGAATTTTTTGATTTGACACGCAACATATTTGAGCACTGGACTGAATACCGCAAGCTATTGAAATTCCCAGATGAGACAGCATCAACAGATTTGGTCTACGCAATGGCAGCACAGATCATCGGACCCGAACTGGTAACTTTACCATTTGCTACATATCCCAAAATAGTTCACATGAAACGACATCATGCTGGTACACAAACAGAAAATTGGAAAAAAGAATTGATTTGGGAATGGGATCGCGGCAGTTTACGTGTGCAGACTTTAACACAATCAGGAGCGTTTCATTACCATGTCAAATGAACCCGTAACTGAACAAGAATTTTGGAGTATCTTGGCAGCCATGCCTGAATCTCAACCAGTTTTCTTTAGACTGTATCATGATGATCGCGGGCGTGTATTATTCTACAGCATGGAGGATGTTCCAGGTACATACATTGAAATTGATGCAGAAACTTTTGCGTTACAGTCCACAAACGTCAGAGTACAAGATGGCCGCCTGGTTGAAGTGGTCTGGATGACCAGTGAAAAACTTCAACCAATGGAAACTGGTACACCCTGCCACCCCACAGACATAACCGTAATAGTTTCACCAAACGATCCGCACACCAAATGGAGCAAAAAAACACATGAACAAAATTGACACAGCAGATTTAGATTGCATTTATCTCACCTACGACGAGCCACAACGTGAAGAATTCTGGGTAAAGATCAAGAACATGATTCCGTGGGCCAAACGTGTGGATGGTGTTCGCGGGTCTGATGCAGCACACAAAGCCGCTGCTGCTGCCAGTGACACAGAACGTTTTATTTTGATTGATGGCGACAACTTGCCTTCTGCAGATTTTTTCAACAAAACATTGGAATTGCCCACAGCTGACTACGAGCAAGCAGTGTTCCGCTGGCGTGCTAGAAATCATGTCAACGGACTCATGTATGGCAATGGTGGCATCAGTAGTTGGACACGTGAATTTGTGAATGCCATGCGTACACACGAAGCCACTGATGGACGTACAGAAACACAAGTTGAGTTTTGCTTTGATCCCTTGTACTGGGCCATGCATGATTGCTACAGCACAACATATCCAGCGCAATCACCGTTCCATGCTTGGCGTGCAGGATTCCGCGAAGGTGTAAAGATGTGCCTGAACAAAGGTGCCAGACCCACAGTGGATGAATTTAAAAATCAAGTACTGCGTAATCTTGATCACCTGACCATATGGCACAACATTGGATCTGACGTAGAAAACGGAGAATGGTGTATGGCCGGTGCAAGACAAGGCACATACATGACCATGCTGACCAACTGGGATTACACACTGGTGCAGGACTTTGATGCACTGGCTGAAATTTGGGCCACGGTAAAAGATGGCCAGCCGAGAATACTAAGCAATCAACTAGGGCCAGAGATGGGTACACAGCTGGACCTGCCAATGGCCATATTGGAATCTGAGCAAAGTGCGTTTTTCAAATATCATTATCGATCAAACTGGTATAATCGCGGTGCTATGGTTCGAGAGATAGATGTGATCAGACAACAAGAAGGTTGGTGATGATTAAATTATCACCAGATAATTTAATTCAATATTTTACATTGCCTAATGTAAATACCACTGAGTCCTTGTTGGGAAAAAATCCGTACGATATTGTCACAAGAGATTCTGACACACTACTGGTCACCATTGGGGATTCTTGGACTTGGGGCGCTGACCTTACCGCCAAACATATTGGGTTGCATATCGATCGTAATTGTGATGATAATTATCGATTAGATAATGTGTATGGCGGAGTACTTGCAGACTACTTGCAAGCAGACTTTTTAAACCTTGGCGAGCCTGGCTCTAGCAATTGGCACATAGCTCGTAAATTAGCAGAACTTGCTAACATATCACATGATCTAAGTTATCAAAAAATTATTATTATTTGCATTTTTACAGAAACTGGTAGGGACTTCAATTCTCTCGACGATGTTACAATTGATTATCGTGATTGGTTAATTAATAATGTAGTAGATTACACAAGTTATTATGACTTTTTAAAATTTGTAAATCAACAAATTTCAGCTAAAATAATCAAGTCTTTAACCAGTCTGAGTTCGGCATGCAAGATATACTTTGGAACCAACTTTGTAGACCCTATTGGATACGAACAATTACAAGAGTATTTTTTAGACTATTCTTGGTTAAAAATTATTTGTCAACGTAATAATCTTGCTTACATGCCTGATGCTTGTTATATGGTATTTCCTTGGGTGATTGAAAAATTTGAATGTTTGTTTGATTTTGCACCCGAACTTGATCGTGATCAATGGTTAATTTGGATGTCAGAGTTGGCTGAGGATGCCAATGTACGAGCAACATTATGTAAAAAAGATTCAGTAAACTTCAATCAGTTGTTGCATCCAACAGCATCAAATCATAGATATTTTGCCGAGTACCTGTTGACACAATTATGATCAATCAATACACACTCAGTCTGGCCAATGATAAAATTTGGGCAATTGATCATCTGATAGGATTCTTAGTCCACAATCAAGGTAAAGATATTGTTTTACATGTTAATCCAGAAGCACACTGTCTATATTCTTGCGGACTATACGCCATATTAGAAAAGTTTCAATTTAACAGTGTGACTATTTTTACAAACAATGTACTTGAAACTCATCCAACATATCAAATTAAATATCGTAACATCAATACATTTTTTAGTGATAGTAAAAAATACAATCTGAGTGCGTCTGGCAAATGGAATGAACAAAAAATATTTGGAGCGTTTTACGGCAGACCCACTGCCAATCGTCTTGGCATTGCCAGTTATCTATACTCAAAATACAACAATCAGAGCGAAATTCTGCTGGCATCAAGAGTTGATTTAGTTGACAGTCGGGTGACATTTGAATTGGATAAACTGTTTGAATACGACATCGACAGCATGTCGCGTGTTGCTTATCTAATTGAAAATTTTAATTTTGGTGGAATTGATTACACTCCAATGGGAAATTTGTTTACCTACGATACACCGTTAAACAGTTTGTATGAAAATATTCTAGTAGACATCATCAGTGAACCAAATATTAAAGGAAATACATTTTTCCCTACAGAAAAATTAGTAAGGCCGGTGTTGTTGAAAAAACCATTTATTGCAATGGCTTCAAAAAATTACTTGGAGTATGTACGGCAAATGGGGTTTCATACGTTCAATGAGTTTTGGGACGAAACGTATGATGGATACGAAGGCAGTGAACGCTACTTAAAAATTTTATCATTAATAAGTACGTTGGCTTCTAAATCAAAAAAAGAATTGTATGATCTTTATAATTTCATGCAGTTTCAAATTGATCACAATTACAATTTGATTGTTAATAAATTGTACACCAAAAAAATCACATTGATTAACTAACCAGTATGCCTACCACAATTTTTATAACAGGTATTGCAGGATTTTTGGGTAGCCACCTAGCTGATCATTTTATCAGACTGGGATATCATGTCAAAGGAAATGATAATTTGATAGGTGGGTGCCAAAGTAATATTCCAGCCAAAGCAGAGTTTTATAACATCGACTGTAACAACTTGTCAGCATTGACCACTGCAATGACCAATGTAGATATTGTAGTTCATTGTGCTGCCACAGCATATGAAGGGCTAAGTGTGTTCAGCCCAAGTTTTGTAGTTAATAATGTCATGCAGGCCAGCACAAGTGTAATTTCGTCAGCTATACAAAATAAAGTCAAACGCATAGTGTATTGCAGCAGTATGGCCAGATACGGCAACCAGAAAACACCGTTTGTTGAGTCAATGACTCCCGCACCTGTTGATCCATACGGCATAGCCAAGGTGGGTGGGGAATTGATATTAAAAAATTTATGTGACATCAACGGCATTGAGTGGAATATTGCAGTACCACATAACATCATTGGTACTAGACAAAAATACGATGACCCATTTCGAAATGTTGTTAGCATTATGATTAATCGATGCTTGCAAAATAAACCGCCGGTGATATACGGCAACGGCACCCAGAAACGATGTTTTTCGTATATCGACGACTGCGTGTATTGCTTGATCAAGTTAGTGACTGACACCAACATCACAAGCCAAACTGTAAATATAGGCCCTGATGAAGAATTTGTGACTATTAACGAGTTGGCTGCACTTGTGATGGAACTCACAGAGTACAATGGCACCCCGTTGTATGTTAATCCGCGACCACTGGAAGTATCACTTGCTACATGCAGTTCTGATCTTGCCAGGCAGTTGCTAGACTATAAAACATCAACAACCTTACGCGAAGCAGTAACCCAGACCATGAACGGTATAAAACAATCAGGAGTACGACCGTTTGATTACAAATTCCCAGTTGAAATTAACAACAGCTTGACTCCGATAACCTGGCATAATGAATACTTTAACAAATAATAAAGGTGACGAGTCTGTAGACAACAAGAGCCGGTTCCTTAACTCTGCTGAGCAAATGGCAGAGAACCTGGGCCCTGCACTATGTCTTGCCAAATGGAAACAGGTAAGTTTACATTTGCCCACTGGATTAAATAACAGTTGCTACCATCCGCCGTTGCACTCTATATCCGTTGAAGATATTGGCCGCAATCCGGCAGCATTACACAATACAGATCATAAAAAACAACAACGCAAGTTGATGTTAGCAGGCGAACGTCCAGCAGAGTGTCAGTATTGTTGGAACATGGAAGATCTAAGCAAACTCAGTGATCGACATTATAGATCAGGCGAACCCTGGGCAGCAGTGGATTTTGAAAAAATAAAAAACTCAACTGGAGATGAACAAGATGTCGTACCGTCATATGTGGAAGTCAATTTTAACAATGCCTGTAACCTTAAATGCAGCTATTGCAGTCCGCAGTTCAGCTCTAGCTGGCAACAAGAAATTGACCGCTACGGTGCCTTTCCTACTTTGGTTCCTCATAACGCTCCTGAGCATTTTATCGGCCACCGCAGGCCTATTCCTGCCCGTGATCACAATCCTTACGTAGAAGCATTCTGGGCTTGGTGGCCCAGTCTATATCCTGAGCTCAAGCATTTCCGAATGACCGGCGGCGAGCCGCTGATGGATCGTAATACCTATCAAGTGTTTGACTATGTGCTGGACCATCCCAAGAGTGACTTGCATCTAGCTGTGACATCAAACTTCAGTGTAGAGCCCAAACTGTCTACCAAGTATTTTGATTATGTAAAAAGATTGTGCAATACTGATATTGAACATTTCATGCAGTATGTGAGCCTTGACTCAGGCATAGGGCCTCAAGCTGAATACATACGCCACGGGTTAGACTTTGCTCGATTGCAGAACAATGTGGAAACATATCTTCGAGACATTCCATATCGCAACAGTCTCACTTTTATTGTGACCATGAACAATCTGGCAGTGACTGGATTCTTACCATTAATGCAATGGATCTTGGATCTACGACGCAGACATAGTCAAACATATCAACGTGTGTGGTTTGATACACCTATACTGCGACAACCTGCCTGGCAAAGCCTACAAACATTGCCCGAAAGCTATGCTGCAAAATTGGAACAAGCCCGCGACTTTATGTTGGAGAATCTAGAAACAGACGCTGATCCGTTTCACGGATTCAAAGACTATGAGGTGCAACGACTGGAACGTGATATTGCCTGGATGCGATCCTCTGCGCCGCAGCCCAGTGCAATGGCAGACTTTGCAAGATTTTTTAACGAACACGATCGCCGCAGAGGCACTGACTTCAAGGCCACATTCCCAGAAATGATCACCTGGTGGAAACAATGCGGTCTACATGCTAGGTAATCACAAAGTCGTTGTGGATGAATGGGCCGAAGTTTGGGATCTCCTCAAACCCTATGCCGACGGCAGCTTCTGGCGCTGGAGTGATTTAACTCTTGATCCGTCGACTGTGTATATTGTTGGGCGAGTGGTGCTCAAAGAGAACTGGCAATCCATAACCGAATGGGCACACCAACATCCGGGAAAAATAGTGTTTTGCAATCCTGCTGAAGGATCTCAGACTATATTACTGCAACTGAAAAGATTGATGATTTCTGAGCAAATCAAATCAGGAGAAATATTGTTGCTGACCTCAGGAGATCTAGAATCTGGGTGGAACTATTGCAAGACTGATTGTTATTTTTCCAACATTGTCGAATATCTTGAAAACATTGGCGCACACGAATCTTGGCCGCAAGTGTATCACAAAAAAAACAAACCATATGATTTTTTGTTTTTGAATGGACGCCTAAGGCCACATCGCAAATATCTAATAGATCAACTACGACAGAAGAAATTATTGGATCGAGCACTGTGGACCAACTTAGGCGAGCAAGTGGAAATGTCCTGGACCAGCACATTGTTAACCGAATCAAACGAGCCAGTTAGATTGTTGCCCGAGCAGTATGAGATACCTCGTGCCTTACCCAACATGTCAGAATTGCCAACAGGATTTGTCAAACATCACCTGTTTGGAAACACCTGGGGCGATGCCATAGTCAATCCTGCGGCCTATGTGGACACGTCGTTTTCGTTGGTAACAGAAACCATATTTGATTATCCGCACACATTCCGAACAGAAAAGATCTGGAAGCCCATGATCATGTGTCATCCATTTGTGGTGGCTGCCAACCGCGGCTACTATCGAGACCTGCATAATGCAGGGTTTGAAACATTCGGCAACTTGATCGACGAGTCATTTGACCAGATTGACGATCCTACCGATCGTGCCAATAGAGTGGTTGCAGTTGTGAAAGATATATGCTATAATGGTGCTGAGGCTTTCTTAGAAGCTGCCAGAAGTGCATGTAAATACAACTATCAGCAACTTCGCGATCACAACAAACAACAACGTGCTGCTCTGTCAGCTCAACTTGAGATTTATATAAATGCCAACACACACTATAGCTAGAACTTTCCCCACCAAATGGGTGTATGGTGAGTACGAAGAAAAAATACTACACAGTCTTTCAGCACAGATCGACAGTCGATTTCCTGATCAAAACAATTTAATTTTAAATTTTACCTGGCATGGGCCGTGGACTGATACCGAAGTTGACGACTATATCTCAACTGGCAAAAAGATTGATCAGTTGTTTATTGTGTGTACTGTGGATGGTTACCTAGGCACGTTGGATCATTACATAAAACGATTAAAAGACACTGTTGGAGTTTCCACTGTGCATTGGGTGGGGAATTTTGAAAATAGTCCTTTTGAATTTAATTTTTTTGCCATAGTATGCAGAGATCATTTCAAGAAGTACAACACACAAGATCTAATTCTGACTGATGTGAAACATGCATTTGTCAGTTACAATCGCAAACCTTATCCACACCGATTAGAGTTTGTTCGAGAACTAGTGAATACCGGATTAAACAATCATGGCGTGATAACAATGGGTCGCAGTTTTCCCGGAGAAGACCACGGATTATTCATGAGCATAGGAGAGCGTGAAGAAGATTATGTAAAATATGGACATTGGTACGAGCCAGGAACAGAGTCAACTCCTCATGTGATTCCGCATGATCTTTTTAGCTTACACAATTGGCCAGTGTGGCAACATCATTTTTTACATGTGACGGGAGCAACTATATTTCCTGATTATTTGCCGGTGTTTGTTAATCAGATACATTTTAAACCCATTATTGGACTGCGTCCATTCATAATAAATGGACAGAGCAAGCAAAGTGCGTATCTCAGAAAACACGGATTCCGAACTTTTGAAAAATGGTTTCCTGGAACAGAAGTCAATACTTCACCGCCTGAGGCAGCAGAACAAAGTAAAAATCAATTGGTCAAGACCTTGCAAACCTTAGTAAAATTGTCGCCCACAGAAATGCTAGACATGTACCAAAGCATGCTGCCTGATTTGTTACACAACCGCCAGCGTTGGTTTGAGTGGGCAGATGAGCAGGCAGCGTTGGCAGAAAATATATTTCAATGAATGATTTAGAATTTAAACACACAGTATTAGACCCTCTCTCAGCCAGTTTTTGTGCGGCAAAATGGTATAACGCAACCATTTGGTTAGGAAGTGGACAGACCACAAGTTGTCATCACCCGCCAGCCCATTTAGTGGACGTATCTATGTTATCCGCTAACCCTAAGCTACTGCACAATACTCCACAAAAGAAAGAAGATCGTCGCAAGATGATCAACGGGGAGCGTCCCCCTGGCTGTGAGTATTGCTGGAAGATTGAAGACATGGGTCGTGACGCTGTGAGCGACCGTGTGTATAAAAGTCGAATTTATCCTATAGAGGCATTAGATGAAGCATTTGAAACTCCGGCAACTACTGACGTTAACCTACGAACCCTTGAAATTGCATTTGACCGCACTTGTCAATTTGCTTGTAGCTATTGTAACCCTGCTTTTAGTAGCACTTGGGTTAACGATATACGAAAGAATGGACCTTATAACGGACTTGTTAGTGATGGTCGGAACCATTTTACTCACACTCACGATAGCAGCCAACTTTATAAATTCGGTCAAACTAATCCGTATGTGGAAGCATTCTTCCGATGGTGGGAAACAGACCTCCATCGAACACTACAAGAACTAAGAGTCACTGGCGGCGAACCACTGATGAGCGCCGAAACTTGGAAACTGATTGATTGGTTTCGGCATAATCCTGGCCGCAGCCAAACAAGATTAGCAATCAATTCAAATTTAGGCACAGCAGTAGACTTGGATCGATTGTTAGACAGCATCACAGGATTGGAAGTGGACATATACACATCAAACGAAAGCATAGGCTTACAAGCTGAATACATCAGAGACGGACTGGTATGGGACGACTGGGCCAACAATGTAGAACGCCTGTTGGACTCGAGAAAGTTACGTGGTATACATGTGATGAACACTATCAATGCCTTGTGCTTGGATACATTGGATCAGTTCTTGGAATGCATAATGAACTGGAAACTAGAATACGGTCGTGATGCTGTGAGTTTTACATTGAATATATTAAGATTCCCTAGCTTTCAGTCTCCACTGGTGTTGCCTGACAACCTGCGTATGGTATATCGACAACGCCTGATCACATGGCTAGAACATTGGGCAGGTAGTGAGTTTTTACACGAACACGAACTCAATCATGTACAGCGCCTGATAGATTATTTGGATGTGGTCAAGACTCCTCATTCAGAAGCATTTGAAATGCCCAAATTGTTGAGCGACTTCAAACAGTTCTATACACAATACGATCAACGACGCGGCAAAGACTTTGGCCTGGCGTTTCCCACATTAAAACACTGGTATGACTCAATACAAATACAACAGCAGTGATTTGGTACGTGCTACTGAACTCACAAACCGCGAGCAATTTTTGCTTGCCGAATCAAAAACTTTTTGTATCTATCCTTGGATACATCTGCATGCTTACCCCACTGGAGAAGCATATCCTTGTTGCCATGCAGAAATGAAATATCCAGTGGGCAATTGCAGAACCAATACATTGAATGAAATTTGGCAAGATAAACCCATGCAAAAACTACGGTCAGACATGTTGAATGAAACTGCCAATCCTGCATGCGGACGTTGTTACGAACAAGAACAATCAGGATTCTTTAGTGGCCGTAAAAGTGCAAATAAACATCACGGGCACCATGTTAAAAAATTAGAACAAAATCCTTTTGAAATGACCTATTGGGATATACGATTCTCAAATCTTTGCAATTTAAAATGCCGTAGTTGTGGTCACATATTTTCAAGCCAATGGTATCAAGATCAAGCCAAACTAGCCGGCGGCGACTGGAAAGCTCGTAATCCTGTGTTGAATTATGCAGGCCGTACAGAAACTGACATGTGGGAACAATTGTTACCTCATATAGATTATGTTGAACAGATCTATTTTGCCGGCGGCGAACCACTGTTGATGGAAGAGCACTATCGCATTTTGGATGAACTGGTTCGTCGAAAAAGATTTGACGTACGGTTAATATACAATACCAATTTTACTCATACTGATTTAAAAGGTCAGAGTGTATTCAATTACTGGAAACAATTTGATAGCGTAGCAGTAGGTGCCAGCCTTGACGGGTCGGGGAAGTATGGTGAGTACATACGCAAAGGAACAGACTGGCAGAAAGTTGAACAAAATAGAATTGAAATGTTGAATATCTGCCCTGATGTGGACTTTTATATCAGTCCCACACTCAGTATAATGAATGCCTGGCATCTGCCAGACTTTCACCGTGATTGGGTTAGCCGTGGTTTTATAAAACCACAAGATCTCAATGTAAACATATTGCAAGATCCGTTGCATTATCGAATCGATATTGCTCCTGTGAAATACAAACAACGACTACGTGTAAAATATCAAGAACACATGGCATGGTTAGAAGGTCAGGATTCTTTGCAACGTGCTACTGAAGGCTTCAACTCAGCAATTAACTTTATGATGGCCACAGACAACACACATCTCATTGACACATTCTGGCGCAAAACACACGAACTTGATGCTATAAGAAATGAAAAACTACTAGATACAATTCCTGAACTTGAGGCATTGACATGAACAAAGGTCTTGCGCTAGGATGTAGCCATACCGCCGGTGTAGGAATCAACTACTCTGATTGTTATGTAACTTTTTTAAGTCAGCACTATCAGACTACTATTAAAAATTTAGCAGTGCCTGGCGGCAGTCATGAACAAGTTGAAAGCAATCTAATAAATGAGATCAAAAATGATTGCCCAGATTTTGTAATAGTACAATGGCCAAATCCATTCCGGCGTACAATTTGGAATGGCGAACGCTCAAATTTAGAAAATATAACAAATGCAAGTTCGGTGTTTAAGCAATTACTAAAGCTAGGGGAAAAAAATTTTTATACCCCGTGGATACAAAGCATTGTTACCTGTAACACTGTTTGCACTGTGGCCAAAGTACCAATTGTAAATATCATGTTAGAAAATCTTGAAGAACAATATTATTTAAAATTAAAAAAAGAAGGTATTGTTTTACATGTGGATGAAAAACTTCCTGGAAAAACTTGGTTGTTTGATAGTGCTGCCAATGACAATATGCATCATAGTGCCCGGTGCCATAGAGCATGGGCCGATAGACTTGTAGGATTAATAGATGAAAATACCGCACGATAAATTTTGTGTTTTGCCTTGGATCAGTATCGAAGCCAGCCCAATTGGCACAGTACGACCCTGCTGTTTAGCCGATGATGAAATTGTGGACGACAACGGTGAAAAATTTCAACTGGCCACAGCAGACTTTGCTGACATACAAAACAGCAATCACATGCGTGATTTGCGTGGAGATTTTTTAGCAGGAAAAAAACCTCAGACATGTCGTAAGTGTTGGAATGAAGAACGATCAGGCCGCACAAGCAAACGTATGCACACATTAGATCGTCTAAAACATGTTCTCAAAGATCAAGAGTGGACCAGTGATGCTAAACCGCTGATGTTCCTGGATCTCAAGCTGGGTAATATCTGCAATCTCAAATGTAGAATATGCGGTTCATGGTCAAGTTCTCAATTTGCCAGTGAAGAAATTGCCTGGCTGCCCCGAGAGGAACAAAAAACTAGTCACGCTTATCAGATGCTACGAGCTGGAGCCTGGCCCAAAGAAAACACACAATTCTGGACTCAGATTGATAGTGTATTGTCTGACATACGTTACATTGAATTCACCGGCGGCGAACCTTTCATGATTGAACAACATTTTGACATGTTGCAAGGCATAGTAGATCGTGGTATTGCAGCTCAAGTAGAAATACACTACAACACCAACGGCACACAATGGCCCGAGCGCGGACCAGAAATTTGGCGGCATTTTAAAACAGTAGAAGTGGCATTTAGTATAGACGATGTGGGGGCCAGATTTGATTATCAACGCACCAACGCAGACTGGGCAGTGGTGTTAGACAATATTACAAGTTTTCAATATCTTAAAGATCAACTGCCCAACTTGCGGTTACAATGCTGTTCAACAGTGAATGTGTTCAATGTGCGTTACATTGATGAACTGGCACGCTGGATAGCCCTGCAACGGTTTGACTTTGTGTACTGGAACATGATGCATGACGCCTGGTACTTTAGCATAGCCACTTTGCCCGACACTGCAAAAACACAAATTATTGCACACCTAGAATCGGCCAATGTGCCCGATCAATACCAAGACGAATTTGAGCGCATAGTAGATTTCATGCGTAACGGAGCATCCACCGACGGATTCATGACACGTATGAAGATAGCCGATCTAGACAGAAAACGCAATCAAGATTTACGAACAGTGGCTCCTGAATTTGCACAGATAATAGAATACACAGGTCCATGACTGTTGTATTAATGTTTCCGGCCAGTCTGACGCCCTGGCACACTCAATGCATGCTGCAAGGATGTCCATTTGAGATTTTTGATCCAGATATCGAGTACCCAACCTCAACTGTATTTTTATACAACATGTATGGTCCTTACCAGGAATATATCAAGCAACATCTTGATCAAGGGTACCGAGTCATATATGATGCCAAAAATGAACACTATGTGAATCCTGACAAACATTGGGTGCTGGACGAATTTGTGGCACATCCAGGTCAAGGAATGTTTTTGATATCCGGACATGAGCCACAAACAATTGCTGGAGTAACAATAGCAGCCACACCTTATTGGTATTGGATAATTGACCAGACAGAGTTTAAAAAATTTGGATACGACCAGTATCGGTGGAACCCCACATACAAATTTGATTTTTTCATGCAGATAAGCCTGCCTAGAGTCGACAGAGACGTGCTGTATGATATAATGGCGCCTGTGTTGCATCGCGGATTACACAGTTATCGCAGTCGTGGAATATTTTTGCCCAATGATGTTGACACAACAGCAGTACCGGATTGGCAACGATATACTAATTTTGATTGGATTGATCAATGCAATCTCACCGTGATAGTGGAAACTAACATCGACGACGCTACCATAACTGGAACCAGTATAACAAAAAATGATCAGTGGTTCTTGTGCGAAAAAACTTATAAACCTATTGCGTATGGCCATCCTTTTTTACAAGCAGGCACCTGCGGCAATTTAAATTATGTACGGCAGCAAGGATTTGAAACTTTTCCCGAACTATGGGATGAAAGCTATAGCAATTTGCCACACTACACTGATCGCGTCCGTGCTATAATGAGTATCATCCAATCATTTGACCCTGCTGCATTGTCAATGCCCATTGTTCGAGAAAAATTAAAATACAATCAAGCAAGATTTTTTGACAAAGAGTTAACCGCAAAATTCCTAGCAGAAACCATCACAAATCCTATTATTGAGTTTGCCAATGACTAAACCAGACACATTGTGCATGGCACCTTGGGTGCATACCTATCTCTCTCCGCAGACCGAGCGTCGCATGTGCTGTGCATCTAGAGAACCTGCACAAAATTTTGAACAATACATTGATACTGCATCAGGCACAGGTACTTACATACCAATCACCCTAGAACAGCATTGGAACAGTGATCACATGCGATCAGTCCGTCGCCGCATGATGGCTGGAGAACGCCTGTCTGAATGTGAAGTTTGCAATGATCAGCTACTGAACACTGATGTTTACCGCACATATTTTTGGCAACTTTTTAAACATAAATATTCAGACGCAATGGCAGCTACTAGTAAAGATGGATTTTATGAACCGTTGCCAGTGAGTTGGGATTATAGATTTAGTAACTTTTGTAATTTTAAATGTAGAACTTGCGGAGACATGTTGAGCAGTGCTTGGGAGTCAGAACAAAAGACACACCGCATGGTCGACTGGAGCAATTCCAAAAACAACTGGATGCGTCCCGAAGTGCGAAAAAAGATCACTCAGTTCCAAGACAGTCAAATTGAGCAAGAGTTTAGCGATGCCGTAGAACAGCACAGAGTAGAAGAGGTATACTGGGTAGGCGGCGAACCCTTGATGTACGAACAGCACTGGCAGTACATGCAGCGCATAATAGAATTAGGGGACGGACCAAGAGTATATGCTAGATACAATACAAACTTATCAAGAGTGGATTATCGCGGGATCAACTTGTATCGCGATATTTTGTCTGGGCTTAGGGATTGGCAGATATGTGCAAGTCTCGACGGCACAGGCCCAATTGGAGAATACATTAGAACAGGCCTTGACTATGATCAATGGCTTGAAAACTTCCGTGGAGCAATTGCAATCCAACGTCACCCACGTCAAGTCAGAATTGACTTTACGCTCACTCTGCCCGGAATGTTTGAAGTTGGCCCGATTACAGAACTCGCTGGACAACTTGGCGTCGATGTCTTGGCCAAAGTGATCTTCTCATTCAGCCCTGACATTGTAATGAGCCCGTTGGCACTGCCCAGGCATTTGTTGCATCCGTGGTTGGATGAATTGATTGCCAAAACATCAGGTGCCATGCAGGCGGTATTGATGCAGTTAAAAAATCGACCCACTTTTGAAGAACAATGGCCGGATACCTATCAACAAAGTCTTGCCCAAGGTCGTGCTCGTGTGTTACAATTGGAACAGATAAGAACACAATCTGTAACAATGACTGATATCCTATCAGCCAGACCTGCGGTATTAAAATGGTGGATGAACATTGCTTAATTCAATTGAACTAGATTTACGAAGTGCAGACAACAAACTGCTGACTGTGTACGTTGATGTGTACGACAATAGCCTTGCACATAAATGGCTTGCAGCATTGACTCATCTGATTGATAACAAATATCATTTGGAAAAAAATTATTGTTGGCTAGGCTGGGTCGAAAGTGCTCGCTCCGTGGAATATATTTGTACTCAAATCAATTGCAGCATACATGCAATCAATGCAGCAGGACTGGGTTATGTAATACAAGATTTTTTTACACCATCCAATACCACTACAGACGATGGAAAAATTGATCATGCACACATGAATCAATTACATAGTTATTTTGAAGATCTGCAAGGAGTGTCTGGAGCAATGAGTCCATATTACAACATTGCTGACAATACCACAAGATGGCACATACGTCAATTGAACTTGCTGTGTCATGAACTAGAAAGTCTGGTGTTGAGTATTCGTAAATTAAAAACGGCACCCGAATGGCGCCGACCATCACAGTTGATGTGTTGGTTACAATCTCCAAGATTCTTGCTAGAACCAGAAGACTATGAACTGTTTGGTATTGACACAATCAATCGAGAATTAGGCGGTGTATATGTAGGAGTAAATAAAGCAGTAGGAAAACATCACTGGGAAGTTTTCAATGATGAAGGACGAGACAGTCGAGTTGGCGAACTTGCTACCAGCACACTCAGATCTCAAACTGAAGCAGCTGGCGATTTTGATATTGAGTGGGCAAATAATCCTGGCGCCTTTCCGTGGCAAATCAAAATGCTTGGAGAATTCCGCACCTGGTTGATAAAAAATGGATTTGATCCTGATGATAAAACGTTGACCATTGGACATCCTAAAATCGCACAAGTAGATTTGGTTCGCAGTTTTGGTACCACAGATTACAGTAAAATTTGGGAAAAAATATCAGCACATCTAGATGTGTATAAAATACGAACTGGAACAGTCGAAGCTACATACGACTATCGCTGGAGCGATGAGGACTATGATCAACAACAAATAAAGGAATTGTCATGAACTGGATTAAAAATTTATGGAACAGAATCACATTAGAAATTCGCTATCGTAAAAAACTACGAGAACTTCGCAAGCGCGACCCATTCATCTACAAATGAACTATTTGGGAATATCTGCTGGGTTTCACGATGCAGCCGTCAGCGTGATCAGTCATGACGGCAACATCTTGTTTGCTGCTCACAGTGAACGATATAGCAAAAACAAGCATGATAAAAATCTCTGTAAAAATTTATTGTTGGATGCAATGGATTACACAGACCCTAGTCAGATTGAGTATCACTATTACGAACGGCCATGGGTCAAGGCCATGCGACAATTACGCAGTGGCGAAGGTTTTAAATGGCCCACCTGGAATAGATTGCTAGGAAATTCTTACAATTTCTTAGACCAACCTCAAATACACACTCATACTCATCACTTGTGCCATGCAGCCGCAGGGTTTCAGACCAGTCCCTTTGAAGATGCCACTGTAGTGGTGATTGATGCTATTGGAGAGTTTGATACTATCACTATCTGGGATGCTTGGTATGATTTCTCAACAGGTAAAGCTGAATACAAAAAGTTGTGGAGCATGAAGTATCCAAACAGCATTGGTTTATTCTATTCGGCAATGACCAAAAGAGTTGGGCTACGACCGCTTGATGAAGAATACATTCTAATGGGCATGGCAGCGTATGGAAAACCCATACATCTAAAGGATATGATAAATCAGTTGGTGGACAGCAAAGATATATTCACTTTCAAGCAGAATCTACACATAGGTGTTGATGAAGATTTCTTAAAAGATGCTGACAATTACAACATCGCTAGTACGTCTCAAGAGTTGGTAGAACACATGATCTCTAGAGTAATGAGCAAAGCTAGAATGATAGGTTCTAGTAAAAATCTAGTATACGGTGGTGGAGTAGCGTTGAATTGTTTAGCAAACAGATTATTGGGGAACTTTTATGAAAAAATTTGGATCATGCCCAACCCCGGCGACGCCGGCAACAGCCTTGGCGCAGCGTGTCTGGGGTACGGTGCAAAAGTCAATTGGCGTGACTGTTTCTTGGGTCATAATATTCCTGGTGATTATCCTGTTAATTCCATTCTTGATGTATTACTCACTGACAAAATTGTTGGTGTGGCTAGTGGCCGAGCGGAGTTTGGGCCCAGGGCACTAGGCAATCGCAGCTTGTTGGCAGACCCAAGAGGCAACAAAATAAAGGATCAGGTGAATGAAATCAAACGCAGACAAAAATTCAGACCCTTTGCTCCGGTTATTCTTGAGGAGTATGTTGATCAATATTTTGATATGCCTCGCCATTGGCACAACAGTAGGTATATGCAAGTGGTCGGTACTTGCAGGAATCCTGAGTTGTTTCCTGCTATTGTTCATCACGACGGCACTAGTCGTATACAAACTGTACCCAATGATGGAAGCGGAATTCGACAACTATTGGAAAAGTGGCATTTTATGACCGGCTGCCCGATGCTATTAAATACCAGTCTAAACATACGCAATGAGCCCATGGTCAATGACCGTACAGATGCTGATAGATTTGAAAAATTATACAAAATAAAAGTGTGCTAAATGAATCATAAAAAATTTAAACTCTACGAGAAAAAAGCCTTGAAGACTGTGTACTCTGAACAAGGCGGCAGTTTTCACAATGTGGTAATTGAAACCCATGCAAAAAGTTTCTTACCAAAATTAAATGTCAACCCAGATTCACTGATTGTGGACATTGGCTGCGGCCCCGGCGAGTTCATGCAAACGGCTCGGGATCAAGGTTACAACAATCTACTTGGTGTAACCCTCAGCAAAGAAGATATCAAAGTTTGTAATAAACTAGGATTTAAAACATTGAACTCGGACATGAGTGACCTTGCACTGGATGACAACAGCGTTGATCTCATCTGGTGTAGACATGCAATAGAACACAGCCCTTATCCGTTGTTTACACTGTACGAATTTCATAGAGTGCTCAAAGATCAGGCCATGGCGTTTATTGAAGTACCTGCACCAGACAATGATCGTGTGTTCATACATGAAAACAACCCCAATCACTACAGCATCCTGGGCGAAAGAATGTGGCAAGGATTGTTTTACAAATCAGGATTTGACGTTGTGAGTTTTCATCACTACAACATGACCACTGAAGTCATTGTTGTTCCTGAACGGTCTTATTTGTTTGTGATTAAAAAATCAACTGAAAGTCTAGCAGAAAAATTCTTACGAGATTTTGAACTCAAAATCTCAGACGATTGACTTGGATGATTCATAACACCAAAAAGTTTTGGAATGACGAAAAATTGTGTCGTCCCTTTGCTTATTCAAACACAATCACTCATAATTACAGTCAAAGCGATCAAGATATCTGGGTGTTGAGCATGCTGGACGGGTTACACGACGGTACCTATCTTGACATAGGAGCTGGCTGGCCCGAGCACATAAGCAACACAGCATTATTAGAACTACAATTTGGCTGGCGCGGTGTCAGTTTAGATTACCAAGATATGTATCCAGACATGTGGGCAGCAGCCGGACGAAAATCATTTGTTAAAGGAGATGGGCGGACTGTAGATTTTGATCAGTTGTTATCAGACATGCCACTAGTGATTGATTATCTTTCCATTGATTGTGATCCAGGTCGGACCACATTTGAAATTTTGCAACGTATGCCTTGGGACCGATATAAATTTCGTTTGATCACATTTGAACACGAATGCTATGCAGAAGGGCCAGAAATCAAACATGCAAGTAGAAATTTTTTATGGTCACAAGGGTACCAGTTGGTAGTAAACAACATAAGTGAGAACGGCATTGCAATCGATTATGAAGATTGGTGGGCACACCCTGATCTAATAGATACCGATCGTCAGAGACTGCATGAATTAGTGGATGAATCAGTCAAAGACTATCGGCATTATCTTTACAAGTAAGTTTCTAATCCGCCGCGACGTCGTATATCTTGTGTACAACAACTGATGCCGCCGTCCCAGAAATAGCTATGTCGTAGCTCACTGATAATTGGTTCAATCTGGTGTTTACGGCAATAGTCAAACACTTCCTTGTTGTATGCACTAAAGATCACATGGTTCTCGTCTAGTACCAAGCAATTGACATCGAACACAGTTTCGGCCACAAAGCCAGTCCACTTGGTTAGGTAGGTGTTGACAAATTCAGTAAATTCAGCAGTAGGTGTTTGCCCTTGCACATACCATGCGCCTGGCGATTGTTCATATTTGAATTTGCCCACTTCCATAGCAGCCCAGATACTGCTGTCCCAGATCTTACACACATCCCAGCCAGGAAAGTCTGCAGCCAGATTTAAATTTACATCATGCTTGCTGCTCAACAACACTCCTGGTTTGAGAATAGCAAACACAGCATCTCCATGGCCGTCAGTGATTGCTTCATGCACTCGATACTCGGTGCCTAACACATTGTCTATGATCCAGCGCGATTGTTCTGGTTTGAGAAAATCACTGTTGTCAAAGAACACATCACGACCCACACGCACAATACACGATGCTGATGCTTGATTCAATATGCAGTCTGGATCCCAATGACTGCCGTGTGGATTGATCACGCTGCCCGGTTGTGCAGTTTCATACTCTTGGCATAAGCTATCTAATTCTTGCATTGGCAGCACACGCAGCAATTGATCGCCCAGAGTGATCTGCCAATCTCTTGGAGTAAGCGGAGGCAGCGGAGCACCACCACCTTCAGTTTGATGCCATACAAAACTGTCTTTGTTGGGCAGGTCGGGCCGCCGCACACAAGCACCAAATTGTTCTATGGTCTTGGAGAGGTTGGCCAAATCTTCTTCCGTTTCAGCTAAGATTTGTTGTAGTTGATTTCGAACTTGTGCATTTTCGATAAAATCAAAATAGTCCGGAGTGTATGCACGGCCAACGATTACTTCTTCAAGTGGTTGCCAGCTGGTATAAGAATTAATAATGTTCATAAAGTTGAGTGAGTAAAGTATTTAATCTATCCGTTTTTTTGCTTAAAAATAACTGTTGATTGTGCTCAATGTCAGCTCGACATTGCTCAAACATTTGTGGTAAGTAAGGCCTTGCTTGTTGTATTGATGCCAATAATTTTTGCCATCTTGCAGTGGAATTGGTTTCCAAATCGTATGAATTGTCTAGCACATGGTCAAATGTTTTGTAACCCAACTCTCGTAAGGTTTGCAAACTGCCTGCACATCCGGCTATGAAAAACATCTGACCATGTTTGATTGGTTTAAAAGTTTTTTCAGTTAAAAAAACGCCACCACTTTGATCAGCATCAAAGTGTGTTTCCACTATGATATTACAATAGCTATTGGTATGATAGTTAGGCTCAGTCTGGCTGTGATCATTGCGTTGTTGATTTGTTAATGCGTCGGCAAAGTAAGGTGCCTGTTCTAAGAATTGTTCAGTGGCTGACCGTAACTCCATTAGTAAATCAATCTCGATGGGATTATCGTTGTCAAGACTACCAGTTTCGCAATAACTCCAGAGGCTGTTGTTCAACAGTGATTGCCGATGTAAGTCAGCCATTATAGTAGCCCGCCAACTTTTATGCAATCTAGTCAACACTGTAAAATCGTATGGTCTTGGATCATGATGTACAGCCAGTGCTGCCACGTTCAAATTGCGTTGGTAATACCACAGTTCAAAATCAGTAAAATACACAAACCCAGGAAGTTTTGCAGCAGCAGTATTGGCACTGACAAAACGATAACAGTCAGCAGGCATAAGGTGATCTTCGGCCAACTGATCTAGTCGGTGTTTTATACGTTCGGGGTTGTCACCTTCGTGATAGCAAAACAAAATTTGTAACCGATCTTCACGAAGTTTTTTACGAATTTCTGGAGTCAACAGTGAAAAATAATCAATAGCAAAATCAAAAAAACCCAGTGCTATTGGATAGTAAGCATTGTCGGGCAACGGATCATTGATGTTATAGATGTTGATCCTGACACCATGATAATCGCAGTATTCCTGCAATCTCAAAGGAATTGTGCAAGGATAATGCGATTCAAATTCTCGCCATTCCTGGGTGTACGGTTGTGCCTGCCATGTTGCCAATGCAGGATATATTTTACCGTTAATTGTCTGATCCGCAACTAAGTTCAATTCCATCCAACATCTCCTGTAGCTCTTTCCACAACACAGCTTCAAATCCGCCATTGTAAAAATGATTCCAATTGTGTTCAATGACTTCTTGCGCCATGTCAAATAGATCTTGTTTGCCCTGTGTTGGCAATTCGTCTAGGCTGCGTAACAAGCTGGCAATGCGAGCAATACGATCTTGGTCGTCGGCTTGATCATAACTTTCGTCCCATATGTGTCCAAATGTACGGAATCCATAACTACGCAAATATTCGAGACTGCCCCGGGTGCCTACTATAACAAATGGCATGCCTAATGCAATAGGTTTGAATGTTTTTTCAGTTAGATGCCATCGTCGTCCAGTGGCAACAGTTTCGGTCACTAGATATAACAAACTTTCGGCAGACTCGTCAAACAGACTCAACCAGCAACTGTGCATGGGATGATCAGACTCGTTGGCAAAATTTATAGGCAATGATTGTGCAGAAAATACTTGTTCAATGTCTGGATACTTAGATTTCAATGGTGCTATTGCATCTAAAATGTCAATATTCTCTGCCGGACATGTTGCGGGGCAAGAAATATTGTTGTTGGTCATATTGTTTTTGAATATGTGATACAACATTTCTAACCGATGTTGTCGTTCTCCGGCTATGATACGATTGGGGGATATGAATGTTTTAGTGATCTTTCGTTGTTGAATTGGCTGAATCAAAAAAGTTTTGTTGTATCCGCGATACCAATCTAATGCAGCCCATCCATGGAAAAAATAGTAATAATTTTTCCATCCGTACCGGGCACACACTGTATCCACTGTATCACTATCACGCTCGCTGGTGCAGATGGCTCCGGCACTTGTCCACTTGTAATTAATATCGTTTGTATATTCTCTAACACGGTCGAATGTTGCGGTGTGTATGTTCAAATGAATAGGCTCTTGGTCAAAAAAGAATATATAATTGTGTTCGCGTATGTCGTTTCTGCCGTACGTGATCACACTGTCAGGATCACTTCTTCCAAATGGATCACATGCTAAAATGCGGGCGCCTGGACGATTATGTTTAATCCAAGGCCAAAAAGTATTATTATAAATCTCGTCTATTCTTATCATGTTTGATGTATTTTATTCCGGAACCCGGCCCAATTTGTTTGCACACGAGCAGGCAGTGGAGTCTGTTGAGCAAGCACAGCAGATGAGCCGCACTCGTTTTTTCTGGTTTGTAAATTACTTATCTGACTATACTGGTTTTAATTTTCTTTGGGAACCTGTGCCTTGGCAGGCACATCAACGACATGCCTGGTTTGATCAATATCAGATTGATGCAGGTGTGTACCTTGTGCCCAAAGATGGATATACAGACACAAACTATCATGTTGATCACGTGATACACAGACTGCCCAACGTTGATTTTTGGCACATACCCAAATGGATTGATCCTGCTAGTATAAACTATAGATGGGCTCCTAATCCTACAGATCCTCCTTACATATACGAGTTTCCTGTAGAATGGGATTGGGATAGGGCAGGTGGTCCTGAATATAGAATTCCGGGAGCAACAGAACGCAAGTACATGGATGTGTTTGTTACTCGTACACAGTCAGATCGACAAGACTGGCAAGTACACGACAATGTAGACTGCAACGACCCGGTATTCAACTGGCATCCAAATCCATTTGATCCACCGATGATATATGTTTTTGGCAATCAACACTGGCCTGCAGAAATACGTGCCAGTGTAGAATATCATGTGCCTGGTGCCACTGTAAAAAAATACATGGATAACATTCGAACTGTGCGATTGCCCAGCAAGGATCAGTTCACGTGTTTATATCCTTGTAATTTTGATTGGTCGTGGGAACCAGACCCGGGCAGCCCGCCCTACATCTATGTGTTTGGCAATCAATGGTGGTCAGCTGAAAAAATGCCCACGGTAGAATATCACATGCTTGGTGCAACAGAACGCAAGTATATGACTCAGCCTGCATGTTTATTGCCTGCATACGAAAATTGGGTCATCCCCAGCACAGTGGACTATAACAGCGTGGATTTTTCTTGGCAACCTGATCCAGGAGACACACCATACATCTATGAGTTTGCCACACAATGGCAACCCAATGGAGGTGCTGTGTATAATGTACCCGGTGCAACAGAACGCAAGTATGTGGACATACAGCACTGTAGATTGTCTGACACAATAAACTGGACAGTACCTGACTATGTCGACCCTGACAGTGTTGATTACTCTTGGCACCCAGACAACACAGAACAACCATACATCTATGAGTTTGCCACACAATGGCAACCCAATGGAGGTGCTGTGTATAATGTACCCGGTGCAACAGAACGCAAGTATGTGGACATACAGCACTGTAGATTGCCCAATAAATCTGCTTTTAAATTGCTGGAATACATTGACAAATTTGATTATTCGTGGCATCCGGACAACACAGAGCCAGCCTACAACTATGTGTTTGGCAATCAGCATTGGCCAGGCACAGACATGCCCACGGTCATGTATGAAATGTCTGGCAGCACTCATAAAAAATTTGTGGATAGTCCAGTTGCTCGGCTAGGCAGTTGTATGGGCAACTGGAGAATGTTTGAAGACATTGACGACGGTGTCTGGGATTGGACCTGGCAGCCAAACCCCCAGGATCCGCCTTACATTTATGCGTTTGGTAATCAATGGAATCCACCAGAGTACAAGGTCAGCATACAGTATGAAGTAGAGGGTGCTACTGAAATCAAGTACATGGATCAACGCACACGCAGACTTCCGCAGCCGCAATTATTTGGACATAATTTAGCAGTAAGTGAGTTTGATTATTCTTGGGAACCAAATCCGTTTGATCCACCGATGATGTATGTGTTCGGCAACCAATGGAACTCGGCTGTGCTAGAACCCACAATAGTGTACAATGCCGGCGGCACTGAGATCAAGTACGTCGATGACATCATAGCCAAAGTAGCACAAGATATGAGTGCATGGGAATCATTGGATGACATTGAAGAATTTGATTACTCTTGGAGACCTGATCCTACGGATCCTGCTTATATCTATGTGTTTGGTAATCAATGGCTTACCCCAGAACAACGCCCTGCACTAAGATACTGTGTAGCAAACGCAACAGAAATCAAATACATGGATCATCCGCGAGCAAAACGTCGTGGTGATCACACACGCTTTGTTCAACATTATCCTGTGGCATTTGATTGGTCGTGGGAACCCGAACCTGGTAGCCCACCTTATAATTATGTGTTTGGTAATCAGTACTACAGTGCAGAAGTCATGCCCACGGTTGAATACCGCATGAGCACAGCCACCGAACGCAAATACATGGATATCCCTGCACAGTTATTACCCAATCGTAGCGATCATTGGCACATGCTTGTTGACTGTGAATGGGACTATACTTGGAGACCTGAACCAGGAAGTCCACCTTACATCTATGTGTTTGGCAATCAATGGTGGTCGTCTGAAAAGATGCCCACTATGGAGTATCACATGCCCGGTGCCACAGAACGCAAGTACATGTCCGCACCTTTGGCAAACTTGTTGATTGACATGACCAATTGGCATGTGCCCGAACATGTTGATGTAACTGACATGGATTTTTCTTGGGTCCCAGACCCAGGCGAACCTCCTTACATATACCAGTTTGCCACACAACATCAAAAGACTGGTGGACCGCAGTATCGAATGCCCAATGCAATTGAATTCAAGTATGTGGACATGATGCGAGCCGAAGTTAAAAAAGAAGCCGCACCTGTGTTTGAAATTGATCATTTAGATAACAATGCAGGCCAAATTCCCAACGTGATCAAGAAGATTCGTTATTTTGACAACTACCGTGATACCCTGATACGCTTGGCCAAAAGTCTGGTAGGTGAATACGAGCATGTGTGGGTATGTTCCAGTATTTGTGATTATACCAACTTTGACTTTTCGTGGCACCCAGAAATCTGGCAGAGCACCATGCTGCATGTGTTTGCTAGCGATGAACAGAAATTTGGTGACACGTTCTACATGCATGTGCCTAGCTTTGCTGAACGCGCCGAGAAGAAACAGTTATTGGAGTGGTACAGTGTAAACTACGTGTCGCGACGTCAGGTGCCACGCAGACGCATGCCTGTTATAGAACACAATCATGACAGTCAACTTGAAGCAGTCAAGTCAATTGAATGGGCAGGCCCACTGGCATTGTTCACTACCAACGGTGAACCTATGACTATTCCAGCTGTGAATTTATGGCGCTCAGAAACCAAAACAGTAACACCACTGAGTCTGGGAGCAGGTGCAGTTGTCGTTCCAAAGTCTGCTGTACCATACATCAAAACACAATTGTATGATTATCCATATATTGACAAAACACATCGTAACCATCAACAAGACCCACTGTCAGACGTGATTTTCATCAGTAACGGTGAAACCATGGCTGATACAAATTGGAATCAATTACAGTCATTATGCCCAAGAGCCAAACACAGTAATGGTGTCAATGGTAGAGAAGCTGCATACAAAACAGCAGCAATGCTGAGCAACACTCCTTGGTTTTTTGCTGTGTTTGCCAAGACTGAGGTGTTACCAACATTCAAATTTGATTATCAACCCGATCGTATGCAACAACCCAAACACTATATTTTTCACAGCAAAAATCCAGTCAACGGGTTAGAATACGGTGCTATGAATATCAACTTGTACAATCGACAGTTGGTATTAGATACTGCACCAGGCATTGATTTTACATTGAGTGAAGCACACGAAGTAGTTCCTATCTGTGCTAGCATATCAAGATTCAATACTGATCCGTGGGTGACCTGGCGTAGTGCATTTAGAGAAGTTCTGAAACTACAACGAGAAGTTGATCTGGGTGCCGATGTAGAGATACAGTATCGCCTTAACATATGGCTTACAACAGCACAAGGTGAGAATGCCAATTGGTGTCTGCAAGGTGCTGCTGACGCACAAACTTACTACACCGCAGTCAACGGAGATTATGAAAAACTGTTATTGAGTTTTGATTGGGCTTGGTTGCAAGACTATTACTATAGTTTGTACCACCAACGCCCTTGGTTAGAATCTGTCTAAATAAGGTTGTGACAGCAACCAATCAAGATATTCGGGAATACCTTGTTCAATGTCTATAGTGGGATTCCATCCAGTGAGTTCGCGTAGTTTGTTACTGTTTAATGTATCACGATTTGGATAAAAGCTATCGTGCGGCAAACAATCAATCTTGCTGGGAATACGATGTTGTATAAGTTCTGCAGCTTCTAAAATACGTCGACCATTACCTCTTGTGCAATTAAAAATTTCATTGGCACATGCAGCATGAGTTGCAGCAGTAGCAAAAGCATCAGCAACATCGGTGACCCAGGAAAAATCTAATCGATTTTCGGGACCATGCACTTGTATTTGACCTTGAGTAAGTGCAGCCACTGCCATTTTTGATATCACCCGCACCACAGTATCTCTTGTGCCGTATAATGCACTGGGTCTTAGAATACTGTATTCTAATCCATGTTCCTTGTGCCAAATTTTACACATTTGTTCGCATTGCAGTTTATAACTGCCGTACAAGGTCAATGGATTACACACAGCAGTTTCGGTAGGAGCAGACGAACCAAATTCTCCATACACCATGCTGCTGCTGGCCAGTACAAATCTTTTCACATGATGTTTGACACATAGATCCAATGCTATAGCCGTGGCAGTGATCATGTTTTCTGTAGCGTCAATTACATTGCGTTTGACCATCTTGGCATTGGGATATGTTGCCAAATCAATTGCCACATCAAACGACTGTGTTTCAAACACAGACTGCATGAATTTGAGATCCGTAACATCACCAAATGCAAAATTATGAGCTGGCATATGTGTTAGACGTTGTTCAAGTATGGGATTGTATTCCCAATCAGGATAGTCTCCATAGGTATGATGCCGGTCCACTACTGTGATGCTGTGTCCTTGGTCTGCCAGCACCTTGGCTGTGTGATGACCAATAAAACCATGACCGCCCAATATCAATATGTTCATTGTAGTATTTTTCCTATATGTTCTACTTCTGCATCAGTCAATGTGTGTTGATTTGGCACACTAAAACTGATTTTGCTGAGACGATCACTGTTGGTTGCAACACCCGGGTATAAGTATTCTTGGTGAATCGGTAGTTGATAATGAACAGCACATTCTATTCCTGCATTGCGTAATTCAACTACAGTTTGATCTCTTAGATCACTTTGGAATACCAGTTTACTGTAGGTGTGTTGTTGTAGATGTTGTTGCATGCCTGATTGATATTTACTACGTTCTATTAAATATTGAGCAATTTTGTTTCTACGTGTTTGCCAGGTGTTAGAATGATCTAATCCAGACCATATGCAGGCCGCTTCAAAACTACTGATCATACTGTTAAGTCCAGGATCGATAGCATGATCTGAGTTGCGATTCTTACCATGTAATCGCAACAGTCTGCATGATTCAGCAACAGCATCACTGTCAGTGAGCACAGCACCTCCACTGCCCCAACTGCTGATAGGTTTGCTTGGAGCAAAACTTACACAGCCAACTACCCCATTTTTGGCACTCCAGCAGGTACCGTTGTGACTTTCTAGACTTTGTGCAGCATCGCTGATCAATGGAATTTTCAATTGATTTAACGACTCCCAATGACTCATGTTACCAAATATATCAACAGCCACCACAGCAGCACAATCAGAAATTTTGCCAACGTCAATACAATAGTCATTGCCAACATCTATAGGTACAACTTGATGTCCGGCACGTGCCACTGCATGTGCAGTAGCAGTAAATGTATAACTGCTCACAGCCACACGAGACTGCGGAGGAAGATTCAATGACTTAACGGCCAAAAATAATGCATCAGTGCAACTGGCAGTGGTCACACAATGTTTACGTCCATACTGTTGAGCCAGTCTCTGTTCTAATTTTTTTATCAACTGACTATTCTGAGCCAGTCCTTGTGCATGATCTTGTTCAACCAAGTGCCATACCTGTTCGCGTATGGTTCTCCAGTTTAAACTATTTTGAAATAAAGATATCATACTAAAAATAATTGTTTACCACAGTAAATGCTTCGGCTAACACTTGCTGATTACGCTGGGCCCAATATTGGTTGGTCACACGTACATGTTCTATATCTTCAAGACCAAGATAACTGTTATAACATTTCAACAAAGTTTTTTTAAATTCCCATTGATCTGATATGTCTACAAACAAATTTGGCTGAGTAGAATAGTGATGGCAATAGGGCCATTGATGCATAATCCAAACTTGTTTGGCCAACTTCTTTACTATGGGCCATACCAAATGATAAGTGTTAACATGGTCTTGATGGCTGTCTTCAAAATTTGGTATGATAGCAATGTCACAAGATTCCAACAACAGAGACAATCTAGACATAGTCACATTGTCTCTTACCAAATTAGGTCGACCATTGCTGTGTAAATCAGTATCAAACACACGAAGTTCAAATTTTGAATTTTGATAACTACAATCTAACTCTGCTTGTACTACTGATTGGTCACGCCCTGGGCGATCCTCTGAACTGGGACGCACAGTGATTACAGAGATTATCTCAGCACCTTGTTCTTGAAATTTTTTCAGTGTTCCTGAACATGCAATTTCAACATCATCAGGATGCGGAGAAATTACCAATATTTTCATCGACGATTCCAGTAAAGGCTACTTTTAAACCAGGCCAGGTAATTATCAAATCCTTCTGCTACATCAACTTTGGGATCATATCCTAACACAGCTCTAGCACGATCAATATTCAACGCACCGCGTGATGGAAAGTCTGCGTCTTTATCACGCAATTCAATTGTGCCATTGGCTACAATTTTAACAATCATCTCAGCAGCCTGTGACAAGCTCACGCTGTGGCTTTTTGTGATGTTGAAAGTTTGATTAGCAGCAGCAGGGATTAGTGCAGCAGCCACAACACCATCGGCAGCATCATCCACATAGGTAAAGTCTAATGTTTCGTTTGCTCCGTTAACTTTAAGCACTCCGCCGCGCATTGCTGTGAGCATGAATTTTGATACGACGCGGTCTTCCACGTCCAAGGGGCCATATACAGCACTAGGCCTAAGTATAACATAATCAAAACATCCCCTACGATTGTAGTCTTTAACAAGGTCTTCTCCTGCAAGTTTCATAATGCCATATTGTCCTTGTGGACGGCATACAGCGTCTTCGGTCACATCATTGGCAAAGTCACCATACACCATTGAGCTTGAAATGTAAACAACTCGTTTCACATGGTGTTTTTTGGCACTCTCAAGTATGTTGATCAAGCCTTCCATCATGACTCTAGCACCCCATGCAGGGTTGGCATTTACAACTTTCTGTCGAGGAAAGCTGGCCATATGGATCACTACATCAGGCTGTTCAATTTCAAATATGTCATTGATAGTTTCTCTATCACAGATGCTTTGAGTATACATGTGCAAAGGCGACTGCTTTATTTTCTTCAGTCGCTCACCAATCAAATAATCAAGTTCACTTTGAGGAATCATTCCATACGTGGTTTGATTATCAACAACGGATACTGTGTGTGATTGATCTTGTAGTCTTTTGACCACATTGTGCCCAATCAGTCCAAGCCCGCCTGTGACTAGTATTTTCATTGTCTTGTCCATTTCAATTTATAAAACATGTAAACTTTTTCATCCATCACAGTAAATTTACCAGGGCGATCCCAGTAGCAACCATCTGCAAATTTTCCTGGCGGTCCGTATGTTTTTTCTAACCACCGATACTCTTCGTCCTTGAGATTTCCGGCTACATGCAAATATGTTGGAACAAATTCTGTACCGTTCCAGATCTGTTTTTTCACAGGAGGACGAGGAACTGCTACATCTCGTTCGTCTATGTATTCAATCATTCGTTCGTGTATGAATTCAGATTTTGGTGTTAACATATTTTAGTTTGTAAAACGTTTGGTCTGATTCTTTCATGCGTGCCATGATAACAAACTCAAATCCGTATGTCATATGATCAACTGTGCGTACCCACCAAGGAGGTTCCACAGCATGCTCCATCACAAACTTACCAGCTTCGGTTTGTTGCCATTCGTATATGGGCTGAGCAGCGTACAGCACAGGATCTTCTACATCTCCCAAGAGAAATCGATGCACTGGCAAGTCAGATATTGTCACAGCCTGGCCATTGACTATCTTGGTCCGTCGTGGTTTGCTGTGTTTGTTATGTTCTCGATCTAGATCGCGTAAAATGGTCATGTGCTAGTATAGCACGCCGTTTGATTTTATGCAACTAAATTGGTAGCCATTGGAAAGATTTGAGCAATTACTTGAGCACATGCCACTGCCACTTGTTGATGTTCTCGTTGTGTGCCATTGGCACTGCGTAACTGAATGAAGTGTATCCAACTGCGTAGTGTGCCATTCATGTACAGTCTACTGACTGTGTTGCCTTCGGGCAATATGGCTCTGGCTTGTTCTTTGGCTATGCCTAATTCTATAGCCCTGGTATAGTGTTTGCGTGACAAATCTATTACTTCTTGTTGAGCACTATCCCACCACAGTGCTAGATCTTCATCTGATGATTCTATACTGTTTTGTCTGTTTCGAGTGTCTTGTAATCTAGCGGCTCGCCGTACAAAGCTGAGATCCTGCGTTGGATCAGCATAACGTTGGCTGAACTCTTGGAAGCTGAAACTTCTGTGTCTGAGAATTTGTCTTGCAATATCTCTTGTGGTAGTAATTTCAATACAAGCTGAGACCATTTCGAGTGGGCTCCAGTGTTGGTGTTCAACGAGGTATTGAATAAGTCTTTCTGAAGTTTCTGTGTTGAATTGATTGGAGGGATTGCTAACACGGGCACAGTATGCAATGAGATCTTGTGCATTTTCAATTCCCATGCTAGCAAATTCTTCAGTTGGCTGGCTGTGACTGAGCAGTCGGACATTCATAGGTCTTTTAATAGCTTGTCTGTTTCTGGCTGCACCATGTTGGCCACAGCACTAACGTCAACCACAAAGTCAACGTCACGAACCGAGTCACCTAGATCGGTCAGAGTACGATTGAGAGCAATTTCAATTTGGTCTGTGTCCAGGCCCTGGCGCCGTAGTGTTTGTAAGTTAATGGTTTTTTGTTTGCGACCATCAATTTTTATAACAACCTTCTTGATACACTCAAGTGGCACTTCGGTCATTGACACTTCGTTGATAATATGTTCCCATCGGTCAAGAAACTCATCACTGAACGGCATCTGAAGTCACTGGCTTGGCTTTTGCAGGACGACCTTTTTTTGGAGCAGTTGTTACAGCCGCAACAGGCGGAGCAACAGGTATTTCAGCAGGGCCATTTTTTACACCGGGGTACATGCGTTGTGCATCTTTCTTCATGCGAGCAGCTTCTGAGATCATGCTCTTGGCTTCAATCTCCATGCGTTTGGCCTGAGACAACATATTGTGAGCCAATGTTTTATCATCTAATGCACCATTTGAGCTGGCCATTAATGGAGCCACAGGCGGCGTTACTGGCCCACGTTCTTGGCTGCGTTTGTATTCAGCTTCGGCCTTGCGCTTCTGTGCAGGATCCACAAACCCAGTATTTTTGTCAATTTCTTGTAGACGTTTGAGAGCAGCGTCTCCAGATTCCATCTCACGAATGATCTTGTTCATCTCATCCAGCTTGACTGAGCTTTGGCTAGTGGGTGTCACAATGATCTGTGCAGTGGGTACTTTCTTGATCATGCCTTCTTTGTGCAATGCTTCCAATTGTGCGCGGCCATCGGGCAACAAGTTTCTGTGTAACACTTCGCTCAATTGTGTAGCTGCCTGACCAGGCGCACTTTCTAATGTGGCCATAATGCTGTTATGGATATGTGTGGGCAATGTGTCTGGATAAATCACAAGGCACATGTGCTCCTCATTTGGCACTTCTCTGAATAATATAGCAACCTTGCGATCACCGTGACGTCCGATATGTTTAAGCATTTTGCTCTCCTTGTGGATTTGGTTGCTCGGGAACAGGAGCAGGGGCACTGGATGCTGCTAAGAAAGCAGAGAGTTTTTCGTATATTCCTCCCACCAGCGTCATCTCATTGCCACGTATGGCTCCGCGAGTGATCACTGTGTCCAGTATAACTTTGATTGACGCTAGGTCAGCAATGGTTAGTTGTTTGTCGTTCATGTAGATATTTACAAAAGAAAACCTCCTAAGATAAATTTCTTAGGAGGTTTTGGCTAAATTTGTTTTGATTATTCGGCGTCGTCGTAGTAGGCATATTGTCCCCAGGGCGGAACAATGGTTGTGGTACCGTGCAAGATCCAAACAGTATCAGCATAGTTCTCATCGCCCCAGCTGCCCCAGGGATAACCGTCAGTAAACACAACCAGGCGTTTGGGTTCGATCTCGTTGTCTTTTAGGTATCTAAAAATTGCATCAAAATCAGTACCACCACCACCTTGTACTTCGTAATCTCGGATATCATCCAAATTCTCCGAATCATACTGTTGCGGATTGTAGCATTCGGTATCGAATGTCACAACATGGATTTTGTAAGCAGGAAACGATTCCATGATACTAGCAGTCTCGCTCAAGATATCCTTGAGCATGCTCTCGTTCATTGAGCCCGAAGCGTCGATAAACAGTGCAATATCAATCATGGGATCCAGCTTCATGCCAGGCATCACAGCATCCATGTGCCAACCTTTACGGCTGGCTCGCATCCAGGTGTAGTCACTCTTGATTGTGCTCTCCAATTGCATACGCAACAGTTCGCGCCAGTTCATCTTGGGCTCAGTGAGATCTTGGATTATGCGCTTGACACCGGCAGGAATATTGCCAGCACCATCCACAGTAGAAGCAGCCGCCAGCATGGCTTCTTTGATTTCATCGCGGATAGCTCTGCGTTCTTCTTCACTCAGCCGAGGACGACCTTTGCCGCTGCCATCAACCTCTTCACCATCACTGCCTTCGCCATCGCCTTCGCCATCCAAATGCTCGTCGATCATCTTGTCAATGAGATCACTCATGTTGATCTTTTTAGCATTCTTCATCAAGTCGTCGTACACTTCTTCTGAGCTCATGCCATCGTACTCGTACAATGCAGGCACTGTGGTAATCAGCTCGCCTACTTTGTGTTTGACCAAATCTGCATTCACACAGAAGTCGTTAGCGATATTCCAAATCTGCGGATCGCGTTCGCCACGACGTCCAAAATGGTCATAAACACAATGCAACACTTCGTGACCAAACAAGAATTCAATCTCTTTGGTCTTGAGCATTTTGATAAAGCGACTGTTGTAATAAAAATTACGACCATCTGTTGCCGCAGTACCGCACCATTCATCGGCATTGACCAATTTCAAACGTGTGGCAAGATTGCCAAAGAAACTGGCCTTGAGCAACAGACCTACACGGGCTGTGACTAATTTCTCACGTACCTCGTTGTCTATCTTAGGGTCAGTGGGTCCAAGTAGATTTTTGTACTTGTCGGATTCTTTTTTGTTATTGGTGGTGCCAGCTGTGGCATACAGTACATTGGGATTGAAAAATTGCATGACTACTCCTTTTTTGGACATACGTGTATTATAGCACTGGTGCCAATACCGGTCAACCAGCACTAGAGATATTTAAGTTGGAACCAAGATAATGCTGACTCGTTGTAAAAGTCTAGGTGAATTTGGTGTTGTAAATATCCTCTAGGAACAATATCATCTCCTTGGTGATTTTTATTGACAGTGATCCATTGATTATGATTTCGAATTGTGAAACCTAATTCACGTTTCAGTACCCAGGATATAGCAATTGTAGATCCGTACTCAGATAATATCTTTTGCCATATGCTATCCCAATAGTCAGTATCATTAAAAATAACAAGATTGGGCTTGACTACAATTTTTTTCTCTGTTGTCATACATCACGGACATGGCTCAATTGAAACCAAGCCAGTTCTTTGTCCGAATTTACATATATTCGATAATTTTTATATTGAGTTGTAAATGCCCAGTGAAAGTTTATATCGTTGTCCTGCACCCGCGACAGGCCAGCCAACTTTTGTTGCACTTCTGCTTCTTGACTCCAACCAAAGTTGGTATTGAACCAACGACGAGCACGATCAAAGTCCAACGCGCCAGTGCCAGTGCTAGCCCAAGACGCTTTACTGAACTCAATTGAGTATTTGTAAATCTTGTAATGACGATGGCGTCGATCCAATTTGATTATTTCGTATTTCATAATTGAAAACGGGCCCGGAGGCCCGTTTTTTAGTTGCCGCTTTGCAGGATGTATTTGCCAAATCGTTTGTGAAACTCATCAAAGTGTTTCATCTTGGTTGGCAAAAATGGCAAGTCGTATGTGGTCAACGCAATACGAGCACCCATCACAGTCAGCTCAGTCTCAAAGTTATTCATCATGTAGCTGAGGAAGTTGTCAGCCATTTCGTGGAACTTCTTCTGTTCCACTTTTTTCTCCACTGCATCTTTCAGCTCGTAGCACATGGAAATAACCAGACTGTACATGGCACTGACTTCTTTGAGATTCAAATCCTTGACTTTGCCACTCAAGATATCTTCAGGCTTGGGCATGCGTCCTGCCACCTTGCGGTGTGCCATAAACTTTACTGCAAGTCCTTCACCGACTGTGCCTGCTACCAAGTTGGTAATGGTATCGTCGTCGCCGTCGTCATCTTCCAACAATTCGCTAACGAATGTCCAGGTACGCGGAGTAGCGAATGCACGGCTTGAGCTCTTGGCATCAAAGTCGTACAGGTCTTGCTTGGCAAAACTCAAGTAACCCACAACGTCTTTGTGGATGTTGTTGAGCACAGCCCATTGTTGCCAGCTAGAAAAGTCCACCTTCATCTCTTGATGCAAGAAACGATTTGCCAGTGGCGTGGGCATACGGAACGTTACACCTTTGTCGCTTTCGCGGTTGCCAGCAGCCACCATCACTACATTCTTGGGCAAGCGATATTTGCCAATGCGACGGTTGAGAATCAACTGATACGCCGCTGACTGAACACTGGGCGCGGCACTGTTCAGCTCGTCCAAGAACAAGACCACAATAGGATACTGACTGGCCATTTCTTCATCGGGCAGTTCCACGGGAGGAGCCCAATCCATCTTGCCCGAGTCCTTGTTGTAGAACGGAATACCACGGATGTCAGTGGGCTCCATCTGTCCCAGGCGCAGGTCGATCATGAGACCGCCTAGTTCGTTAGTGATACCTTCAACCAATTCGCTCTTGCCAATACCCGGAGGGCCCCACAAGAACAACGGACGTTGAACTTTGAATGCTTTGAGCAGGCTCTTGCGAGCTTGATTAGAAGTAACTGTGCGTGCGTCTGAAACTGCCATAAAATGTTCCTTAGTTATGTTGCGATGTGTTTATTGTAGCAGACTGTGAATTTCCAGTCAACTGTTTATTTCTGTGTAATGGTGGTCTTGAACAAGATGCCGCATAGGGTGCTGATACCCCAAGCCTGAATCCAACCAATCTCTCGGATGCCTGTTACTGCGGGCATTAAGCATTCATTCCACAGGATCATCACCGGCCAACTTAGGAGGAAGGAGATGAACAGCAAGGTAACAATGCTGACTACCATTGCGGTGAGTGCCACAATTAGATTTTTCATATCACTCTCCTGTGTAGAATTCGTAGATCTTGACGCTGGGATCCAACTTCTGCAGTTCTTGTGCAGCCGTTGACAACACCTTGTGACGGTGTTGAACTTCTGCGCGAGATAGTTCGCCATCGCAGGTCAAGTTCTCTGGGCTGAGGTCTGCATCCAGTGCGTCAGCCACACGCTGGCGACCTTGGGCAGTTTGGATCTCAAACTGCTCGCCTTTGAAAATGGCGTTCCAGCGATTCTTACGGTCAATGTATGCTTGCAATGCTTTCATATCAGCTCCTTGTTGCGATGTGTTTATTATAGCAGTTTGGACAATACCGGTCAACCGTTTTAAACGGCTTCCAGCATGTTGGCAGGCACATTCCAGCGATTCACGGGCGTCTTGACCAGCACAAATTTCAGCTTGACTTTTTCCACTTGGCCCACGTAAGTGATACCGTTTTTGGTGCTGGTGAACTTCACACGATCACCCACTGCAAAACTGCGAACTTTGGACTTGGTCAGCTGGCTGCGAGCATATTTCACAGCATCAATAATGGAACTCAGTTGGTCGTTACTAAATGACCCAGTGATGATTGCAGTGTTAATTGCGGTGATATCCATTTGAAACTCCTTTTTGCTGAACATGTGTGTATTATAGCAGTTCGGGCAATAGCGGTCAACCAGAATATTGTGGGTTTTTTGCAACAAAATCCAGGTATTTTGGGCAAAAAAATACGGGAAATTCTGTTGTTTTTACACAACAAAATCTCCCGTTTAAATGTACCAAATTTCTCGAAATCCTTCTTCCAAAGTGGGCTCTTCCCAATTGGCAATCATATGATCAACTACTGCTTCGGGGATTATTTTCCCAGAATCATATCGATTTTGTAGTCGCCGATCCAATTCATCACGCGGCGGTGTACGGAATACCACAGCAATGGCATAGTACTCGGGCAACATGTTGAACTTCTTTCGACGACTTGCCGCAGTGGTCGAAGTTTGATCCCACACAATATCTTGACTGGCTTCACGAGCATGCACTACATCGCCGGTCATGTGCTCCACACATTTGGGCATGACTTCTTTGAAAACTTCGCTGTAGGTCTTGCCTGCACTTTTTGCAAACTCTTCTACATAACGATCTGTGGAAATGTATGCAGCTTCTTGCAGCCAAGTTTGATCAGAATGCCAGGTACTTTTTCCACTACCTGGCACTCCAACCAAAACGTACAATTTACATTGTCGGTCCATTACCGTTCCTAAATCCAATTTCCCCACCTTCTTCAACAATGCGTTTTTGCACATCTTCAAACAAGATAGGAGCAAAGTCTGTGTGCTCTACACATACACAATGATAGCGTGGATCAACAACCTTGGTCACAAATTCACCAGCAGCAGGCCCTGCCTTCATTACTCTGTTGGCATGCAAGTGTCCGTGAATGTTCACACCAAAGCGACCCAACGATTCCTCGTGGATGGGTATGTGACTCAAGATCATTCCGTTCATCACATGGTATGCACGTAACTCGCGAAAGTGTTCACGGTACTCATCATCTCGAAAGATGTCATGATTACCGCGGATCAAAACTTTGTCACCGTTCAACCTACGCATGATACCTAAGGACTTGCGGTTGATAACAACATCGCCTAAATGGTATACCTTGTCTGTGGGCCGGACACGTTCGTTCCAGGCCTTGACCATGGCCTCGTCCATTTCCTCAGGCGTGTCCCAAGGACGTAATTTGGTCACACCGTCGTTGCGAGTGAAATGGCACACACCTTTGTGTCCAAAGTGTGTGTCTGATACTAAAAATACTGATGGCATAATGTCCTCTTTGTGTGTATTATACAACAATGAACATTACTGGTCAACCAAAATCAATAGTGTTTTGATCGACGTCGCGGCGCAATGTCTTGCTGTTTGTATAGATAATCCATTGTGATTTTTCCTGCTTCGATCTCCAACAGGGCTGTGACTGCAGGACCATAACGAGTTGGCACTTGGGCAGGATCGCCGCGCATGAGTTCTCGCATGCGTCTAGAAGCAATCAATACCAGATTGTATCGGCTGCCGATTGCAAGTGCTGCGGCCTGGCTAGTGAGTCCGGCGGTGCGTTCAAGTAGTACGTTCATTCTTCATCCTTTGTTGATAATCCGTTGCTGTGTCGATCTCTGATGTCTTCTACGTTTTGATCAAATCTCTTTTGTTGTATAGTTGGCTCCCCAAAAACTTTTTCTCTTGAACAAAGCAAACACTTTGGATTGCCACAATCCATGGCATGCTGCTTGGCAAACTTATGTGGTTGGCTTATGTCCGAGCCAGCAGCTTTGGCAATCTTGGTTTGTTTTTTAATAGCATTTTCGTCTTTGAGTAAACGCTTAGAGTGTTTGAATCGGTCTTGTTCGGTGCTCATGATGCTATTATATAGCAGATTTAGTTAGTTGTCAATGGTCTCGCTGCCCAGAATCGAACCAGGATTTGAGTCTTAGGAGGACCCCGTTCTATCCATTGAACTACAACGAGATTGGCCGGCCCTGAGAGGATCGAACTCCCACCTCCGGGTTCGAAGCCCGGAATGATATCCATTTCACCAAAGGCCGAGATTGGTGCTCCTAACAAGAATCGAACTTGTATCTCATCCTTACCAAGGATGTGTTCTGCCATTTAACTATAGGAGCAAATAGAAAAACCCTGCCGTGTCTAGTGACATTAAAAGAGGTCACAAGCCAGAGGGCAGGGCCGTGTTGTCTGGAGCGGAATATCGGGTTCGAACCGATGGCCTAAACGTTGGCAACGTTTCGCTCTACCACTGAGCTAATCCCGCAAAATTTCTATTACAATAACCCTTCAGCAGTCAACACATTGACTATGTCTTGCCCAAGCTCAATTTCGGTACGCACATTGAGATCCAACAATTCGTCTTGTAATTTTTGTTTGTTCTTCTTGCCTAGCACAACCGCAGTTCGGAAACCAGCCAGGTCTTCGGCAGTGAATATAGAAGTGTCTACTGTGGAATCGTGACCGTAGTACAGGCTGCGACCTTCGTCTTTGCGATTGCGAAGTTTTTCTAATTTACCAGCCACAACCTCTACACTTTCACGAACACTTTTACCAGACATGTCTAGATAAAACTGTATTTTCTTTTCAAGCGATGCAATATCTGCCAACTTGTCATTGATGTTGGCCTGATGATTGGCGCGGCTCACAGACTTGCGGATATCGTACAGGCTGTTTAACAAACTGGTCTGACGATCTTGTTTGGCCACAAAATCTAGGCGTAATTTTGCAATTGCATCTTCGGCAATTTGGAATTCGTTGACTTTGACTTCGGTGTCAAATTTGATGCCTTTTAATGCATCCTGGATGGCCAATTGTAATGCATTGGCTTTGCGTAGATTGATTTTCATAATTTCTTTCTTTCAACAATAAAACAACAAGGGTGGCAAGACCCGAATCAAGTCACAGACTATGCAATTCGCAATGCTCAAAATACAATGCACAATCCACAGTGGCCTGCGTATGCCCGGTTATCAAAGTGCAAATGTCTATAATATGTCCGGTTCACACAAGCACGATCCAAGTTGCCTTGGAGGTCAGAGTTAATTCAGCTTTGGAAGCCGATGCTGGCATGAAGCCAACAGTTTGTCTGTTCTAATCTATCCTGATCTTGCCTGCCAGTTTGCACTGACAAAAACTATTTTACACAAAACAGTCAACGCTGTCAACTGTTTTGGTCAGGCTGCTTTCAAACCTTTCAGTCGGTCAGCAGCATACGAAGCAGCAAATGCCTGTGGCTTCACAAAAGGTATCACGTTGCAAGTGCCTTTGATGTAGCCAATGGCCTGTGAAATAACACAGCTGGATCCGTGCATTTCGTCTGGGTTGATGTCAAGATGTACTTCAACATCACGACCTTCCAGCACGTCGGCCAGTTTGAGATACAGTTCGGACACCTTGTACACTTCGGTCATGAGACGCATGGCTGGCTTGCCTGGCTTTGCGTCGTACACACGTTCGCGATGTACTTCACCAAACAGTTTGCATCCGTTGTTGCCGTTGATGTGTACCACAATGGCCAACACATAGTCGGCCCACCATTCACCATCGATCTTGATTCTTTCACTGTCGCAACCAATGTAGATACGTGTTTCTGGTGTTTGTGCTTGAATAAATTCAGACACTTGTTTTAAATCTAATTTTTTCATAAGTTTCTTCTAGGTTAGAAGTCCTCGGTGATCAATTCTAAATCAGTTAACCGTCCTGAATCTTCTTTGTTGTACCTTACGCTACCACCATAATAACCGTTGTGGCTGTTACGCACTTCAAGGTCAATGTAGCCACGGTTGGTGCGGATAGTCCAGAACGCATCTTGTACCACTTCGCATCCATCTTCGTCGCTGCGATTGTCGCCCCAGCCCTTGTCCTCCACAGCCAGCACTTCTACCCCGCGCAACAGGTCAAAGCTGTTGCCCTCGCCTAAGATATTTACGCCAGTCACATGGTTGAACCATACAGAATTGCAGCAGTCATTTTCAGTGTCAAAACGATAGCGACGCCCAGAGATGTCACGAAACACCAGGCTCCACTTGTCGTTGCCTATGAACAAGCCATTGATGCGCTTGCCTACTAATACATTAAATTCACTCATAGCTTGTCCTTTCTTTTAAATTGTTTGGTACCCCGGGCGAGAGTCGAACTCGCAGAACTCTTCCTTTTGAGAGAAGCGACTTTGCCAGATTTGTCCACCGGGGCATATTCTTGGTGGATGAGACAGGGCTCGAACCTGTGACCCTCAGCATGTCGAGCTGATGCACTACCACTGTGCTACACATCCAAATTGGTACCAGCGGAGAGGATCGAACTCTCTCAAGAACGCTAATCTGGCGCTAAAAGGCTTATAAGACCTCTCTGACTCCCAAGTCTCGCTGGTATGTATTAACCAGTGCGATGTATCAAATGGTAACCAAACTGCGTTTGCACAGGTTGGCTGATTGAACCCACAGCAGTTGCCAAGGTGGCATCTTCAAATGGTCGGACCATCTGTCCTGATCCAAACTCGCCAAGGTCTCCACCGCGTTCGCCACTGGGGCATGTGCTGTGTGCTCGTGCCAGGTCGGCAAAACTTGCACCTTCATTTAGTTTGTTTTTCAGTGACACCGCTTCGTTGAGTGTTTTTACCAAAATGTGACTTGCTTTCATTCTCTTGCTTCCTTATAAAAAATTGGTGGAGAACATCTTTGAGGTATCCCCTACGAAGCAGATCACTGCTCACCTGTTACATTGATGTATGTACTATTGCCTGCTGCAAGGATTAGGTACCTACCTTGTCAACTCATACTGAATGATGTAACTCATACGCTGCTCTTTGGTCGGAGTACAAGGATTCGAACCTTGGACCCCCTGGTCCCAAACCAGGTGCGCTACCAGACTGCGCCACACTCCGAATTATTCTGCTTGCTTCTTCAATCTCATGCCCACAAACGTGCCACAGAATGCGCCCAATGCAGCTGGCACCAGTAACATGTGATCGGTTGTGTAGTTGATAACCACAAATGCTCCTAAAATAGTAACAACCACAGACCACGAGCTGGCAAGCATGGCCCGGCCATCTGCTACTGCTCTTAGATAGTATGTGTAAAAAATATCTATGCAGAACAGGGCAAAAAATGTTGTTATGTATTCAATCATATTCATGGTACCTGGTCACGGTTTCGAACCGCGGACCCTCTCGGTGTAAACGAGATGCTCTCCCCCTGAGCTAACCAGGCAAAAATTTGTGACAGACAACTTTTCCTATTATACTCCGCCTGTCAGGGAGAGTCTTTGTAAAAATTAGGGCACAACCTCTCCGATCGTTGAGTGCGTGAGATCTTTGTTGTTTAAAGTTGGCATAACGACTTTCTGTACAGAAGCCAACTCCCTAAAACTGGAGCGGGGTAGGAGAATCGAACTCCTGACTTTAGCTTGGAAGGCTAAGGTAATACCATTTTACGAACCCCGCATATTTTTTGATATTAGACAATCTACATTATAGACTTACTTATATTGCCTGTCAACTGCTATCTGATTATTAGTTTTCCAAATAGTCGGGTAGATTGTTATCTCTAGCCCAGCGATTGTACGCATCAACACACTGCACAAAATTTATCACAATCTGCCTCTTGTCCGCCGGAGTGGTAGATTTGATAGGAATGGTATCAAGCATGACTTGATCACTGCACATGATTGACAATGTGTTATCAATTGCCTCAACGGCCGAAATCATGTCTGCATCAAATTCTGGATCAATGTTTTTGCTAATCTCATAATGGTACTGTGTGTACTCGGCAATACTGATGCCATATTTTTGTTTGATTGTTTGTTGGGTGGGAAAATATCGGCACAGCACTGCATCAATATCACTTGACAACTCTTCGTACAACAACGGAACAAATCCGGGAAATGTGTTACTTAACCAATTGCGATAGTCGAGATATCGTTGTGATTGTTGTATAACAATATCTGTGTCAACTTCAAATCTTTTATCTCCATACAAGCGCACACGATCTTTGGCACTGTGTACGTTGTTGATCTGCTGTGATGCCGGGCGGTCAGTGCAGCGTCGCACAGCATAACTCAATGCATAATCAAAAATATTGTCTCGTATGCTACCAAACACTGTGAAATTATTGCGTAAGTATTCTGTAAATAATTCTTGTTGTGATTTGGTTTCGCTGCGATTCAGCCAATGGTCATAGGCCAATCGCACCAGTACAGGATTAGCACTGGATGACAACAACCCAGACAACTCATCAAAACTCTGTGTATTGACGTCGGCCCATTTTTTTATCAAATAGCCTTGCTCCCCAACACCTATTCCATTTAGCAATTCATGCGGATTGACAAGATTAGGTTGTATCAGTTCTCTAATCCAGAAAGTGGCTGCTCTTTGAAAATAAGTAGACCCTGATCCAAATGATGCAATTAACAAAACGTTTTTCATTCGTAAATTTTTCTCAAAGTGTTTTGGGCTGAGATTGGTATCAAGTCTTGATACGATATCTTTACATCATGAGACAAACACAGGAGGGCCAAGTCTCGTGCTCGTGCCCGGGTGCTGTTGTTTTCCAATGACTGCCCTAGTATTATTTCAACTAAGAAATCATGCTGAATCAGTGCATCGGGATGTGGGTCAGAGTGTACACATTCTAAATATTCTTGTGTACACTGCCGAGCAGTCTTGTACTCCCATAGTCCTTGATAAGATTTTGGATCCTGTGGATCCTTTGGTGGCATAAAAAACCGGTTCCAGTCAATAAGAGACAACAGATTGGAAACTGCTGGAATCTTTAATATTTCACTTGCAGTGTTCAATTCAATTGAGGAAAGTTGATTGCAACTATCCCAACGATATTTCCAGGAATCAATGGTCACAGTAGGCCTAACATCAAACCAAGGATTTTGCCAAAACACCATGTGATAACGACACCCAATCTGATTCAACAGATGTTGGATTTGGTATATGGTAGAAAAATTATCCACGATCATGTGTGTAAGACTTGTTTCGTGATCAGGGTGTGTGCGATATAATCCGCGCCAGGGCACTGGAGAGCATTCTAGTCTTCCAGCAGCTGGAAAGAATCCTTTACAATCGTGCTGATCAACCCAGTCTTGGTCGTACCATGTTGTGACACGATTGCTGCCACTCAGCATGATGATCACAGTATCGTCCTGGGTGATATCTTTTGATCTTGACAACAGTTCCCAATACTGTGTTTGATTGCTGCGTCCGGGCCAGGCCAGGTTGATAACAGTGTCTGTGGAATATTCGCTCAACCAATCGCTCCAGGTATGCCAATACCATTTTGTAAAACTACATCCTAATGTATAAATCATAATGAACTGTCTTTTGGTAGCCGGTGATGGTTTCGAACCATCGACCCTCGCCTTATCAAGACGATGCTCTCCCCCTGAGCTAACCGGCCATGATAATATATAGGTGCTCTCTGCGGCGCTTGAATCCACGGTAGCCCTGCTCTTCCTGGCACTTCTTCACACGCCGCGGGCTAGTGAAGGTTGGTGTTGTTCCAGTGTAGCTACTACAGAAAGCATTTATATGATAACCATATGGAAACACACTAAAAGTAATCTAACATACAAGAGCGCCGTGCGAACGTATGCTAAAAGGTATCTAATGTGTTTGCATATGGTGAAAGGACTGAGAATACATCCTCTCCAACAACACCTCGGACATTATTGTACACCTTGCGAGTATACTTTCTTCCGACTTCCACCCGGCCCTATTTCTAGGTATCCTGGTCTGCTGTCAGCATCGCCGTTTAGAGACAGGCAGTAGTCTTGACGCTGTATGCTATTCTACGCTTTCTATTCCGTTGACCTTGCGAGCCATTCAAGTGCGCTAACACCTTACGAAACTTCCTGCATAAACTAATGTCACCTTGCGAGCTTCATTAGACTTGGTTCTCTTGCGAGCCAAGTATTAGATGCTTTTCACATACAACCGAGTCAGTCTTTGCGTTTTAATCGTTAGAAGGAGTTGAACCTTCAGTCTATTTCTTAAAAGGAAATCGGCCTACCATTAGCCTATAACTGAACCTACTGCGATGTGCTGACTCAGTTGCTGCATACTCTTTTGGAATACACAATACAACACACCACGTACCTTTTGTCTTGCGAACTACTCAGTCGTCTTTTGCGATCGGTGTGTCCCCGCCTTTCGACAGACCCACTAACCACTCAAACTGCATACGAGCCCTTGGGTGCAACCCCTCGGACAAATACGCTACCCTTTCTCATACTAATTAACTGGACTGGTTTAGTTGTGAAGTCAGCACCACCTGTTACTTTCCATCGACTCAAGTTCCCCTTGCGGGCTTGTAAATCAACGTTCTTTCCACAACATCCAGCGTCATTGTTACAACCACCGGTCTTATCAGTGATCGCTACCTCACGGTAGTGAGCAGGCTTGCTTAAACGAACTATCTCTAGCGGAGTTATGTAGGCATACCTCCTTTGGCTGTGTCACCACAGTTATTCTTCATAAACCAGCAAGCTGGCTTATAGGACGTTAAACCGCCCTTGAAATCTTATTGTAGCATCAAAGTTGATCCTTGTCAACTTGAGTTTTACCATATAGAAACACACTAGCCTGCAGGACTACTAATAGCTCACGGGTACGCCGCTACTACTAGGTAATGTGTTTTTATATGGTAGGACCGCCCGGATTCGAACCGGGAACTGGCGGATTAAAAGTCCGCTGTGATAACCATTTCACCACGATCCCATGTTGGTCCCTCTACCGAGATTTGAACTCGGACGTCACGGATTAAGAGTCCGGCATGCTGCCTTAACATCTTAGAGGGTTGGTATGTAAAATTGTCTTTCACGTGCCAACCCGGACCTACATGGGATCTGGATTGACACTAGCGTTTAGCACGTTTCATGTCATGTTTCCTTTTAAATGTGTTCTTTGTTGAGTCGAGCTCGAGCCGCAGTAGCAAATTCGCTAAAGTTGCCGCACTTGTCTTCCCACCGCAACATACTACGGCAAGTGTAACTGATGTCACGCTTGTTCAAGCATACTGCTTCTTGATTGAGTTCACCGTTGACATACACACGGCAGTGATAGTTGCCGTCAATATTGCGAACAGTTACTTCGTGATCTACTTCGCCCAGGATACAACGCTGGATGCGAACTAGTTGTTTGTATCGTTCCATACGTTCTCCTTTGAAAAATTGGTGCCCCACGACAGAATCGAACTGCCATCACAGGATTACAAAACCAGTGTACTGCCATTGTACTAGTAGGGCGTGATTGTTAGGATGTCTTTGATCTTTTGTCTATAGCACGTTGAATCTTGGCTCGGTGCTTGGGCCTGGCACTCTCCAACATCTTGGTGAGTTGAGCAACATTCAGCGGTCCCAGTCTGGGTTTGCCACTGTGATGCTTCATGGGATCGTTGCTTGTGTTAAATGATGACATTTTGTTTCCTAAATTAAATTGGCTCCTCAGCGTGGGATCGAACCACGGACATCTTGATTAACAGTCAAGTGCAACTACCGCTGTGCTACTGAGGAATAAACTTGGCGGAACGACTGAGACTCGAACTCAGAACCCGGATTACGCCGAGCGACAGATTAGCAATCTGCTCTAATACCATTATAGGACCGTTCCGTGAAAATACTTATGCTGTATCGACAGCATATAAAAAACTTGGCGTACCCACTAGGACTCGAACCTAGACTGACGGTTTTGGAGACCGCGATGCTGCCATTACACTATGGATACACATGGTGGTTGTGGTTGGCATCGATCCAACCTCCTCGCCTTATGAGGGCGGTACGCATCCATCTACGTCACACAACCAAAACTGGGGTGTCTGATGGGGATCGAACCCACGCATGTCGGAATCACAACCCGAGGCCTTAACCACTTGGCGACAGACACCATATAACAAATGGTACCACCTGAGAGATTCGAACTCCCAACCCCCGGATTCGTAATCCAGTGCTCTATCCAATTGAGCCAAGGCGGTAAAAAACTGTCCAGGGACGAAGCCGTCAAAGGGCTGTATGGACTTGACTTGGAGTAGCGGGTGAGATTTGAACTCACGGTTTTTGGGATTTGCAATCCCATGCATTGGGCCACTCTGCCACCGCTACATGTTGTTGGTGCAACCTGTAGGAATCGAACCTACTTCAACGGCTCTTCAGGCCGCCGCTATGACCACATCAGCTAAAGTTGCTTGGCAGGGACACTAGGGATCGAACCTAGGCTAACAGAGTCAAAGTCTGTTGTGCTACCATTACACAATGTCCCAACAAAACTGGTGGAGGATAACGGATTCGAACCGTTTGCTCCTGGTTGCAAACCAGGTGTGTTAGCCAAGTATACCAATCCCCCGAAAAAAACACAACATAGACGCTCTGCTACTGGGCAGACTAGGATTACGCCTTCTATGTTGTTTTGTATAGAGGTGCCGTAATCGAAGCTCTCTATACAATAACTGGTGGAGACAGATGGATTCGAACCACCGCGCTATTAAGAACAGATTTACAGTCTGTCGCAATCGACCACTCTGCCATGTCTCCAAAATTGTTACACACTCTTGCGAATGTGTGTATTAAAACAGACTGTATGCTGTGGGAATAACATTTCTGTCAAGCGACCAGCAACGGATACGCAATCTGTTTTAATACGCTCGGATTTTTTTATGTACAAGAACATAAGCCATCCCCGAGGCCGCCCGTTTGCCCATGTTTTAAGTGCAGGCTAGGTCCACGTTACCTATTCACACTATTCAACTCTACAAAATGAAAAACCCCGGAGTTTTTAGTTCCGGGGTCCTTTTGGGTATGTCTTGATACTTGTTACAGTATATGACTCCTCAAGGACCCGCGGGCTCCTGGAAATGTATTCACGCGACCATAGCCACGCGCCCAGGTACTTGCCTGATGCATGGGTTTAATCAACAGTGAACAGATTTGCGTTTTCATAGTATCAATTATACGTTATATATCTTAAGAAGTCAACCTCTTAAAATATCTTGTGTTGTATTTATACAACACAGGTTAAAATGGATGCGGAGGATGGATTTGAACCACCGATCTGAAGCTTATGAGACTTCCGGGGACGACCGAACTCCCCCACTCCGCTGCATGTATTTATCTAGTATAACACCATTGTTTTTAGTGGTCAACTGATTTTGGTAAAATTGGCGGAAGACGGAGGAGTCGAACCCCATCCCTGTTAAGAGAACCTGGTTTTCAAGGCCAGTCGCAGGACCATCCCCGCTGCATCATCTTCCTGAATTGGTACGAGTGGCCGGACTCGAACCGGCACGCCATTACGACCTCAGATTTTAAGTCTGATGCGGCTACCATTACGCCACACTCGCTTTTTTGATTGGTGCCCCAGGGGAGACTCGAACTCCCAGAATTTGGTTTCTAAGACCAACATGGCTACCGTTACATCACCGGGGCTGATATTGAATTTGCAAGTAGTAGCACCACACTATTGCTACCATTCCCCCGAATTAACAAGCTCGAGCGGGGTTCGGTACGTCACTTGGGATACAGGTCCAGTACAGTCTCCGTTGCAGACCTCCGCAGTTGCCCGCGGGTGGGAGTTGAACCCATTAACCTTCTACTATAAAGTACCTTCGAAGAATACAGTATAGCGTGACTTTCTCTTGCTGACACTTACAAAACTGGGCCTCTGAGAGTGGAATTGAACCACCAAGGTTTTTGGAACCTTTTTGACCTACTAGTAAGGACGACTTTACCGATTCGTCTACTCAGAGATAACTTGGTGTGTGGGGGTGGGTTCGCTCACCCTTTCACTGACATACATCAGCACCGTCACTAATCCGGCTCTCACACATAAAAGGTGGATAACAGATGCCGTAGCATCCGCTTCTCCATAACTTGGCGGTCTCAAGGGGTAACGATCCCCTTCTTCAACAGTGACAGTGTTGTGTGCGTCCATGAACACTTTGAGACCAAATAAGGACAAGCTACTGGTTTCCACACCAGCCCTTGATTGAGCGGTTACTCTGTCCATCTTTTTTATCTGGTATCTGTGTGCAGAAAGATAACTGCCTATCAGATTCAGGATTGCTCCGCTAACGGTCTTCTGCCACCGGACCTCTATCGCTAGTCAAACGCTACTTTAACGAAAGTAGTAACGGGATTCTTACCATATAGGAACACACTACGTATCTTAGTCACGTGTAGTTTTGGAGGGCTACACTACAGACCCAAATAGTTAGACCGCGAATCTAACCCAACCTGGAGTATGTTCTTATATGGCAAACTCATTGCGGACAGGATTCGAACCTGCATCACCCACTAAGGGCATCCTAACCACTAGAAGACCGCGAGTTCCTGAGGGCAATTACTCCCCAGCACGGATGCTACCTGCAGATAACATTACCATATAGGAACACACTTTAGTAAGCCCTACGCATCCGACAAAGTTGTCACGCATCCAAAGCAAAATGTGTTTTTATATAATACCATATAAATTGAATTTGTAAGTAGCAGCACCTCACTCATTGCTACCATTCTACCTGTATTTTCTGTGAAGCCGCGGACAGGATAGAGGTACGTAGTAATAGTAGCTACTTAGCAGTTGCCATGTTGCCGGACTCGAACCGTTGCCTCATAAGGTTTTCGACGCCTTACTTTCACTACATCTACACTTACAAAACTTGGTGGATAACAGATGCCGCAGCACCCGCTTCTCCATAACTTGGTAGAGCATAGCGGAGTCGAACCGCTCTTAGTGGACTGAAAACCCACTGTCCTAACCGATAGACGAATGCTCCATGATTCACTATATGAAAACACAATTATACAGGAACTTTGCTGATAAAATCTAATCTAGCTATGATTAGACCAATCGCCGTCATTACTGCCTACCTGTTTCGTCTTCCTCATCTTCATGGCCTAAGCCACTGATTCAGCATCTTGTAAGTGGAGGAGTAGCCAGCCACGGCGGGGCTCAAACCCATAATCCTATCACTCACCTAACGATGTAGGTAACCTGTATAATTGTGTTTACATATAGTGCTCAGAACTGAATCTGAGTACACTATACAAAATCAAATTTTTAACGAACTTGCTGCACTGTGTCGATGCACTGTGCTGCTTTCTAACTAGTCTCTAGTATAACACCAAGTGCGATACTGGTCAACCGGTTTTGTAAAGCCCTACAATTTGGAAGGACTTTACAAATCTTGCTGTTTTTCCCTACTTGCCGCTATTGTAGCAGTTGGGCAATTAGTGGTCAACCACCAAAAAAAAACCCGCCTAGTTGGCGGGTCTTTCGTGAAATTTGTGTAGTATCAAATATCACTAGGCCCGCTGAAGTCATAATCCAGCGCCTCACTCGCATAGTTGAGTGAGGGTATCTCTCGGGACAGTTGGGCTTGTTGCATAATCATAGTGTATTATATATGCCTATTGACAAAAAAGCAATTGTTTTCGGCAATTTTCATCAGATAATTATTTCTTCGTAATCTTCCCGACCACAACCGCATTCTGGGCAAGTGAATGTGTCACGACGTTAGGCCATTTTATCAATGTTTTGCCCTGGACGATTCATGCGACGATTGATTTCGATGCGATGGGCTTCTTCGACCTGGTGTTGAAATTTTGCTCGAGCAGCTTCTTGTACTTTTTCCTGATGCTGTTGGTCCACGTGTTTTACGTCTTGAAGCCTGTGCAGTTGATTGTTGTATGCTGTGTCAATTTTCATACTGTTATTTACTAATCCATTGGAACCAGTTTTTTTATATCTTTGTGACGGACCACTATGATGCGGTGAATCTTTTGTTCAAATTGAATTGGCAAATCTAAATGTATTGAGATTCGTGGGCCAGTGTTGTCAATCACAGTGTCGTTGCCCACACTGCCCACAAATGGTATTTTGTTCCAGTGGCCAAACACACGATCGCCGATCCAGTACTTGGGTCGATAGCCAATGCTGTCAAAGTATTCAGTTTGCTTGCCCATTATTTTGTTCTTTCGGCAATGTTTTTGTAGCCTGCCCAACTGGGATGAATACCATCAGGTTGTAATCTGTTGATTTCTAAAACAGTATCTCCAAACCCAGCAGCAACTTCCCGTATACGGGCTTGTATATCAGGGTTGATAGCCGGCAATATCCAAAATACTCGTTTGGCTCTTACTGCCAATCGTATTCTTGATATTTCTTCTAGAGTTTTTACGCCCCGATGATCATTGGATCCCAAGCTGATTATCACTGTTTCGGCCACAAGATTGTTACCTTGATCTTGTTCTAGATATTCTTTGCGCCACTGCCAGCTGTTGATACCTCCACGAGCATGGGCCACGCATTCGGGTCTGAACTGATGTGTACCTACAGCAATGCTGTCGCCTAAAATCATACAGTCAATCATGTTGAGTTGTCCTTTAATACTTATTATAAACAAAAAAGGTTGCCTAAGCAACCTTTCTGGTCAAGACCTGCAATGCCTTGGCTCGGGCCACAGCCAGTCTAACTAACACATGGTCAGACAATTCATCTTGATCGTGGTCATGACATTGATCATTGCATGGTATTAGACTGGGACGACGATATGCCACATGAAGATCAATATCGTTATATCCATCATCGTCGCTGTCGTCTATTTCGTCTGGATTACTTCTTTGCAGGCTCAGCTGTTTTTGTTTCGACCTTGGCAGCAGGTGCTTCACTTTTGACAGGCGTTGCCTTGGCTTCTACCTTGCAAGTCTTGTCTTTAGCAGGATCACATTTTGCAGCAGCAGCAGGTGCAGCGGCACTGGCAGCAGGTGCGGCAGTCTTGGCAGGCTCGGTGGCAAAAGCAGCAGTTGCTACCAAAGTAGCGATAACAGTAGCGATGGTTTTCATTTAGAGTTCCTTTAGGTTAATGAAATTTATGCCGGACATTGTCAGTTCGACGACATGGTGTACTGCGCCTCTCATCACAATTGGATTGTCTCCAATCATAACTGGTGGGAAAATACTGTTCCTGAAACGGTTCGGTTTTATCCGCTTTTGTTTCATAGTCATCAAGTTGTTTTTTGTCTTGCATACATATATAACGCGGTAGCCCAGCATCACGTTGACACAAGCCAAAAAGAAACCCGCCAAAGCGGGTTCTGAATTTCTGTTACGAGGTATGTCTTACCCTAAGCGGCGTTTAGGCTGCTAATGCGAACAGTTCGTCGTTTGCGTTTATAGATTTTCTTCTTTTTACAAGGTTGCTCTTGTGCTGTCCACTCTGTTACTCTTTACTCTGTCGAAACCAGGGCAGGCCCATCAAAAGAACTATCGACTAACATTCCCCCACATACTGCATTTCTGGTGTGGCTAATGCAAAAGTTCTTTTGGTGGACCTGGCGGGAGTCGAACCCGCGTCCAGAACACTTTTCTCTTTGCTTCATACAGCAATAACTTTTATTTATCGTTGATAGCAATTACGCTCACGGTAAATCTGACCATCCGGCATCTGAATTTCTCTCCACGCTGTGCAAATGGTCTGGGGTTGTGGTACAATCACTTGCTCACGTTGAACCACAACTGGTTGTGGCTGGTTAGCATTGGCAATTACTGCTCCAGCAATACCACCAATGATCAATGGGCCAATCCAGTCATTTCTTTGTTCAACAATAACAGGTCGGTTGTCCCAATGTCGATGATCATGACGCCATTGTGCTTGGGCTGCGGTTGCTGCTAGTAATGCAATTACCAATAATACTTTTTTCATAACTTATCTCCTATACATATATAACGCACAAGATATGCATTTAGTTGACATCATTGGATAACCAAGTGCCCTGTGGCATACATAATGGCCATCACCGGCCCTGCGATGTGTTCACCAATTTCATACAACGCCCACACAGTTAGTGCCACTGCCCACCAAGGATTCGATTCTGCTTTCTTGCCCAACCACATGAAGAAACGTCCATGTGCTTGACCAATTTTGTTTGCTAGTCGTACTATCATCGCAATTACTTGCTGCGCTTACGCACATAGGCCTTAGCAGCTCGTTTGGCCATGGTTTTCAAGCTCTTGGGTCGCGGGGTTGTTGTTTTACGTGTTGCCATAGTGTTACCTCTTAAAAAAATATTTAGCTAACTTCTTCATCGTATGGTTGCACCATCCAGCCGATGGCAAACAGATCCTGCCGTATTTCGTCAGTGACCACGCTTTCGCCCACATAGCCTTTGGTTCCGTCAGCATCACCATTGCCCAGTCCATCTCCTATGCCTGAGCAGTACCAGTCCATGTAATCGCCTTCATTTCGCAAGCGGGAGATCAAGCCGCCGGCACTGCGCCATGAGCATGACCAGTATTCATTTTTCAGCAAGGACCATACTTCGTTTTTTTGAAACACATTGTTGCACATGGCTGCATAAAGATTCTGTGCGTAGTTCTCACTGTCTCGCACTTTTTGCAACATCCAGGTACATGTTTGAATGTCCTGCTCTAGGTCATAGTCAACTGTGTTTTTTTTCATAAATCTGGTCCGGCGTAACAGAATCGAACTGCTATTTAGGGAGTAGAAATCCCCTGTATTATCCATTATACGAACGCCAGTTGTTTGGTGGGACCTGAGTGATTCGAACACTCCACCCAGCGATTATGAGTCGCTTGCTCTAACCTAATGAGCTAAGGTCCCTAAGCTATAGTATAGCAGGAAAACTATTTATGGTCAATTGATTTTTAGCTCTTTATGTAGTCTTTAGGTATTTCAAAAACCGTTTCAAATCACCGTACAATGCATACATGGTAGCTTCCTGGCTGCCATACATTATTATTTGAGGTTGTTTTTTAGACAGCATTTTTTTGCCCATTATGATAAAATATGGACAAGTGAGTTTGTTGTTCAACAATATCAACTGTCCCGGCCCTATTTCAAAATCAGTGTCAAATGACCAAGATTCTATTTCCAGTTGGATCATGATTGCGTGTCCTTCCCAACTCAATCGTAACCCACTGTCTTCTCGAATATCTTGCCACCATTCTTTCAAGGCCCCATCTTCGGTTGGCCGGTCATCATCGGGCAGTTGTCGCAGCAGTTGCCGAGTGTAGTAAAGTTTATTTGACATCGGGGTATACTTGTGACCCCTGAGTTAGCAAGACCACCGTGAACTTGTCAGTTTTAAATTGAGTGTTCAGCTTGCGGGACAAATTTTTAGCATGTCCTGGGTTGCTAAAACTTACCTTTTTGTACTTGGGCCCAGGGTACTGTGTGAGCATGTGACTGGTTTTGAGATTGATGGGTTTGGCATCATAAAACACTGCCCACACTCCTTCACTTGCTAAAACTTGTTCTGTTTTGTAAGTTACTTTGTTGGTGTGTTCAATCAACACCTGTGGACGTGGCCTGCTCATAGCATTATTTATCACATAATCTATGTAGATTTAAAACTTCCACCATCAAGTTCTATCGAAACAGCTTCGTTTTTGCCAGCAGCAGGAGATCGCATGGCGTCCAAAGTCAGCAGCAGTTTGGTTATGTCTGCATGCAGATCTTTGGCATCTCTCATGGTCATAGTGAAATCACGTTGATTGCGTGATTCGTGTGCTTTGATACTGTCTACAAAACGATTTATGTGCAAGCTCATACTAGTTCTTTCTCAAAAATTGTTCTAGTTCGGGTGGTTTCCAACCGTCAGGCTTGAGCACTTTGCCATCTTCACGTTTGCGTACTTTGCCGGAGTCATGATCAATTTTGGCAAAGTTACTACGCATGACTTCGATCCAGGCGCGCTCGCCATCAGCACCCATGCTGTGTATGGCACCAATTGTGACAACCAGGATGTCAATCAAGGCATCCAGTGTGTCTACATCAGTGTCAGCATCTTGTAGTTCTTCAAACTCTTCTGCAATCAACTCGATGTACATGTCAAATTGTGCTTGATCTCCTGTGACACTTTGGTCGCAGGCCAGCATGAATTTTTCTTGGTCTTTAAATACATTGGTAGTCATGGTGTTCCTTTGGCAACAGCTTCTTCTTTGTTGTGATACGGGCCTTGATAGCTGTATCGTTGTAGTGTGATCAGTTTGGGATTTTGTACCATCTTCCAGGCTCGATGTTTTTTGACATAGTACCATCCGGCAGCAAACCAACTCTTGCTGTTTTCTTCTTGTGTGAACAACGGCAGTCGATGTTGTATGTCCCACATGGCATTGAATACTTTTTGTCCAGTATCGTATCCGTACACTTGATTTTCAGGATTGGGTCGGATTTCAACAGCCGGTACAAACTCAATGTCTCGATCCATCATCTTGATGGTCTTGTATTTTTTTACTGTGTTGCTGATTTTAACAGTATAACCATCGTCCTGTGCTTCAATTTGCCCAACCTTGAGATTGTCTTTTTTAAGTATCCAATAGCGGTCAGCTATTACTGGCATTGCTAATATCATCTAGTTCTCCTGTGTATGTTTTGTTCAACCAGCGACCAATACTGTCTGCAGATTCGCTGAGTTTGACCAAATCGTATTTGCCGCAAAATCGCAAGAAGTGTGTGCCCACTTGGCCTACATCCTTGTGACTGATCTGTTCACGGATGGCTGTGTCTACCAACAGTTTGATCTCATCAGGTTGAGCAGTAAGATCGATCAAGGTGCGATTGCGTTCGTAATCGTCTAGCACACGATGTTCAGCACCTTCGTGGTCGGTCCAACGTTGGAGCATGAGATTGTTCCAAGAATATCCGCGTTTGTCTCGATCAGCAAACGCTTCACGGAGACCAACTTTGTTCTTTGTGCCTTTTTCACGAACTCCTGGATATGCACTAAACACATTGTCTGAGCTGTCGCCACGCATGCACTTCTCAAACAGCAGCCAGGCTGGATCAGGGATGGTCTTTGGCTGTTTGGTTTTTTTATCTTTGACAGCATTGCCCTTGGCATCAAATATGCCTTCTAGTGTGATCAGTTCGTCTGTGATGCCATTGAACTGCTGGACATTGGGCGCGATCAGTTGCACAAAATCAGTGTCCGAACTGACCACTATGTGTTCGTCCTGAGGGTGCAAGGCAATCCATCGCGCAATCACATCATCTGCTTCGGCCTGGGCATGACGTATTACACTGCAATTGGTCTTGTTGCCGAGGTATTGTGTCAGCTCATCGTAGGTTTCCCAAAACAGCTTGTCTTCCTCAGCTTCGATCTCGGTCATTTTGCCACGTGCCACAGCACGATTGGCCTTGTATGGCTTGTAATGGTCTTTGCGCCAGCTGCGACCTTCTAGTGCAAATACCACATGATCAGCATCAAATCTGCGAGCCACTTTGTTTACTGCCATCAGTGTCACATGCAATGCAAACCCCAGTTTGGTCCACGAGTCTGATGCACGGTGAGCACTGTGCCGTGCTCGGAAAAACATGTTGGCTGTGTCAATCAGTAGGTATTTCATCAAGGTCCAATAGTTGGTGCTGTTTGATGTATTGTAACAGATATTTGCCCCAAAAGCAATGGGCTTGTTTGCCAAAATGATAAGATTTTGGATTTACATAGTCAAATCCGTTGTTTTTGAGCACATGATCGTAGCTTGATTGGGCATTGTATGGATCTAAATAACAGTGGTTCCAAACTTTGGGGTCTTGAGCCAAATCACTGAATGTGCTGTTGCCATTGAAGAACAGATGCTTTACACCTTTTCTGGAGAGATACTGATGCAATTTCCATGCCATGTCGTGACTGGCTCTGGTGCAGGCACCATAGTCTATGTCAATGATATATTGACGATATCGCTGTTCCAGTTCAGCTGGCACATGATCCACACCTGATGCATTCACTTGATACCATGTGCCATCATGAAACCATTCTTGTCTTTCCCAGGTGCTCCATTGTATCAGCATGAATGTATCTGCCAACAGGTCAGGATTGGATTGCACCCATTCAACAGTTGTTCGGTAAATTCGAGCATTACTACCGCCAGATTGGCTTTGATTGATTCGTTCGCAGCCCAGCAATCGAGCCAGTTCGGCACCAAAACTTACCGCTTCGTTGTCAGGATGTGGATGCTTTCCTTGTCCCCAGAAGCGACCGTCATCCTCAGCCCAGCCATACGATACTTCAGCTTCGGCGCCAGCTGCGTGGCTGTCGCCATTGATGTACAATATCATTTTTGTGACAACACTTTGTGACTCTCGGCCGCCGCCACACGTCGACGCAGGCTTGAACTAGAGAATGAATGATCACGACCATTAAATACCAGTTCAATGCCTCTTCGGGAACCTTCATCTCGACCAGTGAAATCTTTGTCACAATATTCCACACCCAAGATACGTACATCCACAGGCAGGATCAACAACAGGTCAATAAGATCTTGTTCAGTTTGATACACCACAACTTCGTCTACATAACGACATGCAGCCAATTGTATTTGTCGTTCCACCACGCTCTGTACAGGATGATTTTTGGTATCCGGGCGATCTATAGTAGGATCAGTCTGCAAGCCTGCAATCAAGTAGTCACAATGATTTTTAGCTTCACTCAGCATGGCAATATGCCCGGCATGCAGCATGTCAAAAGTTGAGAACGTGATGCCTATGCGCTTGCCTTCAGACTTGAGTTGTTTAATGTGATTGAATATCATTCTTTGTATATTGGGTTGGGAAATTCTAGTTCAAAGATGTGATAAGAATTGTATGCACTATCGGTGTCTCTAAGAATCTCTAATGTACGGCTGTACTCAGCTTCTTGCAGTGTCGTATACATACCTGTGCCAACAGCAGTAGTACCAGTGTTGGTGCCAACAGATAAAATATACAAACTTTTATTGGTTGACATTTTCAACAGTTGGTAGATCTTTATGGTCTTTGGAGGCGCTAGTCCTTGCATCAACTTATCTCGCTGCGGCCATCGCCGATGTTTCTTGACTGTACATACACTCCAGAATTCTTGATAGCTTGTTCTTGTTCCCAGGTCTCCATGACCACATGTCTACATACATTTTGGAACCAACGGTCCACTATGTCAGAATCGGCATCATCTTTTTTGATCATGTAACCTGCCTTGACCAATCGCGCCACAAAGATCTCATTCCAGTCTAGTTCGAACGCACCTTGATGCAGGTTGTTGGGATCCACATCCATACGCAACACAGCCACATACGGCTCGTTGGCTTCGGTAGCCAGTTGTTTAGCAGACTTGGGTTCTTCCCTGGGCGCTCGAACTTTAGGTGCAGCTGGTGCTACTTTTGGCTCAGGTGCCAGTGTTGCTTTTTTTCGAAAAATATCAAGTAATCCCATATCAATCCTCTTTTATTTCCATCCAAGTAT